TCTAGAAATTCGTGTTGACTACTGTATTGACATTGAGATAAGAACCAAGAAAAGCACCAGACCTCAGCGCTATAAGAGTCTTGTTAGACAAGAATGAACCTGCACCAGCACCATAGTATCCACCACCGACAAGAATGGACGAACCAGTAAGATTAAGATTGTCTCTTATGAATGCTGGTTTCATTGCTTCTATGTCTGCTTCCATCTCTTTAGTGCTTTGACGCCATGCGTCAGCATATCTAGATCTGTCTGCATAGGCTACGCCTTGAATGCCATTTAAACTAGGTGTTTCCTGGTATCCATACACGAACTGTTTCATCAGTTCTACTATAGTCTGATTTTCTAGAAGCACATACCATTGAGCTGGGAATGGCGTTCCAAAGCCTTCGCCAATGTAGAAGTCAAGCGTAGAGTATCCGAACATGTCTATCTTGCTGCAAGCTATTCTCATAGCTCTTGCGACTTTGTCTAGATTGAAGTTGGTCTGCACTTCTTCTGTAAGATTGACTAGGCCCTGTCCATAGTGATTGTCAAACAGAGCCCAGAACCTGTTCATTACAGACTGGCATAGCTGCTTCTCATCATCAGACAAAGCTAGATAGTCATAAAGAAAATCTTCTGCTCTGTAGAAGATAGACCACTGCCTTGCTGATCTTGGAGTAGAGCCATTCTGCCATGAAAGAACGACTTCAAGCGTGCATGGCTCTTCAAGATATTGAGCATCTAGATAGTACTCTGCTTCAGTGCCAGTCTCTAACCATGAGATGTTAGCGTCATCTGATACTATTTGCGTTCTTGTGACATTGCCAGAATCATCTTCAACTTCTTTGAAGACAGAGATCTTGACAGTGTCTTTGTTGACTTGGACAGCTCTTCTGTTGAATCTTCTGAATGAGAATCTTACTGGCAGATCTGCTCCAAGAGAAGCTGAAATCAGATCTCGTACTTTTGCTCTGTGCTTTATAGACTGATCTTTGAAGACTTTGTTCTGAACATCATCAGTTATAGTGACTTGAGTGTTTATGACGTCCGAGCTAGATGGTTGTATAGTGTCAGTCATTGAGCATCCTTATTGAGTGGAGACTTCGGTTCATCATCATACGAAGCTTTTCCATCGCTATCACCTAGGTCTACTACGTCTTCTATGCCAGAATCATCTACGCGATCAGACTCTTGCTTTAGCTTAGACATCTCTGAATTCACATTAATGCCGATGTCTGCAAGCGATGCAAGAGTCTCAGTAGATATTGGCACACCATTGCTCTTAAGCGTAAGAGCTGTCTGAAGAACCTGATTAGCATCTTTCATTATGCCATCGTCGAATGAAAGATGCGCTTCCTCATATATCTTCTTGCTATTCTTAGTGAGATGTGGCGTCTCTTTGCCATTGACATCGATGTCTGTCTTGCATATGCCAAGCTCATGGATTGCTTTGTCTATTCTTGGCTGGAAAGCTTTAGACAGCTTGACTTGTATTGACTGAAGATACGATGAGAAGACGTCTCTATTCAAAGCATTAGACGACCACGGGCCACCAGAGGAGCCGTCAAGAAGACCTTTTCCAGCAGATACGCAGCGAAGAATCTTCCCTTCGCATCTAGCATAATCAGCATCCAAGCTCTGTATCTTTGAGTCACCGAAAGCATTGTGCCAGTCGACGCCTACTGAAAATACTCCAATTCTTCTAGTGCCCATCAGCATCTGCTTGTAAGCTTCTCCTACAGTGTTCATCTCTTGCTGAGTAGGTATCCAAGCTGGAGAATTGGGACCAAGCTCTCCTGCTTTAAGACCGACAATACCGACAATAGTCGGAGTTATCAGCATATTGAGCTGCTCAAACAAAGCTGCATCTAGTGACTCATTCTGAGCAAGCGCTGAAAGAGCTGAAGCAAAAACAGATATGCCTCTGTCATCCCAAGAAGACTTCTTGTTGACCATTCTTATGACTGTGTCATCGCCGTCTTCGAATACGATGCTGTTCGTAGACTTGTCTATCTTAGCAGACAGCTCCTTGATGATAGCATCTGTCTCGTCGTCAATGTCTTCATCAAATTCAGAATCTGTCTTGACACCAGACTCTTGCAGATACTTAGAATCAGATGTGCTTGCGTACAGATCAATAGACTTAGCTATGTCTTCAGACATCTTCAGATGCATAGCATCTGGCGACATCACAGATCCATGCACTATCTCTATGTCATCTGGGTTCTGAATGTCTTCTTTCGTAAAAGTCTCTTCATCATCAAGCCAAACAGCTATAGAGGTAGCTTCTCCTGAAATCAAGTACTCTTTGACGAAGTCCTGCAAGAATGACTCGAGCTCGTTCAGATCGAATACCGATTCTAGGACTGCTTTGTTCTTTTCAGATTCGCAGTCTATTCTAGGACCTTTAGCTATGAACATCGAGCATAGGTTTATGACGATTGAAAGAGTGTCATTGTAGACAGAGTACTCTCGTATCTTGTCTCTAAGCTTCTTCAGCCCATCATCCGTATCAGGATCGCAATACATGCCCGCAGACTTGAGATAAGTGTTGCCGACGGTTGGAGGCGTAAGAACTAAGTCCATATTAGGACTCGTAGATCCAGCAACAGCTGTCACGGATGACTTTGCAGCATTGCTAGCGCTAGCTCTCATTCGCTTTCTAGCACCAAGAACCGGAACTCTGTCTATGAATGACATCAGCTATTCTCAGTCCTCTGCCTTAAGTGCTGCAAGCTGATCGGATGCATCCTTGACTTCTGGGTCTTCTACAAGAACTTCTTTCTTTAGCTTAGCTAGATGGTCTTCTTCCATCTTAGCAGCCTTTTCGATAGTAGTCGTAGCCTTGTTCCTCATGTCAGAATTGTAAGTCAGCAAGATCTTGCCTGCATTCCTTAGATACGCAAAGCCAGGCGTATTGACTACAGACTCTCTCAGTCTTTGAATGGAGCCAACAGTACCAGGAGCAGAAAGCCGCACTTTCTCTTTGCCATCGTCAAACAGCTTGCTAGTATTGCTGACATTGACAATGTAGATTGGACGAGTCATGTCTAGCTCTTCATCTGTAGCTATCATTCCGTCATTCTTGTTAGATGTTTCAGTATCAGCTGATTTTCTTCTTGCCATTCTTTCAATCCCTTTCAGATTAGAATGTCGTCAAAATCTTCAGAATCGATATTATACGATTCTCCGCATACGATAGAATGAGCTTCTTTGTCAAGCTGCTTCATATCATTATGTTCGATTGTAAGCAGATATACTGCATTGCTAGAAAGCAGCTTCTCTACATTAAGCTCAAGACCGCATTCGCAATCATTCCAAGACATATGGACTGGGCTTCCGCAAGATGGGCATTTCAACTCGTCTATGTTGTCACTCCACCAAGCATCTATCGAATCTACGTATTCCATATGAAAGCATTGCCTTTCTGCAAAATGCTATGCTTCTTAAACTTATAGTTTTATTATATCATACAAAGTCTGGCATGTAAAATAAGCAAACAAGACTCTTCTCCCGAATGCGCTGGTCCCTGCCTAGCCCAATGATAGATCGCGCATGCGCACACATGCATCTGACCGCTTCGCGGGCAACGTGAGGCATGAGTGATGTGTGCGAGCACACGTATACGTATATGTATGCATGTATATGTATGTATGCATACGTATCGTATATGCATGTATCTATCTGAAAGATAGATATATTACGTGTATGCATGTATGTATGCTTTCATGTATTCTCGTATGTTTTCATGTATTTCTATGTATATTCATGTATTTTTCTGCATGTGCACGTGTACGTATCTATCTGAAAGATAGATAGATAAACGTGTATATGTGCCGACGTGTCTGTGCATGCATGTACGTATGTCTGTATGTGTACGTATGCATGTGTGCATTCGCGAGAGAGTGTGCAAGGAGACAGAAAAAAAAGAATGCAAGTGTGTGAGCATGCAAGCGAGCATATGCATGCATGTGTGCTGTGAGACAGCTTCTGCTAGCGAATGTGAAAGAATTGTGAATATCTTTCATCAAAGGGTTTACATTAGCGAAAATGTGTGTTATTATTCAAAATATAAATCAAAAACAACATATTCGAAAGGACATCAAAAATACAGCAAAGCATCTTGTTCTGCTTTCACCAATACATTCATTAGCATTGAATGATGCAGAAGCATCAGATTGCGCGTAACCCAGCTAGAAACTGATTAGACGCTTCTGGTCAATGCTTCGAACAAAGCACAATTTGCATAAGATGAGAAAGTACTTGACATAGCTGACAATCTAGTGAGCATGCAGCAAATATGATGTGGAGAGATGCCCATCTGATGCTGATCGTGCGGTAGCAGAGGCCAGATGGTTGAGACATTCATAATGCAATGCAGAATTTCTGCCTATACATTTGCCTACATGGCGCTCCTGGCGTCATGAGACTAAGAGCAGAGTCAATAGGATATCATCTTACGAAGAGCACAAGCATCATAGCACACTTTCAGAACAGCAGCAGAAGACAAGTCTTTGAATCACGAGAAGTCAATCAGGAGAACACTTAGTTGAACATCATATATTTGCAGACAGCATTCTTTGCTGCAATTGCAATATTAGCGATAGTAGTCTTGCATTATGTCAAGCAGACATACGAACTAGTACAATACGATAAGAAGCTTGATGCATTCTATCTTCAGAATTCAGGTCTTTCATACTTTCGATTAAGTGAGAAGTCTCCTAATGACATACCTGTTTTGTGCAGCAATGATGATGAGCATTACAAGCTTCTGTCAAGTCTTGGCTACGAAATGATGGGATACGATGGATCTGAAGCTAAGAAAGTCGGTGCTACAGCTATAGAAAATGGCAGAGCATGCTTCATCTTAGATGGTAGAAATGTAAGCAAAAGAAAGATGCAACTGTATGCTGACAGGCAGTTCTTCATTGACGATGACTGCATAATCATCAATACGTGCAAGACACTTGGGCTAGCGATTGCAATAAGAATGACTAACGCTAACGGATCAGCAAAAGAATGCTTCAAGTCAGAACTAGAAAAGATGGTTGACATCATCAAGAATAACGACGTTGTTCTCTAATGATCTAGAATCTGAAGTATTATAAATTATATATACTTATGCTTCTGAGTTCATAGAGATAAACGTCGTTAATCTGATGATATACCGAGTATAGTTCTAATATATTATCTTGTCACCATCGAAGTACTGTATGCCCGCAGACTTCATCAAGTTCCAGTCTCTCTTGTTTGCTATCAAGCATTCAGTGAAAGTAGTCTTGCTGTCAGTCAGCATCATGACTTTGACAGATGCTATAGTCTTAGATGTATCACCAGATATGGTAGAGAAGCCAGTAAGTCTGTGAATTCTGTCTTGATCACTTACTCTGCCTGACGATATGAGATTCGTATCTGAGAAAGTGTTGTCTGAGTAGACTACTCTCAATAACAGAGTGCTGTTTCCAGTGCTAGACACTATTCTGCAAGATGCGTATATCGTATCTCCGACAGATATTGCTGAGCCATCTGCATAGTTATTTCCAATAGTCGTAGCTGCAGTGCCATTCTGCTTGCCGTATGCCTTCTCTATTTCTATTCCATATCCTGGCAGCTGCTTAGCTTCAGCTTGCCATGTATTGTTCCAGCTTGCAGTGCATCTTGGATCTGTCACAAGATTGCTAGCTTCAGTTCCATATGAATTGCCATCAAACCATTGCGCTCCATCGATTCCTGCAGACACCCAGTCATCAGAAGAGCACAAGATGAATGCATCGTATCTTATGTCTGCAGAATTGTATATTGATATGGAGAAGCTGTTAGCGGTTGCAGGGACATTGAAGTCGTAGTCGTTTCTTTGCCATAGAGAGCTATTTGTCTTGATAGCTCCAAAGTCTTTGACAGAGCCGTCATTGAATAGTATCTTTACGCTAGCTTCCCTTGATGAATCATATGCGTTAGCATAGAATGACAGATGATATGAAGCGCTAGTTGCTACGAATGGCTTAGTCTGTATAGAATAAGATCCATCGCCGCTGCTAGCTCTCAGCATTTTCTTGCCAGTGTATGGAATGCACCATGAAGCATCTGATATCATATTGATTGCCCATGTGCCAGACATCTGTCCGAAGTCTTCAAGACTGCTCATTGAAGGTGACTTGAACAGATTGACAGCATCTGAGAATGTGACATCTACGACTTTAGCGTCATCGCACCATATGCTCTTATCAGATTCTAGCTTGTTGTTGAAGAATTCTAGACGCATAGACATATTGCTAGAATTGGGTACATAGTATGCGACGAATTCTTGCCAGCCATTAGCAGACAGCAATCTGAAGTCGCCATTGCTTAATGATACGACAGCTCCGTCATCTAGAGCAGACAAGTGGACAAGATCATCTGAAGCATTATTGGAGTCTGTCTTCGCAAAGAACGACATAGCGTATCTGTGACCAGGTATGACTGATATGCTGTCAGATGAAGCATAGTCATTCTCAGCTCCAGTTCTAGACGAGAACTTAAGCGACTTAGCTCCATCATGATTCTGGCCGTCATCTATCTGCACTAGACCCTGATTAGACACAGACCAGTTAGACAGATCTTGCTCAAACGAGCTGTTCTTTAGCAGATTGCTTACAGTGTAGTTCTTGCTTAGAACAGAGTAAGATGCTTCTGGAATGCCAGACCAGAACGATGTCAGTCTTGGATTTGATGTCTTTAGCGTAGAGATGGAGCTATCTCTGCTGCCAAGCCATCTTGAGCTTGCTGACTGATAGCCAGTGCTTATAGTGTCGCCATCGAAGTAGTCTATTCCGAATCTGTCAGCTATAGCTTGATCAGAATCTGACATCACTGTGCATGCGGAGAAAGATATGCTTGCAGGCATTCCTGACTTCGAGTTGTCTGAGTAGTCAAGCTTCAAAGCCAGTCTGCCGCTGAGGCTGCCAATTGCTGTAGTGTGGATTGACTGCTTGTGCCAGCTTGTGCCGATTGACATCGTGCTAGGTGTAGATATGGCATACGATGCTACATTGTTAGCATACATGACTAGAGATGCATTGACATTGATGTCAGCGTCGGCTCTCAATGAGAACTTAGTCGTGAAGCTGCTGTTCTGTATGTTGCTGTAGTCGAATGCAGACATCGTATCTGTAAGCAAGAATATGACAGTCTTCACAGTACTGTCGACTTGCAAAGCGTTTATGACGTTCTTGCTAGCTTCTACGCAAGTGCCAGATTCTGTCGTAGAGTCATTGACTACAGAAGCAGCAGACAGTGGCACAATGATGTCATTAGTAGCTGGCTTAGAGAACTTAGCTAGATTAGCTATGCTGTAGTCTTCTCCATCATTCGATATCTGAAGATTAGATGCTGAGTAGTCCTTGCTGCCAAGCCACGCGTTGTCATAAGATGTGTCGATTGTCACTTTGTCATCATAGACATAGTTGACAGCATCTTTGAATGGTATGTATGTCGGCATTATCCTTATCGAAGAGAACCAGTCTTCAGGGTCTATCATCTCTATTCTGACTTGCATAGCATTGCCAGCATTCTTGAATGTGTATTCAGAATTCGGGTTCAAGACAGCAGAAGATATGTCTTCCCAGTCAGTTTCGCTAGATGATCCTGTATTCTTAGCGAATATCGTTATAGTGCCAGTCTCTATGTAAGCGTCTTTTATGTAGAAGTCAAGCTGAGAGAAGTCATCTATCTCTAGAAGCAGTTCGTAAGTGCCGCCCATGTTGAACATCTTGAATCTAGATGTCTGCAAGTTCTGCCATGATGACGTTTTATCAGAATCAAGCAAGACGTCTTCCTGCCTTATGACTCTCTCTTCATTTGACGCAGACACTATCTTGAACGTAGCAGATATCTTGCTGTTAGCTCTAGTAGACTTGGCTAGCTGGAATATAGACACGCCAGCTTGCACTGTGGTTCTGTCTGATATGTCTATGCTGCCAAGACGTATGACGAATGGAGATCTTGATCCGTCTGGAGCTATTCTTATGTCTTGCGAATTGACAATGTACTCCTTTACTAGCTCAGAATTGTACCATACAGCTTGAGAGTCGCCTTGAGTCACAGTGCTTGTGAAAGCATCGCCCCATGAGAATGCAGCAGAAGACCAGACTTGTCCATTAGCAGGATTGTCTTCATTCGCTATGTTTCCATCCCATTCACAGTTCTGAGTTGGATTAGCTTCCCAGAACAGCACGTCATGCCAAGCTGTGCCAGCTTTCAGATCGAAGTACTTCCTGTTTAGCACAGTGCTTGAGCTGTTAGACAAGACTTGCACTGTTCTGAAGAACGACTGCGTCTTAGTAGGATCTGACTGCACTACAGCTTTCTCTTCGCCGTCCTGCAGATTTGGCACGAAAGCTCCTACAGTGGTGACATAGCCATTGCTGTAATGCCATACTGGCATGTCCATTGAGTAGTAGTCGAACTCTTCATTGTCTTGCTCGTAGTAGTAGTCAGCTACTTTGACTTTTAGCTCTCTTATAGCTACGAAGTATGCTACTGAGCTAGTAGTATCGACAGTCCTGTCTTCGTAATAGTGCACAGATGGCTTAGTGAAGCCTTGAGAGCCATTCTGGATAGTCGTATTCCTAGTAGTAGTTATGTCATCGACAGTAGTCTTGACAGTAGATACGTCAGTCTTAGTAGATGTCTTGTGAACTACTGTCTGAGTAGAGTATGTCGTTATCTGCTTCATGACAGTAGTAGGTATCTTTATGACCTGACCTGGGAATATCCACCATCCAGCAGACCTTCCTGGCAAGTACCTTAGTCTAGGATCGCCATCTACCCACGTATTGATAGCGTATATCGACCACCAATTCGCTATGCCAAACTTTTTAGCGATGTTTATCAGACAGTCGCCTGATTGTATCGTATAGTTGAATGCCCCTGACTGCTGTACTGTCGAAGTATGCTCGAGCACTTTAGTAGTAGTTCTACTGCCCTCGACACTATTCGAATCGAACGATCGCTTGACGTCTTTAGTCTGGCCAGTGTATATGACGCTAGATGTCTTCTCCGTCTTTATTGAAGTGGACATCGGCTTGTCATACATACCTGGCACATACACCTGAGATGGAGAGCCTACGCTGATGACCTCTTGCGGATCAGAGAATATCTCGTTAGTAGTCGTAGATGATGACTGCGAACTAGAGCCGTCTCTAGAAAGATACGTCTTCTTGCTTGTTTGTCTGCCGTCTTCAAACTCAGACACTACTTTGGTCGTATCGACAGTAGTCTTAGTCTTCACATTAGTAGTGTCTACGTTCTTAGTCGACGTCATCGTCTTAGTAAGAGACACTGGGTATGCAAGATAATGAGGGTCGATAGACGTGTTCTGAACACTGTACTGCTGAGGAGAAAGCTGCGTCATTTCCAGCTTGATGAACTTTGCTTTGACTGTAGCAGAAAATCTGTAGTTCTGTCTATTCAGCTTCTCGCCTATTATTGCAGGCATCCATAGCTTGTTCATGTAGAACGCGTCAGACACACCGCCTCTGAACACTTCCTCTTCAGTAGACTTAGAATAGACTAGCGAGTTGTACAGTGTCGATGAAGAGTCGTAGAAGTCTGGCGTCAGATAGTACTGAGGATCTTGTATGAACTTGTCTTTATCAATCTGAGGGATGCTGTCTTGCTTCATCACGAACTGCTTCATAGTGCCAGACAGCTGACCGATAGTGCATTGATATGAGTCGATTGGCTGAAGCTTGTCATTGAAGATCTGAATTGACGCAGAAGATACATAGACTGTGCCTATTGTCGCATAGTTTATGATGTCTACAGAAAGGTTGTCGAGATCGACTATGCTTATGTCTTCTGAGCTAGTGTCTAAGTCGAAGTCTCTCTCAGCTATGCAATATCCATCATTGTCATTGAAGCTGTCTTGAGATCTGTAGACATGCAAGTCTGAAACGACAGTGTAAGCATTAGCTGAGTCTTCTTCTATACCGAAAGACCCAATATCATTGTCGAAGTCGCTTGGCATTCTTATTCTGCAGTAGATGAGTCTCCAAGAGTCTGATAGATCCGTGCTGCTGTACTTCTCGCATAGGTACTTCTTGTCAGACGAGTCTTTGATGTATGGCTTTACATTGTCAAAACCGTTCTTAGATTTGCAGTAGAATGATACTGTGAATACTGATGACGGCAGCAAGTCTATCCAGGGCAAAGCATCTTTGTAGTCATTGTCGCCATGCGAAAGCGCAGACATATACGAGTTTGTTGGGTTGCCAGCACCCCATTTCGGATAAGCAGTACTGCCAAGCTGCCATCCATCTTGATTCATTGTCGAATTTAGAGAAAGGTCTTGATTGAATCTAGACATCTCTATAGCGTCTTTAGACTTAGTGTCGCCATTGAATGTCTTGTAGTTCGTGCTCTTTATGACATCCCATTCAGATGAAAGACCGAAGAACATGCTAGAGCCGATAGATATGAAGTCTGAAAAGACGAAAGAGTCATTCTTCATGCTTACAGAGAAATAAGCTTCTCTTATGTCATCGCTTACATGCACAGGCACTTCTATCAAAGCGACATCTGATGTAGCATTGAAGCTAGCTTCTACTATGACATCCCCGCCTCTGCATATGTCGAAGCTCAATGGAGTGTTCTGCAATGACTGAGAGCAATTGACATACATAGCTGCAACGTAGTCTCCAGCAAGGATGTCTTGATGAGCTCTGCTTCTTGAAGAGAACTCCATGGCTCCAAGCACTTTAGTGCTTGATGTAGATGGAGAGAATGACAGCATAGACATCTTCAATGCGTCATCGTACACAGAAGATGTCTTATTGTAGTAGTCGGAGCTTATTCTGAATCCGCCAGTAGCATAGTTAGTAGCCACTTTAGACATGGACGAATACAAGCTAGATGATGAAAGCTGCGAAGTTCCATTCCACGATGTGTAGTAGTCGAAAGGCTTCGTATTCAGACCGCTCTTGACAATAACAGATGCGCCAGAATTGAAGTCTGCAGACGTTCTGTACTTTATGCTCACTTTAGCTTTGACACTGCTGCCAGCACTGTCTCGTATCTTCTTAATGTCTATGTTAGATGTGTCTACTGGTATAGTGTATGTAGATGATGTCGGTATAGCTACTTCATATGGAGCAGAAGTCAGCTGCGCTTTGCCATCGACTTTAGTGCTAGAATCTACTCCATCTGCTATAGCAGACAGCTCTGTAGACAGCACCATGCTAGCATCGCTTGCAGCAGATGACAGCGATACGTCATTGAGATTGTAGTTGTTGACTTTAGCTCTAATTACGGCTTGATTGCGACTGCCTGTCTCAAAGCCAAATTCAAGAACGATGTCTGTAAGGACTGGCGATGCTGCATCCTGATCTGTAGCAAGAATGGGCACTGGGAAAGGTAGAAGAAGCTGCTGCATTCCATTCTGCGTCAAGAATGAGAACTGGAATTTTCCATCAGATCTCATCGTAACGAAGCATCTGTCGCCTATAGAGAATAGCTTTCTGTCACCGCTTGGCAATGCTGAGCTTATGACCCAATGCAGTCCGACAAACCAGTCTTTGCTCTGATTGAATGCAGACTGCTTCAAGTCGAATGCGATAGACGATGTGCTGTCATGCATTGAGAAGCCGTCATTAGACCAGTCAGCATTGTTAGAAGTCGTGTCAAATGTCTTGAAGCTTGGAAGCCTGTTGCCTTCAGCATCGTCTGTTGAGTAGTAGATGTTGAGTTGGCTACCCATATACACAGGATCAACCCAAATGCTGTCTACGAATTGAGCTTGGTCATATTCATCTCTGACATCAAGATACAATGACACTACAGCATCTTGAGCTGGTTGTGGCTCAGACTTCCAGAATGTATAGTCATCGCCATCTATAGCATTCTTTGGCTCCCAGTCCTTGACTGTCTTCGATATGACATTGCCAAGGATGTCAGTGTTCTTAGACAGGGTAAGAGCTGCTTGGTCTCTAGTCTTTATAGACCTTTTTATTGCAAGCCCTTTGAGAGCAAGAGAGTAGTCTTCGATAGGCGCGAAATCATCATTGACTCTTGTCATGCGGACTATCAGCTTCAATGCGACACAAGGGAGGCATTCGAACTCCCAATGCTGCCACGTATTCCAGTCTTTTCTAGAGATAGTCGTGAACTCTACTTTATTGTAGTCGTCTCTTAGAAGTGGCTGCTCTTGCTTGTTCGAATCTATATAGCTGAACGAGTACTTAGCAGCGCAAGACAATATGTCGAACGCGACAGACGATATTGACGATCTGCCAGCGAACTCGTATGTCAGTACTTCAGTTACTGTAGATGTCGACTTTCGCAGCTTAGACTTCCATGCGTTGTCAGTAGTCTTGTAGCCCTTGTTGTCAGTCTGGCTTAAAGCAGCATCAAAGTACGATTTTGTGTAAGTATCATTGACGAATACTTCTGCCATCAAAATCTCCGATTGTATAGTGCATGTATTGCGAAAGACATGCTAAAATATTCTAGTTATTTATAATTATATAAACACTTTTCAAGCTATTGACCAGATTGTCTTGAGTGAAACTCAGAACTTGAAGCCATCAGCAAGAAGCAGCTCTCTAGTGTCTAGACCATAGAATGTCTCTGGCAATGAGAATCCATTGACTCCAACTATTGACATGCTAGCATAGTCATCATACAGAGTTATGTCGCCTTCGAAGTTCGATATATTGCCGTCAGAATATGCTAGACCAGCTAGACAAGACAGAACATACTGATTCTCATCAGTCTCATGCTCTATTATCTTAGTGCATATCGTTATAGCATTCAAGTCTTCATAGTCTATGACTACTATGTCTCCAACAACTGGATGGCGTCTGTTCATATTGATTCCTCTTTTCTAGATATTCTAATCTTGCTCTGATACGTGCTCAAAGCATTAGAGTAAAGAAGCACTGCTTTCTTGGCAGACTCTTCTACGAAATTCGTAGCATTGATTCCAGGATTGAGCCATCTCTCTTCTCGCCATTCTTCAACGCCGTCTATGTTGACGAAGCCAGGTGTGCCTACGCCTACAGCTTTTCTGAACCCGAAGCTTGTCGGTACTATCTTGCCTTCTAGACTCCATGGTATGTGCGGACGAGTTCCGTAGTTCTGGAAGATTAGCCATTCGACATTGTCGAATCTGATTCCAAATTCGTCTTTTCTAGCATATGGCTTGACTAGCTCTGTAGACTTCCAGCCTCTCTGTCTTCCATATGCTTTGACATTCTCGACTAGCCTGTTAGCTATCTTCTCAGTCAGCTTTCTTGGTATCATTGCTTGTGCTGCCTTCGCCAAGTGCCATGAGATGCATCTGCGTAAGTGCTCATGTCTGTCTTGCTGACAGCCTTGCCACCATCTTGAGAAAGCAATTGCTTGCCATTCTTAGTAACAGCTTTTCCAGTGCTTCTGTTGATAGACATGTATCTTCCGCTTATTCTTCTCTTGCCTGGTCTGTATTTCAGATTGACTGGAATTGGAGATATGTTGTCTCCTGACACTTTTTGAAGCCAAGAGAAGTCTTGCACAGAATATCCGCCACCATCAGAGTATGCGAACACTGGCGTGATAGTTCCACCGAAGCCAAGATCGAATGAAGTCGTCTCAGTATTGATTGTGACAGACTTGGGAAGAGATCTGTTAGCGAAGTCATCGCAAAGAATGCCAAGATACGAGAAGCTAGACGAGTTAGTCACATTAGTGTAGTGAGTATTGAACAAGTCGTATTCTGTCGATCCGATTCTGATCGTCATCTTCACATTCATTCTGTACCAAAGCCATGATGGGTTGTTCCTGTTTGGCATTGAGACTGAATCGACAGACAGCACATTGTCATTGACGATATGCCAATTGACTGTTATGAAGTCGTGATTGATGCCTTCAGCATATACGCCTTTTTGTACACCAAAAGCTACATATTTGTATGTTGTCAAAGGCATCATGCACCTCTTCTTCTCTTCGCGTATTCATGCAGAATCATGAAAGCTGCATAAGCATGCGAACAGAATCTGTTGTTGACCTTGACGCTTCCGCTAGAATCTGCTCCATCATGTGGCCTGTTGCCAGAATTCGATATCTCTCCCCAGTCGCATGTGCAGAAGAAGTTGGCTTCGTCTATGTCATTGTCTTTGTAGACTCTTGCTTTTCTGTTCACATATGTCTCGTATTCGCCATGGTACCCATGCACTTTGCAAAGAACAGAATACGTAGATATTGCTTCTATGTCGACTCTGTTGTCATTCAGCAAATCGTATGCTTTAGATTTGATATCATCCCAAGATGCATGCTTATCCGAAGTAGAGATCATTGTCGCTATCACCGTCATGCGTCTGAATAGAAGCTGTTCCAGAGTAGATGTTGATGTTGCCATGCGCAAGAGTGTCTGTGCCAGATGGCATTCTGTCTTCGATAGCAGACAGTCTGTCTGTAAGGTCATCCACTTTGTCAGACAATATAGCAATCTGCGACTCATAAGAGTCTTTAAGATCTGCAAGAGCAGTGCTTAATGTAGCTATGTAAGATACGAGCTTGTCGGTGCCGATTTCTCCGAGTCTGGAGTCCCATACTTGCGGTAGAGTAGTGATGTCTGACAAAGTAGTGCCTGACAGATTCTGCAAGCCTTTAGCTTTCCACATCTGCCCAGACACACCTTGCCGATCGCCTACGCTGTCATCAGAACCAAGAGAGTGATGCACTGAAGCGAATGTGGAGTCTGGATAGTCAAGCTGTCCGCCAGACAAGTACTTGTAGAATGGAGCAGAGCTTTGAGAGAACACGTGCGTATTCTGCACAAGCAGCTTTCTGCCTTTCTTCTTATCTGGATGCGTAGCATAAGTGGGAGAAGAGTAGTCTACGTCTACAGGGTCAGAATGGTCATGAGACGTAGATGAGTTCTCTATCATTACAGACGCTTCTATCGACTGTATAGATCTGTTCTCTGCATCATGCAGCTCTGAATGAGAATTCTCATTCTGCCCTTCATAGCCGTAGTCAGATGGAGATTCTGATTCTGAAAGCTTAGCTACAGATGGAGTCTTCGGTATTCTGAGATGGTCGTCTATCCCAGCTGGGAACTTAGAAAGCACTACGCCCATGGAAGGAACTCCTCATCGTCGTCGTCTTTGTCTTCATCAATCAAAGCAAGACGTTCAGCATATCTGAATTTTCTTCTTGAAGTGACAAAGCTCTTGCCAGCTGTCTTGCTGCTTACTTCTTCATGCTTTTCAATCTCGTCAAAACTAGCAATAGATTCTAGCGAGTCAACAGCTGCTTCTAAAGTAGGTGCATTCCAAGTGCTTACATGCCTGCTTTTGCTAGTAGACTTGTCTACGCTTTCTAGGTCAATTCTTACACCTGAGCCACTGTCGTCTACTTTTGCTATTAGATCAGTCTTGCCATTGTAATGCCTAAAAGTCTTCAAAGCTCGTCTCCTAACTTTGCTGCTGCTTATAATATAATTATATCAATCTCAATAATATAGCATATTTTGCACTATATTGACGACGTTTATCTCTAGTAACATCAAAAGATTAGTATATATAATTATATATCTTCATACATCTAGGTTCACAGAGATAAACGTGATAAATCTGAGGATATGGCTAGATATCTTGCTATATATTATCTTGACTCTTTTTCAAGCTTGAAAGAATCGTAGTCTTGATCTGGATAGACTACGAACACTTGCTTGTCTGTGACTAATGCTTCGTCTACATTCCTGACCATCACATTCGATATCGGATGCGCTTGCCTGTATTCTTCTGCATCGAATGAGTAGCCTATGACATTCTGCCCATCTACATAACTGTAGCCATCTCTAAAATACGAAGTCTTAACTTGAGTGTTGATAGAATAAGGTATGCTTAGAATCGGTGATAGTCCTTTGTCACCAATTCGCCATCCATTGATTCTGAACAGCCAGTCTTTGACTTCTGGAGCTACATATGCAGCCATCTGAACATGCGTCTTGTACAGGTCTATAGAGCCATTAGTCTTGTCGAAGTCTTCAGAATTGTTGACATCAGATATGATTGCTGACGTAAACCATAGAGAGCTGATGCCGTTCTTCCATCCAGTCCCATAGCAATATGGGCATATGCCGTTAGAAGTATCTGACTGCTGATATACGTCATCCCAGCAATGTTCGCAATGTGGCCAGCCATCAGGATGTCTATGTGCTGTGTACATTCTTACTAGAAGCACTCGCTCACCTGCTATGTGGGTAGCATCTTCTACTTGTCTAGCGACCTTGTCAGACGTATGTGGCTGCACTATCCTTACTACGCTCATGCATCGACCTCTGTAGATACAGTCACATCTGTCCCAGCTAATGTCCTAACGTATATTGACACTTGTATTGATAATGCATCTATGAATGAAGCATTGACTGCTAGAATCTGATAGACTATCTCGTCTCTAGAATAAAGCCTAGGGTCTTTCTCAAATCCTTGAGCTTGTATTTGCATGTATGTCTCAATAGTCTTTCTTACCTCATTTTCTACTGTTCTTAAGAACAAGTCTGTATGAGGTCCACCAACCATGTCTTGAAGCTTGCAGCCATATCCTTCATGGAATCTGTCTATGCCATAATGCTCAGTTATCCACAATGATAGTTGCTGTATTAGCTTGGCTTTTCCTGTTATAGCTACGCCACGTCTGTCAGACAGATCTAGATCGCCGTTCTTAAGCTTCAACGTGTACATATCTACTCTATCACTTCATAGAAAATTGCCACTGGAGACGCTTGTAATTGAACGAGCAAACTGATTTCGTAAAAACAGATATTTCGTAGAATGTCAAATACTAGCTTTCCATTGAATCTTGTTCCTATCAATGCAGGGCAATGAGGACATGGATTCAATTCAGAGAACAGCTCACCGCATATAGAGCAATAAAGATCTGAATAGCAGCCCATAGAGACAGTTCCCATGTCACCATCTTCTATAGCCTTTACAAGATACGAATACGACTTGTCAACAGCTATAAGCAAATGAATGCATGCTCTTCCAGATTCATCGTCTTTGATGCCTGAAGCTACTACAAAGCCGCGTGTCCTAGATCTGTCTATGCCATCTTCGTAGTAATTGGAGTCAGTGCTTTTCTTGTAAGTATGGTCAACGAATACTAGATCGACTTCTCCATACTGCTCCCAAGACTTCTCTAGTTCTTCTCTTGGAAAGTAGTCGAAGTTCCTGTTCAGTTCTTCTCTTACAGCTATAGTCTTCACTAGTATGTAGTCATCGCTTACAGAGTAAGTCTTTCCAAAGAATTCTGTCTGTGGCATCTGAATGCTTGCCTTCTAGTTTAGCTTATGCACTGTTATTCGAATCTGATAAGCATTTCTGTTTCTGTCTTCATCTAACTCTCTGAACAGAGTGCCTTTGACCACATTGTTGTTGTCATCTACAAGAACGCCTGCAGAAACAAGAGCATCTTCTATATGCTTGAATGTGACAGCAAAATTTGGAGCATCAAATTTTCTGTTAGTCTTATTTAGACATTCAGCTTCTATGAATGCTTTGGAGATAGGCTCTGACGGCAAGTTGTCTTCAGCAGCTTTTGCGCCCATCTCTCTGAGATTGTCTCTAGCTACATTCATAAGATGATTCTTGTAAGCTTGCTGACGTTGAGTCTTGCAGTAGCCGATGCCATTGAGATTGATGAAGTCATCGCCGCTTATTGCGAAATTGTATGCAAATGATTCTGACGAGTCAATCTCTATAGAATATTCGTCTAATTGTATAGTAGTCATAGATTATTAAGCAATAGCTGCTTTCAAAGCTGTTATCTGAGCTGGAGTCAATTTTGTGAAGTCGATATTGCCGGTTACTTCTGTCTTTTTTGCATAATCTGTCAAATCTACTGAACCGCCAGATTCAAGTTCACTAAACTTTTCATCAAGCTTATTCTCAAAGCTGCCACGGTTTGCTGCAGGAAATAATGGCTTTGACATTATGATTTCTCCTTATAGTTTGTATCCTATATATATGATTATATCATACTTGCACTTTTTAAGAATGCTGATGAATAAAGAGTCGTAGATTACGAATATTTTACTTTTTATCGTATTTGTTATATAATATAACTATAAGTATGAAAGGGATTGCTATGGAACTAGAAGAAATAAGAAAGCAAGTAAGAGCTAGCAAATGGAAATACTGCCGTGAAACAAGTGCTAGATGCTTTTCAAGTTACTGCAATACTAGGCTTAAAGACTATCTAGATTATCTGTTTCCAGATAACGAATTCGTATATGATGAAGTCATACCAAAAGACATTCAACTGCTTCGTGGATCTGATAAAACAAGAAGATTCAGGCCTGATGCTAGATGTGAAAATCTTAGCATAATTGTGGAATTTGATGGTATCCAGCATTATCAGAACTTCGATAAAGCTTTGTCAGATATATCTAGAACAGAATATCTTGAAGGTCTTGGATACGAAATAGTTAGAATTCCATTCTGGATTCAATTGTCAAAAGACTTCGTAAAATATGCATTTGACGTAGAAGTTGAAAGTCTTTGCGAATTGAAATACAGCTTCTTCGATAGTGGAACTGAAGACTTCGGCTTGTCTGTATCTCCACTATCATTCAATGCGCTTGGAGCTATTAGATTCAAGAAAGAATTAGAAGCTTTGCCATTGAAATGCAGATCAGATGTCATTATGGACTTGCAAGAAGTCAAAAATCATAGTCATGTCGATCCGATGCCATTCAGTATATTTGGAATGAATCTGCTATCTTGACAATGTAACGACGTTGTTCTGTGTGAACTTGTAATTTCATGTATATATAATTTATAAGACATTATACTAGAGTTACACAGAGAACAACGTCGTTAATCTGGTAATATACTAGATTCTTATCTATAAATGAATATAGAAAATGAGCAGTTTTAAGTCATGCTCAGGACTTTTGAAGCTAGAGGGCTAAGATCAAGCAGTCTTCTTAATCTTTACAACGCCCATCGCGTTAAGCAGGCAAACCGACACGAGTTCATCGAAAATGTTCCGTATCATGAAGTTGCTAACTGCAGTAGGATCCGGTGTTGAACTGATTCCATATCGAGTTGAGAAAATTCCGAGCATGTCTGATGGAGCAGTAACGTATACAGTATCCTTCGGAACAGTAACAGCCTGAAGGACATTGAAGTCACCGAAAGTGGTTCTCTTGTATCCAGCGAAGTAGTCATCCTTGAATGATACGCCTGCAACAGTCAGATCCCAGCGGTACATGTCAAGCGCTGCACCAGGAGATGTAATGATGTTCTTTACATTGACCTGTTGATCTAGGATATGAGCTTGCGCATCTAGGAACGAATCAAGAGTGAACGTATTCGAAGATAGAGTCACATCGTTGTCTGTATTGCCTGGATGCAATTCCTTCCAAGCATCAACAGCAAGATCAAGACCATCATAAAGCAAAGCATCTTCTTGCTTTGCAAGCTGCTGGACGGTCATGTTCTCAGCATAATCGATAGGAGAAGCAGCAAGAAGCTCGATATCTGTTCTAGAGATCTCATACTCTGCAGCGATTCTGCCATACTGCGGAATTACCTGCTTGCCTTCAATTCTGCTGACTCTTACTTCACCATCATTAGAGTTGAGTGCATAAGCTGCAGGAAGCTCATCAAGAACAGGATAAGCGCGAATGGTGCCCTGAGGTACCATGTCTTCTACTAGTGCCTGACGAGCAATGCCTTCGTAGTTGACACGAATTGAAATTGGGCCAACCATAGCTTGAGCAAGCTTAGCAGATCCGCCTTCACGGAAGATTTGAGCTAGCTTAGCTCTTTTCTGGTCTTTAGTAAGAGTCTGCTTTGCAGCAATCTTCTTCTGTGCTTGTTCAGCATATTCTTTGGCTAGTCTAGCCTTGTGTTCTGTGTTAGTCATGATTTTTGACATAAGCCTTTCTTAAAATCAAGCAGCGACGATTACTGACGGATCTAGAAGCTGAATGACGATAGAATCTTCATCAAGTTCTAGCAGATTGCCAACTTTAGCACCAGCCTTGGAAGTAAGCTTTCCATCTGCGCCAGCATTGACTGGGACTGCTACGCCAGTTCCTGGGAAAGCAAAAGCAGCATCTGCAGCAATTGCTTCTTTAGAAATGCGAACTGTAGTATTGTTTCCGCCAACAATCACGGTGAATTCGTCATTCGGGCCAAGCTGGTTGACTCCGCCATTGCCGAACTTTCTTGCATAGAAGACAGAAGCTAGACCGAAAGGCGTGCCTGTGCCATCGTAAAGATCTACTACATTATTGCCGAGATGCTTCATGACCATTCCGGGAAGAATCTCTTTGTCGTTAGGAGTCTTGAGAGTGCCAGCAAACTGAACCTCATTGCTGTACTCTACCTTAGCAGTTCTATGAAGAAATGCATCTTTTACAGTATTGACTGTGATCATTTGTCAGAATCTTTCTTTTTGATCGTTGTCGGTTATCAGATTAGTGCCATGTCGATAGAAGAATCGAATGATGGAGTTGCAGAAGCTAGCTTCAGAGGCTTGCGAGCTTCTTTTCTTGCTTCGAAAGCTGCAGTCTTAGCTCTAGCAATTCGCTTATGGTTTGCAGCAATTCGCTTATGGTTTGCAGCAATTCGCTTAGCAGCTTTAAGAGCAGAAGCACGCTTAGCATTCAAAGCTGCAGTTGTATCATCTGCAGTGTCATCTTTAGCATCGTCTTCGGGCTTGCCAGTCTTTTCAGAAATGAACTTCAATGCATCAGCAGTATTGTCGAAATCAGTTGTCTCGCCATCGATAGTGACATGAGTGCCATCTTCATCAGAAGTCATAGACAGATCAGCTTTCTTTACAGAAGCCTTGACAGCTGCAAGTCTATTAGCAGAAGCTATAGATACTGCTTTGACTGCAACAAGCTGATTCTTGACAGAAGCCTTAGTCATCGATGCCATTCTTTCGATAGCATCAAAACGATTGGCTTCAGCAATCACTCCAGCCTTGATGTAGGAATCGACAAGACGCATTACAGATGCAGTGCTAGCTGTATCTTCAGAAGGCTTGTCTGGCTTCGGTGTCTTTGGAGCATCAGTCTCAGAATTGACAGGATAGTCTGCCTCTGCTGAGCCGCCATCTTCGTTGTCGCCTACAGGCTGATCTGGATCCTTTGCATCTGAAAGATTGTCAATCAAATCCTCATAGCCTACGCCATTGTCTTTGACGTCGTCTAGAATCTCATCAGCTGATTTTGGAGCAGTAGCTTCGTCAGCAACTCTCTTGCTTGCATTTCTTTTCATGTATCGGCCCTTTCCTGTCTCACATGATTTGGTGTCACTATTGATAGCTTTCAAGACTTTGTCGAATCCGTCAGATATTGCTTTTGCAATGTCTTCGTTATCTTCATCATCTTCATCGCTTGCAGAGCTTTCATCTTCTATTGCTTCGTTAGAATCTGACTCTACGAAATCGTTGTCTTTGCCGTAGTCTTCTTCAGCAGTCACGTCATCAGTGTCGTCTAAGACATCTGAATCGTCTATGCGATCAGTATCTGTTTCCATGAAGCTCTTTTCGGTAAAAGAATCAGAATGTTTATTTCCGATCCATATAATTATATTATAACATCTTATCAGCATTTCACAGGTTGGCACCTGCATAAGCATGCCAACCATATGAAACTGCAGACCAGCTATTTTGCAAGAATTCTAATACTACTAGAATGGATTGCTGCTTGCTATAGCTAGCTGAAGCCTGTCAAGTGGCTCGCCAAGAATTCCAGCGAAGCCATCGAAGCCAGGAACAGACTTTCCATCATCGCAGCATACACCAAGCCATCCTGCTCTTTGCGTAGTCTGAGAGCGGTACCATGCCTGCTTCATGCTGTCACCTTTTGGAGTCGTGTAGTAGAACTTGACACCATCGATAGCATGGCCGAATACGCCTGCGCATTTGTTGACAGTGTCTCTTGGATCGCCATACATCACTGATGGAAGCCATCCATCTTGAGCAGTATGCACTGAGTAGTCAAGTCTGCCTCTGTCTACCCAAGCATACAGCATGTCGTGCTGATGATTTGGATAGCCTGCAAAGCCATCGCTGTTAGCATTGTTGAAGTTCTTGACATCTCCAAGCCATCCAGCACCCATTTGATGCAGGCCATAGTGAACATTCACTGTCGTTGCATTAGACGGTGCAGGAGCAGGAACAGGTGCTTGTGCTGATCCATTGCCACCAGCTATATTGTTCCAAGCGTTTCTGTCTCCAACGAAGATGCTAAGATCAAGTCTGCCATTATAGCCGCCGATAGCCCCAGATGAAGTGAACTGACGCATAGCATATCCAGCCATGTCCCAAGGATCAGTCTGCCAGCCTGTTGGGTTCATATCTGCATACATAGCATCCCATACCATGCAATTGTGCTTTGCAGCTATAGGGTCTACAGAGCCTGCAACTGAACGCTGACGATATACTACAGGACGCACATTAGTTATGCGTATGTATTCTGCAAGCCATCTGTCTAGATAGCCTGGATTGCCCCAAGCAGCATTGTCTCCACCCTCCCAGTCTACAGATGGCACGAACTTGCGAAGGTAGCCTTCAGTAGACTTGGCAAAGAACTGAGCTTCTGCTTCAGCACCAACGCCTCTGATGTAGTGCATGTATCCTACAGCTTTGCCTGCTCTTGCAGCTGCTTGTATCTTGGAATCTGCTCCTTGCCATACAGAGTTGACTATGCCATTGACAGTCAGCTCTCCTGCGCCCCAAGTGCACTGGACTACTAAGCCATCACAATCCAGAGCTGCTGGATTGACATCTGGCTTGAAATTGCTTATGTCTACGATTCTAAGCATTAGAATCTCCTTTTTGTTTGAAATTACGAGGTTTATCTCTGTGAACTTAATTCGGTCTATATATATAATTATATATTCTTAATATTCTAAGTTCACAGAGATAAACGTCGTTATTCTGGTGATATAGCGAGCTGACTTGCTATATATTATTCAGCATGGTCTACAGGTGCATCTTCTGTAGGCTTTGCTGGTTCTGCAGCTGATACATTTCCAATCTCAAGCAATGCATCAAGCCACTTGTTAGTAATGCCGACAGCCTTGAAAGCAGTATATGCTGTCTGAATTCCACCAACAACAGCGAATATCGCTGTAACCCACAATGCTGGAGTTTCAGGAATGCCGTTGATGAATCCACCTATAGCTCCAGCTGTAAGAGACAATACCAATGCTACAACTCTTGATGCATTTGCCGACATAGCTTTAGTCTTTACAGCTTGGATTGCAAATGGTACGACCAAGACCAGTAGCACTGTAGATGCTGCTTGAATGATTTGAATGTCCATATTCATACTTTCTACTTAGTTTTGTGTTCTAGTTGTTTGATAGCAGATTAGTGCTGCCATCAAAGTATTGATTGTTAGTGCATTGAAGCATATTCCAATCTAAAGCGGTGCAGAATACTGGAGCAGCAAAATATACATCGCCTACTGCACCGCCATTATCAGTGCTATTGTACATGCATGCATATGACACTGAAGCATCAGTGATGTTGCCTGTCGTGAAATACTGATGCCACTTGCCATCACCAATGAAATAATTCAGTCCACTAGCCGAACTTCCATCCCATCCAACTATCAATTTAATGCCAACACCTGCAGCAGCTTTTGCATAAACAGCGAATACATAATTGCCGACTGGTACAGTTTTGTCGTCGATTAGCGCGCCACTATTGCTGCTATTCACATTAATCACATGAATACCTGACGTGACCGGCACTGGACAATCGGGCATACGCATGTTCTCGCAAACACCTATACCAGATTGTCTAAAATTCAATGCGTTTCCCTTATTTCCAAGACGCATTGTTTGTGGGCATGGAATAACATTCTGCACCATTCTCTTCTTTATAGTCATTACGCTAGGGCTAGCATTTGCAGCACCAAGAAAATCTGCATCTGAAGCTATATTTTGAAGATTGTCTAACTTGCTGGTCAATTGGCTCGTATTAGCGTAAGTCTTGTCTGATGGATTGAACCATCTTATACCTAGACTTTGAAGTTTGTTCCAATCTTGCAATGAATATGTGCCACAGCCATATACAACAGTCTTAGCAGCTGGCGGAACTTTGTATTGCAAAGAAACTGATACTGGTCTAGTTATCGTAAACGTTTTACTAGTAATACCAGAATTGAAATCAGATGGCATAATTCTTACAACGTAATAATGCATCGTGTGAGAAAACAAAGTAGCTACTGCATCTTGAGTAGTGAATTTTCCAGTAGTTGACAGACATGCACTAAACACGTATGTTCCAGGTTGTAACAAGATGCTTTTATTGGCTTCAATTCCAATATTTTGTACTGTAGTTATTGCTGTCGAATCTATTAGCACGCCACCATTATAGTCTGAAACGACTGGCTTAGTTCCACCATTGTAATTGAAAGCGGTGAAATCTTGAGATCTAGCTACGGGCATTGGCCAAAGATTAGCAACTATATTTTTGTTCTTAAGCTGGTCTATAGATATCATTTAATTGCCTTAGTATCAATCTAATTTAGAAAATCTTGCAAATATGAAAATCATATGAAAGTACAATTAGAATTTTTCAAAAAAGAGTTCGATTGTCAAGATTTATTTGTCTTCATAACTGTCAAATCTGAGAAATTGACTTTAGTCATAGATTGGCTGAACCATTTCATAGTAGTGTGCTGTGGGGTATAAATGAATGCTGAAAGAGCTGTAATGTCTCCTCCTGCTGCATACATCAAATATAATGAAGCATAATCTTGATTGCCAATTGTCTCTCTATTTGCTATTACTAAATATGGAGAAAAAGCAGAACCAGCTTTTACATCAAAGTTATAAATCATTGGACTGTCTACTAAATTTCCATTAGGATATGCAACTAATTGTATTGTTACAGAAAAATCTATAAATGCATTATCAGAAACGCATCTAAATGACTGACAGCAGTTTTCGTTTGCTAATTTTGGAATGGCTACATATCCTAAAAAGACGCCTTGATCTTGAGATAAAGTCAAAAAACCAGTAGAAATAGATACGACATTTCCTGAAAAACCACTTCTGTCAGCTGATACTCGTCCATTTTTAGACTGTACAAATTGTTTACGATATCTACCATCTACAAATAAATTGTCTACTTTATTTGATTCTGAAGTAAGAGCTGCATCTGAATACAGTTGCACTCCTCTTGCATCAATCTGAGCATTATCTGTTCTAAAACTCATGTTAGTTATAGATACAGGTTGATTGTCTACCCCTTTGAATGCAATCAATGATCCATCTAAAGCTTTATAGTTAAAATCAAAAAAACCGTCTATCTGCGCAAAACTATGGCAAGCTATGCCTGTTTGCATAGTATCAACATAGATAGAATTGCCTAAAATGCTGCCGACATCTATGCCAACAGTATTGCCTGACGCATGACCATTAAAAATGTGCACATTTTCTATTTGATGAAAGCCTGCACTTTTGAAACCTGTCATGCAATTAGAAATGTAGACATTTGACGTTGTTGCGTCTCCACCATCCATTTGTATTCCAACATTCATGAAATTGTTACCAATTTCTGTTGCATGAACTCTTCCAATTCGTATATCAGAAAGTCTTGCATCATGTGATGATGTTGATGACGGAATTGTAAGCCATATCGCTTTATCTAAAGTATTCTGAACTGTCTGTCCCGAAATTCTCATTCCAGTTAGCATATTGTTTACTTTTATTCCATTACTTGACAAGCCATTTCCGTCAAAATAACCGCCTGTTATAGAATAAAGTTCTCTTTCGCTTCCGTCTTTCGCAACAGCACCTAATTCGAATATAGAGTCCATAGCTTTTGTTGCAACAATTCTTGCACCAGATTCTAGTGATATGCTATATGGTACTTGGGTATTGTACGGAAACTTTATTGTATCTGAAATCTTATATATGCCTGATGGAAAACAAATGCCAGAAACAGAGTTGTTTATCGCTTCGTTTATAATTTCCGTTATATCATCTGAATTGCCATTCGTATAAGATTCGATATTCTGAGGAAGTCTTGCAATACCGTCATTCTTCAAGTATGTCTTAAAACTTCTTAGATTTAAAGCAGAATCATCTCTAGTTGGATCAGCAACATGAGTTATCTCTCTTTGCAGACTTGAATCGACATATCTGACTTCAGGGTCAATAATGTCATTGACATGTCTTTGATACATCTGAAGCAGAGCTGCCTGCTGCATTCTATTCCAGGAGTCTTCAGAATAGATGCCAAGTGAAGACAATGAAACAGTATTAGTGAATGAATTGCCAGAATCTACAGCTATAGATATAGTGAATGGCTCAGCTTTTGCTTTCAATATGCAGAACCACGAATCGTAATCAGCACTGTTAGCATCTGAATGTGCAAAAGCAGCGTAATTAGATACGCTTGGTTTTCTTATGCCTGCATAAAGATTCATGACTTTATCGTTCTGATCTTTAGGGCAAGCTGCTGTCAAGACTACGTAGAGATCATCGCCGGCAGATACTCCATTTGGTGCATCCAATGAGATTCTTGGAGGTATTTCAGTTATTACATTGACTTGCTTATTGCCAGATGAATTTTTGAAAGTATCTGAAAAGCTGCCGACATAAGAGATGTCAAGAGTATGAGCCGCATCTATTACATTGTTGTTTACGGCATTGAAAAGATATAGATTGCTGTTTATAGAGCAATTGACAGCTTTTATGCTGTCAGATTTCGGTAGAATGATATGCATGTTTCATGTCCATTCTTGTTTGCATTTTCCTAATATTGATTATATCATTACAATTCAGAATGCGGCTTTTATATCTAATAGAATCGTTTGCTAGTAGATGTTGCCTTGAACAAAGACTTGATAGACTTCGTCTCCATCGAAACCTGTTATGCTGCTATCAAGAGCTTCTGAAACTCTAGCGCTAGAAGACAGAAACAGCTCTTTGACATATGCCATACAGTTTGCAGATGTATCATTCTGCAAGAAGTCGAAGTCGATCTTCACCCATCCATCGTTGGCTACGATTCCAGAAAGATCTACAAGCTTCCAGTTAGCATTCAAGCTGATGATGTCTGTCTTGATGATGTTTGTATTAGAATTGTTTCCAGCTTGAATAGATACAGTTCCTGTGCATGGAGAAGTAGACATGACACTGCATAGCAATCTGATCGGATCATTTGCATTGACTGGCATTATGCGAGATATAGTATCAAAATTCGTAGCAGAAAGACTTCCCCCATATGAGAATCCGAAGCCTTTAGTCTTGTCTGCTGGTCCAGCTACAATACTGTTCTGCACAGATACTGATGAATTAGCATGCGATTTCAGATACTGTATCGTCTTAGGCTTAGGAGATGGTATAAGATTGATCAGGTCTTCACTGTTAGCTTTCACTGTCACTTTAGCTTGAGCAGACCACGGACTGAAGTTGTCATTAAGCGACTTAGTCTGTATTCTTACATAGTTGTCGCCCACTGAATGAAACGCATACATGAAGCTGCTGACAGATGCATAGTCTTCATTGAACTGCAATGCATACACTTTACTGCCATCAGTGACTTCAATTTTGCTTACTTCATTGTTAGTGCCGTCTGTAATGTTTGGCGTCCATGATATAGTCACTATATCGCCAAAATTGACAGTGCTATTGCTTATTGCTACAGTTGGAGCAGCTGGAGTAGTGCTTGTGACTGCGATATTTGATATCGTATAGTCTGAAGTCATGACAGACGACAGATTGTCATCTACAACTGGCCTTACAGATGACGCTCTATATCGTATATTTCCGATCAATTGAGATGTATCGACCCAAGAACCAGATACGTTAGCAGCTACTCTAGACCAGCTATTGCCGTCTGCTGTTCTGTCGATATTGATCAGACTTGCATTTGACGACGACATGTTAGCAGAGACAGTCACATTCTTGCTAGCATCTATGCTGGCTGTGACAGCTATTGGCTTCGCAGGAGCATTCGATATGATGCTAGAAACAGTATCTGAACTAGTTCCAGCATCGTTCGACACATTCATCTTGTACTGATATCTAGCATTCGTATCATGACCAGAATCTGTGAATGAAGTGCTTGATGCTGATGCTGATGCAGAGTAGATAAGTGTCCAATCAGAAAACGATGACTTGCCTATCGACTCTTTGCTATACAGATACACATTATTCCATGGAGCTGAATCAGAGCTAGATGAAGACCATGATATTGTTGCAGAATCTTCATCATTCTTGACTGCACTGAAGCTAGCAGGAGGATTGGGTGGCAGTATAGTCTGAATCTCTTCAGTTGCGGACCACGGTGAATAAAGCGCTGGTCCTGAATCTGAATATGTATTCCTGAAGCATCTGACTTGATACTGTACTTTGCCAGCAGGAGCGCTAGAATCTGTATACGATGAACCTGAAATATTGTCGCTTACAGATGACCAGTCTCCATCATTCAGTCGTCTTTGCAGCTGCCATTGAGAGCAGTATGTGTTTGAAAGATCTACAGATACTTTGACTGAATTGTAAGAAAGCTTAGTAGCAGAAACTGACGCTGGAGCATAAGGTGTAGTATAGACTTCTCTTGTATCGACATGAGTAGATGCTCCAGCTTGATTGACAGCATATACAGTGAACTGCGACTTCTGATTAGCTCTGAAGCCATTGCATTTGTATGATGTAGCAGACCATGTCAATGTCTGTTCTGGATAGCCAGGTCTGCTGTTCCAAGCTCCGTAGTCATTTCCATCAGAGCCAGCTCTAGAACCTACTTTTATGCTTTTCCATGGCTTTAGAGCATTATTGTCATAATTGAGAGACCATGTAAGCGTAGATGCAGAATCGTCATTCCTATCGATCTGAACATTAGCTGGTGGATTTGGTGTCTTGTAGTTTATGCCGCCAAGGGTGAAAAAAGCATGATTGCCAGAAGCTCCGTTTGCATAGCCTCCGTTCATCCTTACGAAAGCATCTACCGTTATGCTTCTAGCATTGTCAGTCTTACTTATGTAGAAGTCATGCGAAAGCATGGTAAGCATGCCACCATTGCCGCCTACTTGTATAGAGCCGACACCTACTTCTCCAGTGTCTTGTCCATCGCATGATACATGAGCAGAATTGCCATACGACACTGAGAACGCGTACGAAGACTGCCACAAAGCTTGCACTCTAACCCACATGCCAGTATCTGATTCTGATAGCGTCCAAGCGTGCACACCAGCACGCCAAGCGCTATATCCACCAGAAGCATATCCACCCCATACGCCTACATCAGCCATGAATCTGCCTCTATTCTATGCAACTTGATGTACAGCTTCAGGAGCTCTATCAAGTTCATATCTATTGCCATTGATGTACGTCACATATAATGCTTTCAGATCTTGCCAGTCTGCTTGAGTGCATACTATCATGTCTGTAAACTCCACAGCATCACCTGCTGTATTGCCAGACTTGATTGATATTCTACTTACAGCGCCTGTAAAATCAACATCAAACTCTCCTCCAGCGAAAGTAGGAGGCATAGTAAAATTGTCTGACAAAATATATAAATCTGGTTTTGTAGTGACTTTGACAATATTGACGTTGCAATGAAAATGATAGCTTGCACTTGGAAGATTCAAAACTATGTTGTTGTCTGGAGATGATGTGTTTGTGACTAGCGTGTCTATATGATAGCCGCGATCTATATCTGACACTTTCGTATTAGCAGTAGAAGATACAGATGCGGCAAGTGGATTAGTGAATAGATTAGTGTAAGTCTTCTGCATCATATCACCTGGTACTGTACTGTAAGAGTGCTTGAAGATGCATTAGCTGCACCTGTCCATGCCGTAGCAAATGGAACTGTAGCATCGACTTCATATGATTCCAATCCTCTGCCTATTGACAGCTCGTTCTCTTTCATCGCTATCGAGTCATCTCCAAGAGCTATGGAATGCTTGTAGCCTGAATATCCACCAATAGAGCTTGTCTTAGCTACATGTCGTTCATTTCCATCTTCATCTTGAACGATGTCGTATTCTACAAATCCAGGTGCTTTTTCTGTCAGCTCTATTCTGCCCCATATGCATTGATCAGATTCTGCATTCAAGAACTGATTAGCATCATTCTCAGGAGTATTCAAGTATATCGTGTAGACGTAATGAGCATCATATTCTGTAGTAAGATGATTGTCTATGAAACCTTGAGATTGTGATGCATTTTCTACGCCAAGCCACGAAGTGTAGATCGTCTGACCAGATTCAGTTCGTACTTCTCTGACTTTGAATGGAGATCTAGCTAATACGAATGTGCCTACAGATGTGCCGATGATAGATCGTATTGGATCATTAGCTTTTCCAGACCCTTTAATAGTGATGCCATCGACAGCAATAGCCATGTTGCCAGAAAGCGTGTCAATGTAGTGCTTGTTGACAGCATCGAAATCATCTGATGGATCATTGACATTTGACAAGCGACGTTTCAATGATGTAGCTGCATCGCCAAATGAGACTTGAAGCGAATCAGTCGTCTTTGACTCATTGCCAATAGCTACTGAATTCTGGCTTGCTACTGTGTCTTTTCCTATAGCTACTGAATCAGTTGCAGATGCATTGTCTCCTATTGCTGTGCCGTTGCTAGCATTTACTCCAGATCCGAAAGCTACTGAGCCAGAAGCTGTTATGTTCGAGCCTACAGCTGTAGAGTTAGAAGTATTTGAGTCTGTTCCTGCAAGTATGTTGACGAACTGCTTGTTAGCTGCAGCTAATGCAGATTCTTTAGCTAAAGCGTAAGTAGTCATTGCTATGCCATCAGCAGACAATGGAGAGTTCGTTATAGATGTCTCATCTACTGCTTTCCAGTCTGCTTTTCTGTTAGCATAGTCTGTAAGATCTGAATTTAGATTCTCTATATCTGAAGCGTTCTTAGATACTGATTCATTCAGATCACTAAGCTTCTGCTTGGATGATACTGTCTGACCGTTGCTGAATACAGCAAGATCGCCATCAGCTGCAGAAGAGTCTTTGTCTTGCTTCTTAGCATAGTTAGTCTGAAGAACTGAAACCGCTTCATGCAATGTATCGACATCAGTCTGCTTAGCTATAGTAGATATTGCTATCATTATCTGATTGCCATTGCCATCTGTCGCATACATGGAATTCTGAGCGCTAGACAGATGCAGAACTTCGCTGTCTTTAGCTATGCTGGCAAGATTGACTACACCATCAGATATCGGAACAGCAATGCCACCAACTTGTATCTGCTGTACTCCCTTTAGCGAAGCTATGTCATATACAGTCTGCTTGCCATTAGCATCTGTGCCGTAGATCATGTTAGCCATGTCAGTAGTGACAAGCATAGAAGTCATGTTTATGACAGCCACATTGTTCTTGACTACAGAAGCGCCATTGACTACTACATCTGCTACAGCATTAGCATTGCCGTACTGGAATACGATAGCATTAGAAGCTTGACCGCCATCCGTAGATGGATTGACTACGAATATGCTGAATGGTGGAGTGAATGTTATCGGGTCTGCTACGATTATGTCAGATGCTTCTCTAGTCACTGACCTGACAGCAAGCTGCTCTAGCTTGTCATTGACTGAAACGAAGACTTGAGCATCGTCATCGAACCCTGAACCTACAAGAGAGCACACTTCTGCGCCAAGTATGACAGACATTAGTCTCAGGCCATTGTCATACTGCAATGGTCTTATGTATGTCGTATCACTAGCCATTTGATTCTGTCACCTTTTTGTGTTTGCCATCTTTATACAATTATGAGCTGTAGTTAGACAAGCTAGCTACTTCCAGCTTCATAGAGTTCTGCGTATCAGCAAATTCCGTCAATACGTCTAACAAGCTCTCCACTGGCTTAAAGTCCCTATGCTCCATAGGTACAAGTCTATTATTCTGTTCAGCAATTCTAATCATATTCTGTGCTGCATGAACATCTCTGTCATTTGTATAGCCACATACATTGCAATGGTATGTTCTGTCAGACAAAGATATGCTGTTCTTAAAACCACATTTGCATAGCTTTGTTGTTGGCTCAAACCTGTCAAGAACAATAGTCCTAGGATTACGAACAAGACTAGCTTTGACTCTACCCAAGATCGAATGCTGAATCGTTCTTGAACCACGAGACAAAGACTTCTTTGTCTTCCAAGACTTTATGTTCTCGTCTTGCATGCATACATGATTGTATCGCAATAGATAGTTTGCTATATGATTAGATATGTCGTTCTTCTTGTTTGTCAGCTTCTGATACTGTCTTCTGATTCTGACTTTAGTCTTGCAATAGCTGTTAGAGCCCTTTTCTTGACGAGATAGTTTCTGCTTAAGTCGTCTCAGGTGCTCAGTTTCCTCAACTGTTGCTTTGATCTTAGTTCCATCAGACATTGTAATGTGAGTTTTGACACCCATATCGATACCGATAGCTGAGTCTTTCAAGAATGCATCTTCTTGTTTGTCTCTGAAGCATGTAACGTTCAGATAGTATCCATCTGGTCTGTTCAATAGCTTTGCATTTGCAAGTTCACAACCTTGAACCTGATCTGTTCCACCAGCTATCATCCATCCATTAACATTCTGGATATGAACTTTATTAGCTTTAATCTTATATGTTTTGCCATACTGAGCTAGATCAAGTTCTTTGACTTCAGAAACAAACTTAAGCTTTCCTACATGCCGACCCTTCTTCTTTAGAACTGACAATACTTTAATGTTTTGCTTTGTTTCAGCAAGAACAGACTGACGAATTCTAGATCCAAGATATTCAAACTTCCTTGATACATAACCAGCAGGAGTCTTGACATCGACTTCGTTACCGATTACGTATCCTTTGACACCTTTAGCAAGGATATCGTTCTTAAGCCATTTTGCTTCAACAAACAGCATCTTAAGCTGTTCTTTTTGAATATGGCTTAATTTGTTAGTCTGAATCTTGATAGAGAAGACTTTGCAATCTTGATTCTTTCTACGATTGCGAGTATCTTTTCCATGCTGAGCAATCTTTTGATTCTTAGACAGGCGGGTTTCATAATTCATCATGATATGTCACCTACCAATCTATTAATCATAAGATTATTATATCATACTAACATAGTAATCTAGCTATGCATTCAGAAATGACCAGAATTCATTCTAGTAACTTAGATTTTTTAGTATATATAATTATATACATTCTATGCTAGAAGTCCACAGAGATAAACGTGATGATATACTGAATGACATTCTAATATCATTATCTATCATTCTCTATCATTCTCTACTTCTTTTAGTCTAGAGTCTATTCTGTCTATAGACTTAGACATAGAATCGATCTTGCCATTCATTAGTATAAGCATGTCTGTCATAAGACTAACTTGCTTCTCTTCATCAATATCAGAATCGTCTTTTTCATGCCATTTGTAGCTATGCTTCGGAACGTCTCTGTTTTGCTTGCTAGACCATACTGAAAGAAAAGAGAATATTGCTGTCACTAAAGCTGTCAGCAAAGAAGATGACAATATAGTCTGCATCATTTTTGTCTTGCTTTCTTTGCACCTATAGCTTCATTTGCTTTCTTGACATCGCACAATCTATCAAAGCCAAGAGAAGCAAAATTAGCTGAAACAACAAGATAGTAAGATGCACGTATCAATTCATCTTGACTAGTCAAAGTAAGACATGCTAGAACGAAATCTATAGCTGTAAGAATAGAAAGAGATATCAGAAATACAGCTTCGACATTATTGATCTGTGTAAGCTCTGAAAATAGCACGCATATGCACAAAACTACTAAAGCAAGTGATACGATGTCTCTGTTAGCATAAGTCTCACCTGGCTGAAGCAATGTCTCAGTAGTGATAACTCCAAAGAATACGACTGTGAAGTATGTGAAGAACTTTCTGAAGAACAGCAAAAGCGATACTTTCTCTTTTTCTGTCTTATCTTTATTAGTACGAGATGCTCGTTTCATAGCATCAACTCTATTCTGAATCTGGTCTGATGTCAATGTCATCAATTGTGAAGAAGTCTGATGTGTCAAGTCTTGCTGCAAAATTGATGATGCTGTTGAAGGAGATGTAGTTTGTGTATACATATGCGTCACTGTCCCAAGGTATTCCTTTTGATACTGAATCTGAACCGATTTGCAAGCTAGTCGTATCGATGTCTATCTTCGCACCTGAAGCTTTATGCAAATATGACATGAGCACTGAGCTATTAGGTCTAAGATGAGAGAACATTATGATATTGATGTAAGCATCAATAAGTCTGTTTCTTTGCTGAGACGATAATGCGTAGACGTATATAGAGCATGAAGCTTTGCATTTTCCATCTTGAACAGGCATGCCATTGTCGTCTTCATGCCATCTGCCTACATTGGCCTGCTGTATTTCTGATATGTTTGCTGCGACTCTTACGAATGGGAACTCGGTCTTGACTTGAGGGAATTCCGGATACGTGTTCTTGTCTTCGTCAAGCTGGTCTAAAGCAGGATCTAGCTCATGCCACAGAGATGGCTTGATCGATTCTCTCAGACCAAGCACGAAAGCGTTCTTGATTGAAGTCGTCAAGCCATCTGTCATATTCATATCCTATCTTTGTACTCAGTATATTCTCAGAATTATCACGTTTATCTCTGTGAACATAGCATATCATGTCTATATAATTATATATACTCAAAAATCTAAGTTAACAGAGAACAACGTCGTAATTCACTCAGAATCCACTGAGAATGTGACGTATATCCAGTCGATAGATGCAAGCCACTTGTACTTGAATTCTACGTCTATCGTTCCAGGAGAGCCAGCTCTATTAGTCACAGACACGTCTGAGAAGCCTGCTATTATCTGCTGAGACTGCTGCTGAGTAAGAATCATGCTCACTTTAGCAGACATTTCAGACAGAATGACTGCTGTAGACGGCAATCCTACGTATATGTCGAGAGCTGCTCTCATTATTCTGATGATAGACTGCTTTACAGCGCCATAAGACCATTCGACGATGCTGGACTGAGTAGTAGCTATGCCATGGCGTATTCTCATCGACGAATTCGACTTCTCAATGACTGTGCAGCCGGATGCTGCAAGAGTGTTCTTCTCTTCATACAGGAAGTTCTGTACTCCATAGAAGCCATATACGTTGCTTCTTGTCAGAGACTCCCATACTTGAGACTGCATTATAAGGCCGCATACTGCTGCTGAGAACAGCCAGCCTGGAGCATTTACTGGATTGCTGGAAGACGATGGCAGAATGCTTGCGATATTGTTCGGTATGAACATTATGTCATCGCTGTTCAGATTCCTTGCGAAATTGCATAGCTGGTCTACGGAATATGTAGAAGATGTGCCGTCTAAAGCGAACACTCCTCGTCTTTCAAGAGCGTTAGAATTGCACCAAGCTACATGAGCAGCTACAAGAGACATCTCGTCAGCAGAAAGACCAGCGAAAGTGACAAGAGTCACATCTTCCTGTATCTTTAGGCTTTCAAGAGCACTCTGCAGAGTATTGCCTGGATTGTTGTCTACAGCTGCAATGACTGGTATGATGCATATCGAAGTAGCGCCATTGTCAAAAGCGAAGTCTGCTGCAGCTGAAGCTGCAGACACTACATTGCCATTGTCATCGAAGCCAGTGCCATAGAATGCTTCTACAGATTGCTTAGAGAACCATCTCAATGGCTCGAAGAAGTTGTCTGGCAGCCATGCGTAGCTTATCGATATCGGCTGAGTTGATATGTCTGCATTAGTTATCGTTATAGAGAAGTTCGACAGATCTTTTGACTGAGCTACAGAGTAGTCAGTGTCTTTGACTAGAGCTGTGCCATCTTGAGAAGCAAGCGATACTTTGCTCAGAATAAGATTCTTGGCGTAGATAGTGACTGTTGAGCCATTCGAAAGCAGTCTTGTAGTAGTAGTTGACGGATAGTCTGCAAGCTTTGCTATCAATGCCATAGTGCTTGGCTGCACAAAAGCTGTAGAGCCATTAGATACTGCAGGTGCATTGACTATTACTGAAGGTGGTATGTATGCCATTAGTAGCTAGTCCCTTCTTTCTAGAGCTCGGAAGCTCTTGTGTATTTAGCTGTGAAATTGTAGGTAGCTTGCTTGGCGCCAGTGTTGTTGACCTGTATGCCATTAGTCACATTAGTTATGATGACGCCCTGATAGCCCAAAGCTTTAGTCGGATTGCCATCTTCGTCTATAGTCACCCATACAAGCTGCATTGCACCAAGCTTGATCTGCTGATTGAACAGATCTACTAGATCCTTAGCGCCCTTGAACTTGCCATTGAATATAGAGCTGAACAAGCCTTGAGCTCTTAAAGCATACATCGAGAAGTTAAGCGTGCCAGAGCTGACTGCCATCGGCGGTATGATTGCTCTTGGTCTCTGATCGCCTATAGCCATGACGTCCATAGCTGAACCAAGTGCAGGCTGGCCTGAATCGTTGAATGACGTTATCAGATCAAGGGCTTTGCCTTCGAACTGCAGCACTCCATATCCTGCTCCAAAAATTGCAAAATCTTTGGCGTTGTATCCTATATTATCCATTACATACTTCCTTTGCTGATAGCGTTTCTATAATTGTCAATTTCTTGCTCCTTAAATAGCTTGAAAGTCATATCGTTTTCTTTGCAATATTCCTTTGCAGCCTGAACTTTAATCGGAACGTCTGCAAAGGCGAACGTATACAAAGACTTAATTTCGACTAAGTCTTTATGGCCATCCTTGAAGGTAACAAGAAAGTCTGGAAAATAACGATGACCTGTTGGAAGAAGTATCGTAAAGTTTGGTCTATCAAAATCTTGAATACTGTCATCTTTCAGCATAAGTTCGCAGAAGGTCTGTTCGTAGGACGAATCAGTATGAATAGTTTTGCCAGACTTTGTGATAGCCTTACCATGTATACCATGCCAACATATACCATGCCAACTTTGAATCTTAGCTATTCTTTCTTCATCAGAAAGATTCTGCCAGTATTCTTTCATTGCTTTGGACTGACGATCAGACTTTTTCTTTCTTTCTTCGTCAGAAAAACTCTGGCAGTGTTCTTTATTGCCTTTAGATATACAATCAGACATTTCTATTCTTTCTTCGTCAGAAAGATTTGCCCAAAACGCTTTCATTATTTCAGACCTACGATCAGACTTTTCCTTTCTTTCTTCATCAGAAAGATTCTGCCAATATTCTTTCAGTCTTTCAGATGTCAATTCATTCTTTTTCTTTCTTTCTTCGTCAGAAAGATTTGCCCAGTATGCTTTTTTGCTTTCAGATGCTATTTTACTCATTAGCGCTCTATGCTCTGGTGATCTAGCTATAGCTCGTTTCTTTGCCAAGCATTCAGGAGTATGAAGCTTATAATTGTCTTTATGCAAACGATACTGTTCTTTAGCTAGTTCACTAAGCTTTTTCTTAGCTTCTGGCGTGCTTAGTGCTTCATGAATGTGTTGACAACGAACAGCTTTCTTTTCAGGATCTTCCCAAGATCGCTTGATCTTCTTTGCATATCTAGCTTTGTATTCTGGATCATTATTGCGCTTAGATATGCTTTCAGACAAACGCTTTCTATAATCTTCATTCTGCCAGTTTCGCTTTGACAGTTCCGAAAGCTTTTCTTTTACCTCTGGCGTATTCAGTGCCTTTTTAGTATTCTGCGAAATCTTTCTGGAAACATCTGGATTATGCTTGTTTGCTTTATGATTGCGATAGCCTCGCATGTTCTTGCATTCTTTATTGCATATTTCGCAAATTACCACGACATCCTCCGTTCCCACTCTCAATTACAGGCATGTTTCTTACCATTCATATAATAATTATATTCTAATAGTTTTGTTGCTATTCAAGATTATGAATTGTAGGAATTTGCTCCCTCTCTTACTATGTCTACCGAATTGATGTACGGTATCATAGAGTCCCATAGCCTGAAGTCTTTGTCGTAGCTGCTTGCAAGATAGTGCTTGTACTTCTCAGTAATGCCAATGCCAGATCCTATAGCGTTGCCAGCATTAGTACCGAATGATACGATCTTGCTAGCATCTGCAGGCGTAGCTACCCTGCAAGCGTCTATGAATGAAGATGTAGAGTTGCGTACAGCAGCTTCTATGTCTGAGAACTGTATCCATGAGCCATATGTTAGAGTAGACGCCCACTCTTTCAGAATAGACTGGACCTGCAGCAATACAGCATCATTTGATGCACCAAGCACATTCTGTATGACCAGCCTTATGTCAAGACCGACAGAAATAGCTTGTCTAGAAATGACATCCGTAGAGATCTGTCTGTTCGCATCTAGAAGAGCATCTGTTATTGCGACAGTGCGATTGTATGAGTAGCTGAAGTTCATGACAGATGAGTCTGACGGGACAGACGAGCCTGGGACCCATGCTATTGCATCTATCTCGCGCTGAGTTCCAGCATTCAGATTCTGCTGCTTCAGAAGCCTGTAGTTCGTACCCATAACATACATTGCGCCAGATATGTTCAGTGACTCTGGGATAGTCAGCACTGGAGAGAACCCTAGGACCTGCATCTTAGTGCCATCCTTAGGATGCGTTCCGTCTTCGTAGTAGTAGTCGTTCATGTTCCATATCGAGCCAGCAACATTGTCGATAGTCTTGGAATTGACTTGAGCGCATTCTGTCATGTCATAAGACTCTACGCCATCTACGAACACATCCACTTTGTTGACTAGAGGAGGATTGGCTGCAGGGTCGTTTCTTGACTCTATAGGGCAGTATTCATGCTTGAAGAACAGGAAGTCTCCGACATTGAAATTGACGCTAGCATTGAAAGCATCTGCCAGCTTCGCTCTGTAGACAGCGTCTGTCCATATCTCCTGCCCTCCAGATATAGGAGCAGAGACTTCGCATTTGAAGCCAGACCTGTCTGGCAAAGTTAGCATAGACCCTGATGCTACAGATCTTGGAGCTAAGTCTTCAGACTCCACTGGAACTGCTGCAGATGCTATAGCTCCCGAATAGATAGTAGCATCCGACTTAGTCGAATACACATTGCCGCTAGAGTCCTGAAGTCTTGTGCCTGCTTTAAGGATATAATTAGACTTCTGAGCTACATCGAAGCCGAATGAGACTGTTCCAGTAGCAGATGAGCCAGAGAATCTGCCTAGACCGATCTTAGTGCCAAGTGCATCCAGGTCAGCTCCGTACATGTTGTCAAGATTCAAGTCTGCAGATGACTTGTACAGCTTGACTACTGGCTGTGAGCCATACGATGTGTCTACGAAGTAGTCTTTGCCTTCTACATATGCATGCTCCTTAGCTGTTCCTGGCTCCTTGACAAGATATGTCTGCCTTGGCCATGTGAACTTGGAGCATGGTATCATAGACTGGAAGCCGATGCCACCGCCTAGAGATTGCGGAAGATTGACGACTTCAAGCTGCTCTTCCCATCTTTCGATAGGACCGATGACATTGACTCTGCTATTGCCCACTACATTCATAGCAGTACCCATGTAAGCATCTTCAGTGCCAGCTACGTTTCTTAAGAATGTAGCTCGTATTCTAGCTCTAAGCTCTGCATCGGTCTCTACATCATAGCCGCCAGTGAAGTTGTATCTGTTCTCGACTTTCAGGTCTTTTATGTAGAAGTTGCTTGCTATCTGATTGATAGAATAAGCATTAGCATTTCCCTGAACGCCTGGAGTAGTGCATGTTGCATTGACGAATACTTCATATTGAGCTACAGGTATGATTGCTGCATCATTAGTGCTGTATATCAGCGAGCCGTCTGTTATCTGGAAGTCAGAAGGTATGTCTACTTCTACTGTAGCTGGCGTATCAAGATAGAATCTGACTTGCCCTGTAGCTTTCAATCCGCTCTGTCTGCCAAAGCCAAGCCATGATGCTAGAGCATCAAGATCTGCGCCGCTTTTTGAGTCTATGTCGAAGAATGACATGTTGACTTGAGCATTGATGTCGATACCAGATGCTACAGAAGCCGCGGCATCCAGTATCTTTCGTATCGGGTCTCCAACATCAGTACTTATGTTAGGATCGATAGTGTTGAGAGCTTTGACAAGCTGGTCAGACCATTCAGCAGGAGTCTTCACTATGCTATTCCTTTCTACTTGCTCTTCTCAGGCATCATAGAAAGAGTGCCATTGGAATTGTTGACAGACATGAGCGACATCTCTGGAAGATACGTTATGTCAGATGATGACGAGAACGACTTCATTCTGTACTGATGTCCGCTTACTTGCCCTCCAGATGCTATTATGCTCTTAGACTGCTCTAGCTCGTACTCATTCTGGCTGTCGTACTGGAAAGTGTATGACGACCCGTCTTTGTTCAGAGCTGGAGCACTCAATGGAGTCTTTCCGTACTTGCCACCAGGGAAGTTGTCAGGAGAGTCTATTCTGTCGAATTGCTTCCAGTCAGACCACTGTATCGATGAAGTCTTCTCGGAGAAGCTAGTCTCGTCTTTTGTCGTAGACTCGTATTCAGACTGGTATGAGATGTTCTTTATCTGAGTGTTGTTGGACTTGTCGTACACATAGTACTCAGAATACTCTTGCGTCCTGCTCTCCATGCTCTTCCTGACTTCTGCTTGATCTCCAAGATTAAGATTGAAGTTGGCATCATAGCCGTAAGCTATCTCGTCGAACAAGTATTCTGGCGGTGGCAGCTTAGATGAGTCTACTGCATTAGTCAGAGTCTTGACTATCTCGAAGTATGATGAAGATGCAGATATGTCTCTTAGATCGTCCTCTTTGTATGATGCCAGTCCATTTGTGTCTATAGTGATGATGACATCTGCAGGCTTGATCCTGTCTAATACTCTCAGAAGCAGGTCTTTCTGCTGAGGAGTTATGTCTTTGTTGTCTGGGACTATGACTACTTCGTTTCTGAGAAGATACTGCATTCTTCCTACAGTCTCATCACGCTTCTCATATCGCCAAGTCTCGTACATCTTGCAGTCATCGAATGTAACAGACCTTACTGCTTCTTTGAACCCTTTGACAGTACCGCCATCGTTCATAGCACGCATCATGTCAATGAAGCGCTCTTTGTACCATGACTCCTTGACTAGAGCTTCATTAGCTTCATCTACTGTAAGCAGCGCTGCATCAGTATCAAACGAAGTCTTTTCAGAATAGACTCTTGGAAGCCCGTATATAGAAGCGAACAACTGGTCTACGAAGCCAAGCCACGCTGTCTCTACTCCACCATTAAGCCAGTCTTTTACAGAAGCAGCAAGAAGCTGTCCAAAGCCTGCTTGACCGCATACTACTTCTACAATGTGCCTTAGATGGCTTGAAGCTGTCTTGTCATACACGTCATCGTCGAAATGAGCCATTATGCTGTCTATGTCTATAGACGACAACACTGGCAGCGTAGAGGGCATGAAGACCATGTCCTGGCCAAGAGAGCTTTCTTGCTCAGTCATGACTTTCTTGCTACTTCTTCTCTATCTTAGACAGAATGACTGATATGATCGCTACTATTGCTAGTATAGAAAGCATTATGAAATTCAAGATAGCTGCTCCTATAGCTTGTATTTGATGATATGATCTATATCTCTATATAATAGATTATATCAAACAAGCTAAGGCTTGCGATGTTTTCGCTGTTCTCTTTTGCATGAACATCATTGTCCATAGCGACAGACAGCAAAAGCTACATCAGATTTTTGATAGCATGCTTTGAATACTGTTGTGCTAGCATGTCGATTACGTCTTCCTTTGTTATGCTAGACACTATGCTGTTGACTTTGCTTCGCAATGCTATATTGTCGCTGATGTCATATTTCAGATTCGATATGGCAGTATCAGCGAAGTTGTCTAGATCGTCTTCTATTGTATCAGAATCAGCATCATGCATTATGTCATCTACTACATTCTTGTCTTCGTATAGTTTGTTCAATACGAACATGCTAGCTGCTTTGCTAATGACATTTGCTGTATTGCGTCTTTTGACTGATTCGTCTGCATAATCGAAATCGTTTTCTGAATCTATGCTCTTGAATGATTGCTTGTCATAGTAATGTACAGTTCTGATGTAGCTTTCAGATTCGCAATTGCGATACTTGATGGGATTAGAAGACCTTCTAGACTTCTTTCTCTTCTTGAATGCCCTATTGTCTATGACTATCATATCTGAATCATCTAGCATATTGTCTCTTTCTGCATTACTGCAATTCGTTTCAGATTCTCGTATTTTTCGCAAGCATTGCTGCCAAGCTAGATATTGGTTTGAAGACCAATATGACTATCGTAGTCTATTTGATAAATCACTCTATTTCAAATCAGAAATCAGATGCTTTCAAGTTCTGAACGTCTTGTATCCATTATATGAAGTCTGTTGTTGATAGATTCATACAAATCGAATGTCTTCTTGTCTTTTGCTGGAACATTTGGCAAAGTCATTTCTGTATAAGCATATAGAACATCTAGTTCTTTGATGAGATTAGAATTCAAGTCTGCATAGTGATTAAGTAAAGCATATGAAATCTTTGAGTCAAGCTTAAGCCATTGCTCTTGATTGAATGCAAGTCTGTTCATTTTAGACTTCGTAAATAGTGAATAATATGATTCGTCTGCAAATTCATTTTCATTTTCAATGTTCATGTTAGATTCTTCTTTCTATGATAAGATATTTAGATGTTGATGTGTATTCTAAGCATACTTGTCCTATTTCAGGGAAATAGCCCTAAACTGCTGTCTATAAAGCAAGCTTCGGATATAGAGTATTCTATGCTGTGCAGACATTGAGGATATTGTGGTCCTCAGACTTGCATTTGCTCTGAGCATTAAATGGAACTCGTAGGCTATGCCTCTTAAGCAGACCATGAATTTCAGCATTTCTGAAGTTGCTGATCCCATCTTGCATCAGATGCAAGCACGAACAAAGATGCCAGGCTATTTCAGTACCTGCACATATGGCTGAATTGCTTTTGGATGTGAAAGCTACTGCCATCCAAAGTACTGCATGATCATCAAGCATATCGAAATCGTATGATGTCAGTCATCAACTCAATCGATATTAGCTCATGCAGCAAAAGACCATATGCTAGACACAATGTCCATGTCTGTATTGCTCAACACAATCTTATCATAGATTGTCACCAACCTATATGAATATTATATAACACTTTTTAGCAAATGTAAAATTGAGAATTTACTTCTGAACGCTTTGTATTCGTAGTCTATATAATTATATGGATACTAAACAACGATTTCAATCTGGATAAACCTGACAACAACTGGAATGCTTCAGATTTTACTTTCGTACTATTATGTTATATAATATAACTATAAAAACAAAAACAAGAAAGCGATATCGAATGTGGATCAAAAGCAATAACGACATGATAGCTAATCAAAGTTTAAGATGGATTCGACTTCCTGGAAATGACTTCGAACGTCGATGGTTCTGAAAGCTATGAAAGACATGATATCAGCAAGACATCAGCATTGGCTTGACATAGCTACAGAACTAGCTAAGCTCAGTTCATGCAAGAAGAAACATGGTGCTTTAGTCGTAAGAAGCAACAATGTTCTGTCTGTAGGAATCAACAAGATGCGAAACAATCCTGCATACATGCTAGACAGACCATCAGGCATATCTGTCCATGCTGAAGAGCAAGCTTTGAAGGCATGCAGAGGTGATGCTGGCAATTCTACTGTCTACGTAGCTAGAGTCTATTCTGACGGCACGGCCACGATGTCTAAGCCATGCAAGAGATGCCAGAAGCTGATGAAAGCAGCTAACGTAAAGAATGCAGTGTATACAGACTGGCATGGCAATGCTTGCATCATGCATGTATGATTGACGACGTTTATCTCTGTGAACTTGAAGTATTAGGTATATATATTTTATAATACCTATTACTGAAGTATCACACGATTAAACGTCGTTAACCTGATGATACAGTGAGATCCAATGAAGGATATTACAATCCAACTTTTCCAGTATTCGTCTCAACTGGAGATGATATCTGCACATTTGTAGCTCCGCCATTAGTAGCGGACCAAGAATGAGTGACAGACTCCACGAATACAGTCACTCCTGCTCCTTCTAGTCTAAGTCTTATGCCTGGCAGTATCTCTGGCCTGAATGTTATCTTCAAAGTATTCGAGAAGCAAGCTGCCCATCTCTCCATGAAGATCAGCAAAGCTTTGACAGCTGTCATAGTCGAGTCTATTATGTAGTTGTCAGTAGTATCGTATACTGAGACGCCGAATCTTTGCAATAGCTGAGATGCTGTCTTGCATCCTGTTATCGATATGTCTACAAGCTTGAGAAGACTGTCTCCCTGCTTCTCCAACGATATAGTGCCATTAGATTGCAGAAGTCTTTGCACTTCATCGAATGTGCCTATGGTGACTCCATACTGAGTGTCCATATGCTCTCTAGTAAGCAAGTAGACATGAGAAGTGTACATTGACTTGTCGAAGTCTGCAGAGTAGTCTACTATCTCGTACTGAGGTATCGATATCTCATTGTTAAGAATGCCAGATGCATGAAGCTTTCCGAAGTAGTCTGGTACGAATGCTGCAAACGATCCATCTGGCAAAGTCATGAACTCTCTCATAGACCCTTTGCAAAGAGACTGCACGAATTCAAGAGCAGGCTTATCATTGTACAGAGCTAATGGGCCAGTAAGAGCTTCAGACTCATAGCTTGGTGTCTGCCCGACATAAGTGACATACTTGAACAGCTTGTATGCTAGGTCTTCAGCAGTAGCAGTAGCAGAATCAGACGAGCTGCCATCTGATGAGTCAGAGTTGTCAGAAGACCCAGTCACTCCAGTAGGTCTAAGATACCCTGCAAGCGAATAGCCGCCAGAGTTCTTTGGCATCGTCATTCTGAAGACAGTTGGTATTGACCCTCCCTGAGACAAGCAGTCAACGCCTGATCCCTTGTCAGAAAGCACTATAGCGACATGCCCATATCCTCCATCGCCAGGAGAGCTTCTCCACAATGCTATGTCGCCCTTCTGACATGTTTCATTTGGCTGTATCTTCTTCAGTACTTTGCCGCTATCGCCCTTTGGCATAGCATTGTAGAAAGCGCCATTTCCGCCAGCATCTTGCATCATCTCTGGACTGCCCATGCTGAAGCCAAGCACTTCCTTTCCGTAAGACAGGTACAGATCCCAGCACTGATGCCCCCAAGCTCCATCTACATCAAGAGATGGAGTGCCATCAGCATGCTTCTTCAGGAATGCATCTAGCTTGCCATCCATAGCTGTCGATCCAGTAGCAGAATTTGATGTATGCGAACTGGGCGAGCCAGACGAAGAAGAGCTATTAGTCTCGCCAATCTGCTTGTCTATGAAATCTTTCCACTTGTCAAGAGTCTTGTAAGTAGTGCTGCCAATCTTAAGATAGACATTGCTTGGAAGCTTTAGATCAGCTTTGTCTTTTTTGTCTTTGATATTGAGACCAGTGAAGTAGTAGAATATGATGCAAGCAGCATCTTCACTTCCCGTGCCTTTAGATATGTCTAAGCATATAGCTTTCATAGCTTTGTCTTGAGCAGATTCTGAGCAGTCTTTAGCTGCTTTGTCGATATTAGCCCATTTCTTCATCTGCTCTTGAGTCAGACCATACTTGCCAGTATGACCTTCTCCATCCATATGCGTCCAGTCATAAGTGGTATTGCTGTTTGCATTTACGAATCCAACTTCTTTGCCCACATCGTTCATGTTAGATTTAGCATCAAGATTCAGCATTTTCTGGATGACGCCTTGATAAGAATCTACGTCTCCAGCTGCAGCAGATCCATTTTTGCTAGAAGAAGCATCAGACATGTTGGTTGGACCGAACAGCTGCTGGAATATCGAAAGAGCCATGTCATCAGACTGAGCTTTGCCATCAGTTATCGATCCGATTATGTCTTCTATGAACTTATTCTGATTAGGGAACTTAGCTATCTTTATCATGCTAGACGGAAAGCCGCAGACGTCCTGCAAGAACTGCACTAGCTGAGACCCTGATTCAGCATCATTGCTTGACTTGCTGTCGTTGCTAAGTACAGACATCGTGCCGTTCCAGTACTTCTCTATAGCTTTAGTAGAATACGGATCCCAGTAGATGTAGTGCAAGTCGCCTATAGCGTCTTCACAATCAAATGAGTAGCTTATGTCATAGAAGCCGAAAGCTGGGCATTTGGATATCTTGCCAGTGAAAGCTTCTATAGTCCTGTCGTTCTTGAGGAAGCTTATGTGCACAGCATCGCCAGGGTGCAGCTTCCATTTACCAGCACTGTACTTGCCCTGAGAATACGATCCTGCATTGTTCAGAGTTACTGATGCTGTCGATATTGCAGACTTGCGTCTTGATACAGTGACAGACTCAACATCATCAGACACGTCTATTATGGAGCTGTTTGCAAGACGCACCATGACTTCCACTCCAGAGTAGAAAGCCTCTGTGACTTGATTGCTCATTCTTGCCTTCCCAATCTATTTCTACTTGCCAGACAGATGCTGAAGATACGAATACACATCGCTATTGCTAGCTAATGTGTCAGCTAGATCCTGACTGAATGGCACTGTGAATGATGCTGACTGCATGCTGCTGCTCAATGGCTTAGTGTAGTCTATTGGCTTAGTGCATGATATTCTGACATTGCCATCGCCAAGATATGCTATTGTCATACCAGCGATCTGCTTGTTCTCTTTAGACCACTTGTCATACAGGTTCTTGTTGTTGTCTTTAGCTATGTCTCCAAGCTTGTCGTCTATGCTTTCATTCTCAAGCATTGACTCTACTATCTTTATGACGTCTGTCGATACTATCATGTCTGTCATAGATGTCTGGAACATGTTAGTCAGAAGCAAGAATGACGCAGTCAAGTCTTTAGTCGGCGCTCCAGCTGTCTCTTGCCATGAGAAGCTAGCTATAGTGACTTTGTAGTTCATATGCTGCTCAGGCCAAGATAGAGTCAGTATCGCATTTCCTCTCTGCCATCTTTGGAAGCACATAGCAGTCTGCTCTTGCACTTCTTGCGGACCATTTCTGAACGTGACTGTCAAGCTGTCTTGTCGTGGATGCTTAGCCTGGAACCATGCATTTCTTTGAGCTACAGAAGTGCTAGCATCAGATTGCATAGTCCAAGACATTCGTATTGGAAGCACTTCTACCATAGTATCAGAAGAATACAGCGTCATAGACATGATATGCTACCTTTGTTGACAATCATTATCATTTAATACCATCCGACGGACAACTCGTGTTGCCAGCTTTGCGACGGACTTCCATACCTGTCCTTTATGTACTTAAGTCCCCACTCTATCTGAGTCTTCGGATTAGTCTTCCAGTCAGCACCAGCAGATGCCATCTTCTCAGGTGGCAGAGACTGCACGATACCATACGCGCCAGAAGATTGATTCGTAGCTTTATAGTTCCAGCCTGACTCTCGATTCCATAGCTTGACAAGAGCAGCGAAGTCAGCTTCTGTCCAACCCATGTCAAGCACTCTTTGATGAGCATACTTCTGGCAATCGACAGGAGAATTAGAAGCGAGATCTGTAGATGTGCCTACTGTCTGACCCTTGACTTCTACTCCATTTGGCGTAAGTCCAGTGATCGGCTGCAGAGTGTAGTCTCCAGTCCCGCCATGCCAGCCTTCATCTCCAGATGTGAAGCCTATGTCTTGTCTGATAGCATTGAACAGAGATGACATATCGCTTCTTGTCATTGGAGACGAATTTCTGACGACATCGAATGATATAGCATATGGGATAGAATTGCTGTCAAGACTCTTAGAGTAAGCATAGTCTCCCAAAGCGCATATGACATCTATGCCCTTGTCTGGGAACTGAAGTCTTGTTGGTATGTTGTTCTGCTGGTTCTGAAGGACAGACTTGTAGAATGAAGCGAATACATATGCTATGGAGTCAAGATCAGATGGAGATGCTGGTCTTGCGCATAGATCGCCACTGAAAGCTCCAGACTCTGTCTTGCCAAGAAGCTGTATGACTCTGCCTTGCAATGTGTCTGATATAGTGTACTTTGGCTTGACAGTGTAAGACCAGTCTGTAGGGTTAGTCGCAAATGAATATGCAGCTGTGCCTGATGTGATAGATATGACCATGACTACTTGCCTATTCTCATAGAGTCAGAGCCAGAATAGATTCTCTGTAGCGTCTCGTCTTTCTTAGCCATCTTAGCATACAGACCATCATCTGCGCTTATCTTTATGTTGATGTCTGACGAAGACTTAGCATCGCTATTGCTTCTTGACTTTCTAGATGTGCTCTTAGATTCGCCGTAATCAGATTCTCCTACTGCTACTTTTCTAGCTCTGTCTACAGATCCTATGACAGCGCCAAGGCCAGCTCTGTCCAGATTGTTCTCGTTCATATACTGTTCGCTAGTGCTTGTTCCAGGAAGAGTATTGAATCTCAACATATTTTGCATAGCTCTTGAAGCATCTTCAGGATGGTCATTCAGATATCTTGTAGCTGTGACAGGGCTTTGAGAAGCTGCAAGAGCATCTCCACCAAGAGAGCCAAGACCTTGCAAGAATGCTTTGTTGCTTACTAGCGCCTGAGCGTCTTTTACGCCTATGGTAGCGCCAGTAGTGTCTTTGACAGTTTTCTCAAGATTCGCTTGCACATCTGCAGCCATCTCCTCACCATCACTGCCGCCAGTTCCCTGATTTATCTTGTTTCCTATTCCAGCAGCAGACTTAGTTATGTCGTCTAGGCTTTGGCCTGTCGTCTTGGCTGTATCTTTCAAAGCATCCATAGAAGACTTGACAGCATCTGTGGAAGCGCCAGTCTTAAGCATCTGATCAGCCATAGACATCATGGAATCAGGAAGCCCAGAGTCTTTGATGCTCTTCTTCAACTCGATAGATGCATTGAAAGCTTCTGACCCATATGACAAGCCAGCACTTGAAGCGCTTGCTCTGTAGTTAGCCAAGTCTTTGCCAGATACATCTGTAAGACCAAGGAACTTCTGAGCGTCTTGCCATCCGCCAGATGCCATCATCTTGGCACCTTCACCTGCACCTAAGCCATAGACATTGCCTTGTCTTTGTGCATCTCTATAGCCTTCCATTCCAGCTTTAGCAAGAGCACCTACTGCTGTAACGCCTGCGAGGACAGGATTGACTTTAGTAAGAAGATTTCCAGCAAGCGACATCAATCCACCACCAGCAGCACCAGCTGCAGCAGTAGTAGCACCAGCTGCAGCATCTCCAGCTGCACCTGCTATGCCAGAGTCTATTGCGCCTGTTGCAGCTGTCTCAGCGCCATCAGCTAAAGCGCCTGAAGCTGCAGTGCCTATCTTAGAAGTTGCTGCAGAGTCCAATGCTTCTGATGCTGGCTTAGCAATAGTATCAGCTGCTTCAGAACCAATTTGCTTAGTAGCAATTGAAGAAGCATTTTCAGTTGCATCTGAGGCTATGCCAGGTGTCTTAGTGACAGACTTGCCAGCTTGCAAAGCTTTGGATATAGCAGTGCTGACAGATTTCATAGCTTCATCAGAGCTAGCACCAGCTGATGAGCCAGTCTGCGGAATAGATGATATCGTATCTGGCCCAAGAGCTTGCTTTGAGTCTATGACTGTCTTCATGTCAGATGATATCTCAGAAGCTTTAGCTCTCATAGCAGTCTGGTCTATGCTTTCAGAAGCTGCTTTAGTCGCAAGTCTTGAATGCAAGCTGTCATAGAAAGAAGTGCCCATAGACATTACAGTATGCATTCCATCAATGTACTTGTTGATTGACGAAGTGTACTGATCTAAGTTCTTGACGACTTGCTGCATGTTGAGAGTAGCGAATACTTTTCGTATTTCGTCAGCATTGACTTTGCTGAATTGAGCTATCTTCCTGTCGTCGCTAGCATTAGATGTGCGACTTACTGCAGCTTTCTTCTCTTCATTCTGCTGTCGCTTGACTCTGTCATTGTCATGCTTAGCACTGTCGACTTTCTGTCTTTCATTGCTCTCTTTGACAGCTTTAGCGATAGCAGCTATGTTGCTTTCGTAATCGCTTGACTCATCGCTAGAATTCGTCTTAGCTTTAGCAGCACGCTCTTTCTCTCGCTTCTCATCTTCTTCAGCATACCTGCTCTTTATCAGGTCTATCAGATCGCCTATTGATCTGCTGTCTTCGTCTTCGTCAAACGAGAAAGACACTGTGTCATCTATCATGCTTTACCGCCAAGATTGTGAGCTGACAGGAACTCCGATATCTTTCTCATGTCTACTTCTCCATTGACAGAATGCCTTTGGTTGACAGAGTCGTCTTCAGATGGGAATGCTGCTTCATGCATTTTCGGATTGATGAATGCTGTCAGCATCTTAGCTACATTGACATAGAACTCTTTGTCGTTCTTAGCATCGATCTCATCAAGATACTGCTTAATGTGCACATTGAGTCTAGATTCAGGCAGAGAATTGCTTCTGTCAAGCCATCTCAAACGAGATGCTGTGTTGTCTGACAGTCCCTGCCGTATCATTTTCCCAGTGCTTCAAGTTCTTTGTCTGATTCGTTTTTCATGTCTCTGTAAGCTAAGCAATACTTCTCTATGAATTTAGAGTAGTAGTCTTTAGCTTTCTCATATCTAGCTTCTGGTGTGTCGTCTCTTTTAGATATAGACGGTATGAACAGCTCTCCATCTATTCGTATGACAGACATAGCGAATATAGCTGTATTGTATGCAAGCGGATATGCTAGAGAGTTCTCATACTGAGATACTAGAGTGAAAGCTTCCATCTCTTCTCTAGCATTCAGCACTTTCATCTCTACAGTATGCTTGAGAATAGACAAAGTCTGTCGTTTTTCACCCTGCCTAGCAGCTTCTATGATAGCAAACTCATCAGCCTGATCATGCGTCTCAGCTTCGTCATGCATTTCGACTTCATCTTCTGCAGGCTGCTCTGCAGCTCTAGCTCTTTCTAGAGCTCTGTCTTGCTGTCGTCTTGATACCATATGGCTGCTCGTTTCGTAGTAATGTTGCTTATATTGATAATTATATCAAAACGCTTGCAGAAAGCATGCCGCTAATACTATTGACGACGTTTATATGTGTGGACTTAGAATCCGATGCATATATAATTATATATACTTGATACTGGAAGTTCACAGAGAACAACGTCGTAATTCTGGTGATATAGCCAGTGCAATGGATGGAATCAAAACATTCCAGAATACGGAGACTTGAACTTAGACGGCTTAGCATATGCATCTATGTCAGATACTGCTGAATTTAACGAATCAGATGGACTAGACACGACATTGTTCAGATATCTGTCTGCTCTAGCATTAGTCTGGTCTGAAAGAAGTCTGTATGCTAGCACCATCAAGCAGTCGACAAGATCTGAGTGCCCAAGATTCCCTATTCTTGGCTTGACTACTTTGCCATTCACTATCTGCAAAGCTTCCAGTTCTGCTTGAAGCATGCACCTAGCTGTCTCCCAAGTGTTCATGTCATCGAAGTACGAATGAACCCAATGCTCATTTATGCACATCTTCAATGTCTCGTACATCTTAGTGTTCTTGCTTCCAGTGAATGTCTCTTCGAACACTTTGCAAGCTATGTTGTTATCATGGCAGTATGCCATCAGATCCTGTATAGGCATGACTGAATTGAACTGATCGAATGATATCGTCTTTAGTCTGAACATAGCTATAAGCTGCTTTATGTCATTCAGTATGTGTCTGTACTCTATCTGACCAGATTCGAACTGGCTTGACTTGTAGACTGAATACCAGTCGACTATCATGTGCTTGTAGCTTATGCCGAACTCGTCAGGCTCATTCAGTTCAGAATGGCATATCATTACAGCGAAGTCATCGTTGACTTTAGCTGGATCGCAATGCATATGGTACTCTTTAGAGTATGCACCCTGATTTTGCTTCTCAAGATGTCTGTGAATGCCATTGATGTCGAAGTCGTCAAATATCTTAGCAACAGCTTGAGGAGACAGATAGACATTCAAGCCTTCGACGAACTGAGCTCTGTTCTCAACTCTAGCATTTATTGGATCAGCTGCTTCTTCAGCTGCCATAGCTTGCTCTTCAATTGAGCCATTAGCATCTGGCTTGAACTGAATAGGCCTGGAGAATGCAAGATGCTTGTAAGCTTTAGCTTTCTGGAAAGCATCTAGCTCAATATTGCTCATATCTGAAGTGTCAATTGCTTCAGAATCCAACACTTTTACAAAATGTCCCATTTTCACCAGATTAACTGTAGTCATTGAAGCTTGTATATATAATTATATACTAACGGTTTACTGCAATTAATCTGAGTGATTCATGAGAACATGCTAAATTGCATTTTTGCAGAATGCTACTTAAGAGGTACATCGAATCGCTTGTAACGACTCATTCCTCCAGGGAAGCCATAAGAGTCAATGCATTGTCTAGCGTATTTAGCAGTGACATTGCCACGAGCCCCATGAAGAAGAATCGGATGGTTGTCTCTGCTGATGAACCATACAGACCCATCTTCTTTTCTGAACAGAGTCAATACATCTTGTCTTGAAAGAAAGCTGTCTACTTCGTCAATCTCCTCGTCTTTCTCTCTAGTAGCAAACAAGAATTCTGCATAAGACCCTTGCTTTGGCGCATGATTCTGATCGTATAGACTGTCTATATTGCATCCTCCGACATAGATGACTCCATCTTCAAGATGCGCAATGTAGTTTGCATATATCTCACATTCTCTGTCGAACATGAAATCAACATTCAAGTCGTGCAAGAATACATGAACTCGATCTCCATCTTTCACATTGTTCTTCATGTTGATTCTTAAAGTGCGCTTCATTTCAATTCCCTTTTCTAAGCTTTCTATTATAAGACATAGCATTTCATGCTATTGCAATCAGACTCCTGTAGATCCGAAGCCAGATTCATCTCTTCCATCTTCAGACTTGCCCAGGCTTTCTGTTTCTTCCCAATTTGACAAGTCTACAGACATGACAAGAAGCTGAGCGATTCTGTCACCAGTCTTGATTTCGAATACTTTGTCGCTGTGATTGACAAGATTGACTAGAATCTCTCCTCTGTATCCAGAGTCTACAATTCCTGGAGAATTCATGACTGTGATTCCATTATGGATAGCTAGACCAGATCGTGGAACTACCATTGCTACTTTGTTCTTGTCTAGTCTAATAGCAATGCCTGTATGCACAAGCTTGTACTGTCCAGGTTCGATTGTCGTGTCTTCAGAAGAATGCAGATCAGAGCCAGCATCAAATGCATGCTTTCTAGTCGGTTCTTGAGCAACATCTGATAGTCTCATATATTCAGTCATTCTATTCAAAGTCTCTTTCTCAATCGTATGTTGTCTTTAGCTAGCTCCAGTATAGTGTCATGCACATCATCTAGAAAGTCATCTACTTGGTCTGCATCATACCAGTCCCTTTTGTAGCTAGTCTTGAAGTCGAATTCTTTGTTGTCTACATCATTTGGCTTGACAAGCGCAACCATATTTCGTCCTTTTCGTTTCTGTTTCTATCTTCGTTTTCAATCAGCATGTTCATGTCATATTCATATCCTATCTTTATACTCTGCATATCCTCAGAATTACGAGGTTTATATGTGTGAACCTCGAGTATTCAGTATATATAATTATATATACTTACAATTCTAAGTCATTAGAGAACAACGTCGTAAATCTACTCATCTAGAACGTCTTTGCAATATGCATCATCGAAGTCATCAAAGATACGAGTAGCTTCTTCATAGCTAATTCCGAACTCTCTGAACAAGTAGTCTATGCTGAAACCAGATTGGATGTATCTGTAGAATGGAAGATCGTCGCAGCTAGTCATAATAATGTGAATTGCTCCAGACTTCCATTTCGCATTCTTTCTTCTACTGCTTTCTTAGCTTCATTCAAAGTCTTATAGCCAAAACCGTCATCGTGACGTATTATCCAGCGATATGCATACTGTTTCTTGCCAGTAGATTCATCTGCATAAATCACAATTTTTCTTCGCATTATGTAGCCTGCAATACGTGGATTTTCTGTCAAATATTCAATATACCCTTTCTGTCGATTTGAGTATTTTATGTTGAAGTCTTCCATATGTCACTCCTCGTCTAATGTATATATGCATACGTTCAATCTTGGATTGATGCCAGCATATCGATACTGCTTTGTCCCGTCAGTAGCATATCGAACTGGATCTGACAACTTGCCATAGACAGTATCGCGTTCCAAAGAATTGACAAGAGACTTGCATGGAATGTATTTCATCCAAATAGTGAACTGTAAAGTACTGTCTGAATACTCTACATGTACTTGCACATCTTCTTTTGTAGCATTGCAGCCATCACTATGAAGTCTCTTTACAAAGTCTTCTTTGTAGAAGTCAATTATCTCGTCTTTGAATTTCAAATCAGCAGCATACATCAATCGTCCAATATATGTGTCTTTAGATAGTCCATTGGAATCTACTTCTATGTTGGATATCGTGTACAAGTCTGTCATTTTACATCCTTAAGACTTGCTTGATACTTTCCAGGTCATGTATGAACGAATGCATTCTCAATCTGAGCATAACGATTGACTACGATTGGAGTAGACGGGAATGGAACGTAGCTGTATGTCTTCTTTCCATTTTCATTCTTTACTGTTATTTTCAGCAGCACATTATCTGGAACAGTAGGAGTCTCGTACTGGAAAGCGAATTCTGTTCCGACTACATCTAGCATAGCAGTTCTAGCATCATCATAAGAAGCAGCTTCTACAAGAATGACTTCATCTGCACTGATGTTGCCTAGTACTGAATGAGGCTCGTAGTCGTATTTGCTTCCGAATGTGAAATACCACATCATGATTGACTTCTTCCTTTTGTTGATTGTTTTTTATTTATAGTTATATTATATAACACTATTTTATGAAAGTAAAATCGACATGAAAAGAATATAGAAAAAGCCCAGCTTATTGGGCTGGGCTTAGACTAGACTTCATGGCATCGTCATATCAAGTGCAAATGCTATATTCGAACATCAAAAAGATGTCAATTCAGCAGATTATTTCTTTGCAGATTCAGTGATCGGAACATTCTCTCCATGTGCTTCGAATTCGTCTTCAACAGTCTCTTTTGCTTCACCGTTTCTGTATTCGACTAGATCTGAAAGCATATCAGCTAGTTCATCATCCGGATCAAGCGCTAATTGATCAGACAGTGCTGAAATAGCTACATCTAGATTAGATACGTCATGTGCTTTCTTTACAGAAGCTTCATGCTTCGAGGCAGTGATATTGGAAGCTACCCATGCATCTGCAGCAGCTTCAGCTTCTTCAATAGAATCAAAGCCATCCTTTGAATACAGCTCGTTTGAAGGCAGATCGTTATCCGTATTGTTTAGAATAGTATAGCCAAAGCCATTGCCAGTAGCATCTCCAACAAAACCTTCAAAGCCATTCGATAATTCCTTGTAGAATGTACCTGGTTCGTCTTCTTCCCAGCCATCAAGATGGGCTTTCTTTGCAGAAGCTTCAGTAGCAAATGGGTCATCTGCTTCTTTCTCATCATCAAGATCAGCAGCATTGTAGCAAGCATTTTCAGCTTCTTCAAACGAATCGAATCCATCGAAGCTGTCATTTAGCAGACCATTGACTGACGATGTAGCATCAAAATGCTCAAAGCCATCTTCATCTACATAAGACTGGATCGTGAACTCGTCTTTGCCAGTGCTGTATGTCCATTCTTTGATCTCGCCATAGTCTGGATCGTCATATGACTCCAAAGACCAGTCGAAGTCGTCAGCAGCTGTCTTCTTAGCAGACATAGTTATTCCTCCATTTTCAGCTGATTCGCTTGCAGCATCTTCAGCAGACATTTTCGTGTACCATCTAATTGCACCATCATACAAAGCTAGAAGATCGTCTCCATCTCCTACAGCTGTGAATGCATAATTGAATCCGTCCTCGCCATCATATTGCAGAACTACATTGTAGCTCTTGGCAGAAGACTTCAGACTAGAATAGAGATCTTGTGCATCTGAAGCATCCCAGATTCCCAAGTCGTCAGAAGCTATCTCAAACTTCATAGTATTGCTCAATGCATTCAACCTTTCGTAGTAGAATAGATGCGATTCATATGGAAGAATCATGATGTGATGACAAGATCCATATAGTTATATTATATCATCAACGCTACTATATTCGAATCAATCTCGCTAAATGCTAGTCCAGACTGACTTGCACTGCAGTAGAGTCCTGAGTGTCTCCATCTTGTATTTCTATGACTCCGCAAGCTCCAATGAGCATCAAGGGTGCTTGACGACCATGAATGCTCATAAGCTGGGACCAAGTCACGTCTGGATCTGTGGAATGAATCAGATTCTTAGTGCAGTTGATAGCATCTGCGCCATTAGCTACCATTTCAGTAGAGTCATTCCATACAAGCTCATTGTCATTGATGAAGCCAAGCTTAGCATATTGCGACGTAGTCACATCAGCAAAGCAAGTGTCCATGATCTGCTCTTTTAATTGCGATGAAGAAGGAGTTGCATCACTATCACTAGGTTCTGGCTGAGAAGCATCTTGCTGGTCATTATCGCTAGAACTGCTATCTGAATCAGAATCAGACGAAGAATTGGATGCTGGTTCAGGTTTGAAGTAAGTATCATACGTAGCTTCTGTCATAGCTCCAAACTGATACTTGCCATAGTCGTTCTTGAACAGGAAGAACCGATAGTCTCCATTTTGTTTTGCTTTAGTGCCAGCAGTGTCTACAGTCTCATCACTGCCCTTGTCAGCGTCATGCTTGACTATCGAATTAAGATTGCTCTTGTCTACTCCAAGATTAGTCGCAATGCAGTCGAAATACTTCGTATTGCTGTATGGAGACACTGACGAAGTTGATGCCATGTAGTCGTCAGCACTGAAACCGTCATCTTTGAAAGATTTGTTCATTTCATTGTCGCATCTACTAAAAGCAGCATTGAGACCTACTACATTAGCTTTCTGAACGTATGAATGTATCGCTAAGCATGTTGCCGCTACAACAACTGCTACGCCAACTCCAATTGCAATTTTCTTGATCGTGTCATGCTTCTTGCTGTCTGGATCAGGAGCTTGTGCAGATGGGTGCGATATATGAGTACTGTCATGCTGCCAATTCGGGTAGTTCTGATTTTGAATGTCCATGATTCAAGCCTTTCATTCCTTACTGTCTCCTTATAACAAAGGGGTATTCGAACGGGGTATTCTTCTGATTGAGAAAAGGTAGAAACCTCTTCTCAATTGTGAAATACGCAGGCTTTTGCTGTTCTGGCCTCTTCTCCGAAAGCCTTGAATATCCCAGCTCTATAACATCACTATAATCTTCAACAAAGGGGCCAATTCGCTCTATAAGATTATGCTTTTCGTCGAAGAGCAGAACGTCGAATACTGAGTTTGCTTCTTTCATGATAATATTCCTTACTACTTTCTAATATGCTCTGTTCAATTGTTCAAGATACTCATTCATTACTGTCTCCTTACGGTGCTCGGCAACTGACTGCTTGTTTACAAGAATGAACGAGTAACCCTGCATCGCGCATTCAAGAATTGACGCATATCTTTCTTCGCCTTCTGAATCCAGTATTTTGAAAGCAGGTGTGGGTTTAACGCCCCTGTAATCATCGGAGAAATTGACAATATGTGCGTGAAAACAAACCTCTCCCATGTTTGGCGGAAGCTCGCAGAATGCATACACATAGTCACCTAGTCGAAGTCTCGGCTCTTCGCCATCCTCACTCTCGTAATCGTCATAATGAAAAGCTGAAAGCACTGCTTCTGCTCGTACCTGAGCATCATGAGCGGCGAGTTCGTCGGGGCGGCCATGGGCCAGTTTATTAAGCTCCCACCAGTTCTCGTCTATGTACTCAGGCGTTTCAGCGTATTCATATTTGCTCGGATCAGCTCTGAAACCCCTACGAACCTCATCAGTGGTTGGCGTGTATTCCTGTGTCATGATTCCTGCTCCTCATCATCTTCAAAATCTTTAAAAGATATCTCATAGCACCTAGGATCAACGAACCCTGCATGGCTGAGCATCTGGTTAATATCGTCCATGTCGTATGTTTCAAACGGTATGGAGAACGAAACGTTAAGAACGCCGCTCATGATTATGTCCCTCTTTTGTACTTTAACAAAGCTGATTCACTGCCTTGACTTACGCTTCATCTGTTGTGATGCTCATCGCGCCACAGCCTTCCGCTCAGCATGATCGAACCTGTCCGTACTCACGTAAGCCATCCTGTTACAGGATGGGTTGTCCACAGCTACATGGAGCCACGAAGCGCATGCGCGCACGCATACTACATGGAACCCGTCGCTGCGCCCTTTGACAAACAGCATGTCACCGATCTTCACATCTTCCAAATTGTCTATTCTGATTGTCTTTTTCATTTTTATCGCTTTCTTTCTTTTTTATTTGTTTTCCTTATATTTATATTATATAACCACTTTTGCAGAAAGTAAAATCAAGATTGAGCTTTGTTTCAGCTTCATCATGACGCTGTCATATTCATATCCTATATTTTAACTCAGTGTATCTCACGTGTTATGAGGATGTCATGTGTGAACTTAGTAGTATTAGGATTATAAATTATATATACCTCGCATTCTAAGTCCACACATGACAACGTCGTACAATCAGATGACTGCGATTGCTTTAGTCGGATCAATGAAGTTAGACACAGTCGTCACTTCTTCAAATATAGTAGAAGACATCACGACCGTCAATTTGACTGGCTTGTCTATGACTCTTGACAAGTCTACGATCTTCTTGTCTTTGATCTGCAAGACATCTTTGAGCAATGTCTTCAAGTCTTCGAACTTGACGAATGAGAAGAGCGTCGCATCTAATGTCTTTAGCTCTAGCTTGAACAGCACCTCACCAGTGTCAGAATAGTATGACGAGGTGATTCGCTTGAGCATAGCGTTCTTTGTACGATACTGCTTGTCAGACTTTGAGTCTTCGTCGTTCATTTGCTGTCCTTAGAGTAGAACTGAGTCAGACCGTCATAGAGAGACTTCATCTCATCATCAGTCAGAATGATGTCTGAAGTCACTGGGCCGTTCTGAGACATATACTTGCTTGTAGTCAGCACCCAGTAGTCTGTGTAGTGCTCAGCGTCGCTTATGTCGCTGATTGAGATTGAGTGAGGGTCTGCTGGCTTGATGATCGATGAGCTGTCTGTCATTTTGATTCTCCATTTTGCTTTTGCTGATATGACTTCTTTAAGTTATAGTTATATTATATACTATAATATTGAGAAAGGGAAATCGCATGAACGCTAATGTTCAAGATTCTAAGAATGAATGCTCGCATGATCGTGTAGTGTTTTTGTGTCTGCTTTCGCTCCCTTGAAGTTCACGTGCCTGAGGCTTGCACAATCGAAGTTCGCACCAACTAGGTTCGCTCCACTTAAGTCAGCCGCCATGAGTTTCGTATGCATAAGTTTCGCGTTCCTGAGATCTGCATTCCTTAGATCAGCACCACTGAGGTTCACATCCACGATGTATGCGCCACGTAGATCAGTGTCTTTTAGATTCGCATCCCGAAGATCTGCTCCACGTAGATTCGCACCACGTAGGTTAGCGTAACGTAGATCAGCACCAGCAAGATCAGCTCCAATAAGGTTCGCAAAATTCCTCTCTGCTATCTTCCTGAGACTCTCACCAGAGCCGATCTCGCGGCCATCAAGCCTGAACAGCTTCATTTCGTCTCCTTCTTCATTTTGTCTTGACGTTTCCATTGCATAACCAGAATGTCGCATTGTCAGATCAAAAGCAATTAGTCATGGTCTCATCTCTTTGAATCGTCTTACAATCCTAAGTATCAAGAATGTCATTGACAATGAAGACAGAATGGTCATGAAAGCTAGCAAACTCCATCCAACAGTCATTGCCACACTACCTGCTGCTGGTGCATATCGCAACAGTGCGATAAGTCCTATCATCGGTAGCGAAAAAGACACAGTGAGCACCATCCAACCTGAAACATTGACATGCTTGCTCGAAGACTCAGCTTTGTACTGCTTCTTCCATCCATCAGAACGAAGATTCAGCAAAAGCGATACTAGCGATTCTATCCATACAGATAGAGTTCGCAGATAGTAGATCTCACCAGGAATGAACACTAAAGCACGAAAGACTTCTCCAAGAGATCTGTCTGGCATTCTGACTGCAATCAATGTTGATTGAATGATAGCAAGAACGATTGGTGTAAGCCACCACAGCGACAAAGAAAGACTGCCAGTCAAAATGTCTGCACCAATCAGTGAGACAAACAGCACTCGAAGAATGACATTCCAACCAAGAGCCAATTGGTCAAGCCATCTTCTTCTATCCTGATATGGATGGAATTCACGAGTTAGATCATCAAAATGACCATCCTGCCATTTTCGTCTTTGACTGTGCCATTGGTATGAGTGAAGCATCAAACCAGTCCAAGCTCTTGCTTGTAACGATACTCGTGCCTCCAGTCCCAAACGAGACCCGATTCTTGTAAGCTGTGCATCCTCAACCTTGCTTGATGCATCCCATGGAAGTCGATTGGGCATTGTCTTCGCTATCGAATCAAGAGCTTTCATGCTGAACAATGTCGCTTGACCACCAAGAATAGATGTATGCTGACCTCTGAGTTGTGCACGAACCTCAGTCATTGCGAATTCGACACGTTGACCAGAGACAAGAGAACGAGAAAAGTCTGAATTCGTATCTGGTTTGCGGAATGCATACCGTGCACGAACTCCAAGTGAAAGAGGCCATTGCTTCATGTCATGCTCAAGATGCTCTACCATATGAGAGTCAGCCTCTACATCAGCGTCACATCCAAGAATCATCATAGTGTTTGGAAAGTCATGACGAATGCATGAATACCCTTCATTAAGCGCATTAGCTTTTCCTGGAACACGAAGTCTGATGACATGAATATTGGGAAAGCAACCGGCGTATGTCTGCGCAATCTTTGCTGAGACATCGCTGATTCCGCTTCCGTTTATGACAATCAGTATGTTGTTGATTCTGCGTGTCTGTCGCAAAAGAGAATCAAGAGTAACATTGCGCGATTCCTCTTTCTCATATGTCGGAATCAAAGCTGTAATCTCATTGTCTGTTTGCTGTTGCACGTCAATGAATCTGTGCAGACGACCTATCTGTCGTTCAATGAAATCAAGTGTCGCCCACATGAATGGTTTTTGTCGTACTGCTATGTCGGTGTTCATGATTGCTCATTCTTTCATGTCTAGTCCCTGACTAGTCGATAGTCTCTATGCTGCTGGTCATGCACAGCTTTGTCTACTTCATTGTCAAGAGCGAACACGTTGGTTGCTCTTACTACAATTCCATTGACTTTGCACCAGAAGCCATTGTCATCTTCATGAACTTCTACTATTTGCTTCTTCATTCTGATTTCGATTCCTTTGTCTTGATATTGCTTAAGCTTGTGCTTCAGCATGATTTGCTCTTTGTATTGAACTTATCTAGCAATTCATCACGCATGCTATTGCTCCTATCTTAATATAGAAAACAGACAGTTTCAAGTCATTTCAGCTATTCTTTCCATTTCATATATTAGATATGAATCTGATGTATACTCAGTGTTACGACGTTTATCTCTGTGAACTTCAAGAATAATGTCTATATAATTATATATACATACGATTCTAAGTCATCAGAGAACAATCTAGTGCGTGCTTCATGACTGCTTTCAGATACTAGAAGATGGAGCTAGACTTCCATTCGTCAATCAGAGCTAGTATCATCTTAGCATCAGAATCTTCATCTGTCCAAGGCAGGGTCGCATGCCTGCGTGTAAGAGAACGCAAGTACTCTTCTACAAGCAGAGTGTCAGAATTAGCAAACATGTCATAGAATGAAATGCAGTATGACATGCTGAAGCAATCGAATGTGACGCTGTATTCATGCAGTCGCATATTCAGTACAGAGTCAGACTGTCTTAGCTTGAAAGCAAGCTTTGCTATCTTCTCAGAACACTCTGCAGCAACATCATAGTCTAGTTTCATTCTGTCCATCCTGACTCTGTAGCTTTCTCAATGACAGCATCTACTGTGTCATATGCTTTGCATCCTACAAGCTTTGACATGAATGGTCTGTCAAGAAGCATGCTATCTGCTGAATAGCATTCAAGTCTGAACCATGTGTCATTAGCTTTGTCTATGACGAACAAGACGCCATCTTTCTGAAATGACAGAATGCAGCTCTTGACTTCGCAGCTTGCTTTGAATCTGCTTTCGATATGCTGCTTCATCTCATTCAGATTCTGCTTCAATGTCTTTCGTTTGCTAGTCATTCTGATGCCTCGCTTTCAGCGTCATTCTTATTGCTTTTGTTCTCATTGTTATCATTCTGAACATTCTCGTCGTCTTCGCAGTCAGCTATGCAAGAATTAACGACAGCTTCTATTCGCAGCATGCTGTCATCTATGCATGCAAGATCGTCTGCATCAATCAAATCTGCAATGTACGAATGCAGCTGTCGCTTGAAGTTTTCGACTTGCTTCTTGATGTTCAGCACTCTTTCATAGTCTTTAGTCATGATGCATATCACTTTCTACCAGAACCATGGGTTTTCTGTATTGCCACGAGTGATGAATCTGATATGTGGCTCTTGCAATCCGTACTTGCACTTGCAAAGCTGAGAGACATACCTTCGAATAGTTCTTTGATGACGTCTACCATCTTTGTCTTTGTATGAGTGCGATTCTCGTATGTACTTCTCACCATTGAGTGGATCTGAATATGTCTTCTTGACTGAGACTTTGCCATAAGAAGTCTTTATGATGTTCATAGACCAGTCGCAATAGTAGTCGTTGTCACCATTGCATTTCACCCATTTACGATTGTCATAGTAGATGCAGTCATCTTCATTAGCTTCGCTGTCTTGAGTAGTAGCATTCATCAGTCTTCGTTTCCTTTCCAAGCAGCTAAGAACAAGAAAACGCCTAGCAATGCAAAAGCATTTACTTCGCCTTTAGAATCGGATAGCGATGGGATAGCATTGACTGCAAGAGCAAGCATAGATGCTATGAAAGCAAGAGCGATAAGCTTGATTCTAGTCTTGTTGAGTTTCATGATGTATTCTCCTGATTCACTTTCTTGTTTGTTTTTGATTTATAGTTATATTATACAACACAATTACAAGAAAGTAAAATCAAGATGCGATGTAGAATGTCATCTTCCTAGCAGTGCTCTATTAGATATGCATTCAAGCATCATGCCATTCCAATGCTTTTCAGCTTCAGCTTTAGTCAAGTAGAAGCAGGTCTTGAAGCCTGATGGATGAGAGCATCTTAGCTGATGCTCATTATGCATCTTGTTGCCTTCAGTCACTTCTTCTGTGACAAGAATAGGGTGCTTTTTGCAGAACGGGCATTCGATTGCATTGCGATCTTCTATGCTAGTCATCTAAATCATCCATTTCTTTGATGCTGACAAGAACAGGGTTGCAGATGAACTTCGAAGCTTTATTGTATGCTTCTGAAAATCTTTCTGCTTTGACAGTGACTTTAGTCTTGACATCATTCTCGAATGTCCAGCTTTTCATCTTATGCAAGTCTAGTCTCCATTTTTTGCTAATTCGTGACAGATTCAGAATTGCTGACTCTTTCGCATATTTCTGTTCTTGACGAACAAGCTTGAAGCCCTTGAATAACTGTCTTCTATGATGTCTTTCGTATCTTTCGGAGCTGCCTTGTAGCTTTCGCAGTTCTCGTGCTTGTAGCCTTTGACAAAGCCATTCTCAAAGACTTTTCGCATAGCAAACTTAGGTCCGATATGACCACATTCTATGCATTTTGCAGATGTCAAAGCAGACATTGGTCTAGTCATCTTCTTTCAATAGTATCATTTACATTATGCTATCGTTACAATAGCAGTCTATTAGATGCAAGTATCTTGTATTGCAGATATGTCTACAACTGACTTCCCAAAGCTGCATATCCGGCAATATCAAGCCAACTGTCTCTTTTGTAGTTGCCATTATTGCATCTAGCAATCTTCAAAGCTATCATGCACAATGCTACTTCTTTGCTTGAGACGTCTTCATGCAGAATGACAGACCACAGTCCAGCGATATCACTGAAGAAGTCTTCAGCTTCTCCATAGTCCTCTTTCCTGTCGACAGTGACAGTATCTATCGCATCTGACAGCAATTGCTTTGCAGAATCTACAGATTCTATGTCTTTGTCAGTAATGTCAGAGCTATTTGAATCTTCATAGTACTGATTCAAGCACTTCATTATGACAGGCTTCGCTTCGTCATACAGCCACGAAGGCGAATATTCATGAGCAGGATCAAGTATGTCTGCTTGCTCTAAAGCTATGAATATCGAATAAGCAAGCGTCTCTTTGTCTTTCATTAGCCATGTCTCTTTCTTTTGTAGATGCGAGCAGTTCATTTGCTGTATGCTTTAGCGATATCAGGAAGCTGATCAGCTGCCTACATCATCTATCATGCTACGATGCACTCTCTTAATTTTAGGCTGTCTCATTCTCTGTATCAGCTTATAGGTTACTGGATCGTCAACATCTACCTTGACTTCTGATAATTCAATCTCTTCTAGCTCCTCTAGTATCTTCTCTTCGCGTTTCTTTTGCCGGTATTTGCGCTGGTATTCGGCCTCTTTTCTATAGTCTTTCAAAAATCCTGCCCCTTGTCATTAGCAGTTTCGATGACGGCATTTACGATAGCTACAGGCTGTTTGAGCAGACGGGATGTCTCTTCTGGCGAATATCCTGCATCATGCCATTTGAGTATCATGTCTATTGTCAACTGCTTCATGATTTGTGCTCGCGTATCTCTGCTATTGCTTTGATTGCAGCATTCAGAATGTCTAGCGTCGGAATTTCTAACATCACTTCTTCGCCTGGCGAAGCGAAAAAGTCAGCGATAGCATCTGCCCCAGCATTAGCTTCAGCATCAGTAAGGGTCAATGCATCATGACGTATGCGCTTGTAATGCTCTGCAAGTGATTCAATGATGTTGGACGAATGCTGGTCATGGAGTTCCTTTACCTGTTCGCGATAGCAATCTGATTCTTTGTTTTTAGTGAGAACGAATGGCTCTCCATCAATGAAGAACAACTTCTCTTCATGTTCCAGCATTTCATTGGTTGTCAGTTCACTCATAATTTACGCTCGCTATTGTTGTGTAGCCAAAATGCAATGAGAATATTCTTCATGTCTACTTTTTTCGATTCATCCAGCTAATCAGAACTATTGCGGCTAGGATAGCCACCGTAACGACAACATCCTGCCAATTCATAGAATGCCTTTCTCTATACATGTCAGCGATACGTCTTCAGATTCTGCCATGTCTTTGGTTGTCAACTGCATATTCACTATTATTCGATTTCGTATGGGTTTGGAGATATGTCAATGTTGCCTAGCAGCCTGTCGTATTCACCAGCAGAATGACCTTCACGCCATGCCTTGCTAGCTATATCGCGATCATGATCAACAAGTCTTGGCGCTTTAACAAAATCGCTCATAAATGAATCGAGAAGACTCTGTGACTTGTCCAACTCATCCTGTGTCAATGGTCCACGTGTAATTGAATATCTACTTGCAATGTCTTGTGCAGTCTCATCACGAATACGCTTGTCATGCTCGGTCAGGGACTCTATGGTATAAGCAATATCAGATGGAAGCCAGTCGAAGAGGATGCCTTCCCAGTTATACATCCATGTGCTTCCGACCATCATCCAATGGAATTCCTTATCCAAGTCATCTGTACAACGTACAACTACAGTCGGCAGAACGGTTTCGCCTGCAATAAGATAGAGTCCCGGCTCTTTCGGTTCCGGCGTGTCCTTGGCTATTAGCTCACTCATGGTCGTCATCCAAGTCGATACGAGAGTATGGTGCGAACTTAGGGCTGAGACCATTTCTTCTGAGACCATTTCTTCTGAGACCATTTCTTCTCAGACCAAAACTCACATACCGTCCATCACGACGTATTAGTTGACGAGTGCCATCATCGTACAGCGCCCATACATCTTTTACACTGTCAAAGTACAATCCCGGTTCGGTGGGAACCTTGGGCTTCGGGCGAAGCGCATACGCGAAAGCAGAATCATGAAGCCACGTGTATTCATCGTTGGATTCGGGGATGGCAACGCGCAGCTTGAGAGTGTCTAGAGTGTTATCAGTTTCAATCACCTCATACCGGTTGCCGCTCTTCGTGACCTCGATATCACCCGAGCACACTTGCTTGATGTCGGTGATCCGTTCCATGCCTTCATCGGATTCGGACTCCTCATCCGGCACCTCGCGCTCAAAATGGTCGAATCCGCTATACCAGGGTCTCCTGTTGCTTCTGACGTTACTCGACAGGTCAATGCGATACCGAAGAAAGGTTGCCTCTTCGTCGATATGATCAACCACACCCAGTGCCCGGATGACGCCGTTCTGATCCGATACCCAGTATTCATCCCCGATTTTGCCCGCCATATAGTCGGTGATTATCTGCTTGCTCATTTTGCCGCCTTGGTTTCGTGGTTGGTATGCCCTGAGGCTTGCGTAATGTGGGCGTCCTGCGTGGTTTGGCTTGAATGCGGTAAGTTATCGCTCTTCGGATTACTGGGCGCTCCTAGGGCCGTTTCTGTCATTTCATATCCTTTCCTGTGTTTTCGTTCAGCCTGCGTTGAAGCTGGCGCAGATGACACCGCGCTGCATGCCGTCACGGGCCTCTCCGACGTATTCGACATCCACGTCCTCCCGCCAGCACCAGTCATTCGAATAGTCATCGTCGTTCCCGGATTCATCTTCCGAGGCTGGTACGGGTCCCGGATGGAAGGAGGAGTCCGGGTGGATTGATCGTGCGTCGTCCTCGCTTGTCGCCGCAACGACAGCAGAATCATATACATCGTAATCGATGTTAACGCTTTGGCTGATGCGATAGAGGTGCAGTTTCTTGTTCATTTTGTGTCCTTTCTACAAACTTGTCTTTATTTATAGTTATATTATATAACACTACTGAAAGAAAGTAAAATCAAGATGAAAACAAAACTTTCACTTCTTGACATTGTCGTCGTATTGCTTTTCAGATATCTTGATGAATGAATATCCAGACATAAGCAAGTCAAGAATAGACTTGTATTGCATTCCGCCTACTCCATACTTGTCATTGTAATATAGCAATGCTGGAACAGGCATGATGACTCGTGAAACATCTGAATAGTATGCAATCTTGCCATAATAGCCATTGCCATCAATGTACGTATTGCGAGTAACATAGACAAAGTCATTGATAGCAGGCTTTGACGTAATGTTTTCATTGCTTTTCACATATTCAAAAGCGTCTAAGATAGAGTATTCTTGATCGTTCGCCATGATATCAAATCTTTCTAGTATTTGAAGCCTTCAACAGAAGCGTATTTCTTGAAACTGTCTATAGCTTCTTCTCTTGTAGAATAGCCAACTCTTTTCTTGCCTATTCGTATGATTGTACCGACAAATACGAAAACAAAGTACCTGTATGCATAGACGATTTCATCTTTGTCAAAATCAATGCTAATAGGAACTTTATCTTTCTTTACGTATCCATAAAGATTATTGTATTCTATTGATTCGAAACTTTCGTGTTTATCTGTAATCAAAGCGTTTTCCTACTTTGCTTTCTGTATAGCACGTCATTAGCTTCATCTGTATATCCAATTGCGAACATCACTACTAGACAATGATGCTCTACCCAAGTCTTGCAGAATTTGATCTTGAATGGCTGACCATTGAAATGATTGCTGATGTTAGTGTAGTCATGTTGCACAGATGCTTGAATTAGCGGCTTGACTTTGCTGAAGTCTTCTTTGATGTCTGAAGATGTGCTTGCATCGAAGTAGATTCTCTTTGCTATGTCGCTTCGTAGCCTTTTTCGTCCAGAACTTATCTTCAAATCTTGTTCTCTTTCTTCTTGATGTCGTATTTCTTAGACAAAGCTTCTAGCACTTTTGCAGCATCATCTGGACTGATGCCAATGCTGATTATGTCTCGAATGATTTCGAGAGCGTCTTCTTGCTCTTTAGACAGATACGATTTTGAAGCAAGTCTCTTAGCTTTCCTGTCGTCTTCCTTGACATCGTCAGACCATTCTTCTTCGGGTAGATCGAAGTCAAGATTTGCATTGATATGCACATTGTTAGACGTATCAGCGCATACTGCTTTCCAGTAGCTCTTGTCTACAAATACGCATGAATACATATCAAGTCCAAGATTGACTAGTGCTTGATTTATGTCATTAAGCGCTTTGTCATCTTTTTTGTCTTTGAAATGCACTCTAAACGAAATGTTCGGATTAGTGTCAGTTTCTGCTACGCAGTTAAGCATATTCGTAATTGCTAGCAATGCTTTCTTGTATTTCATTGTCATTCCTTTGTCTTGTTTTTTATTTTGTAATTATATTATATAACACTTCTATAAGAAAGTAAAATCTATGTCATTCTACATAGACATAATCTCCTTCAACAGCATTAGTATCGGCGACTATTTCAGTCTTATGGCCATTGTCATCTATGACAAGCTTCTTCGCTTTGAAGCCAGAATAGTATGTCGGAACATATGCTTGACTGTCGAAGTCTTCATAAAGATTCCAAGACTCTAACTGAGCAACAAAAATAGTGGGATCTGTTATGATAGCTTTCTTAGTATGCTCAATGTCTTTGTCTAGAGCATCTTTCTCTTTGCTTGATAGACCGTATTTCTCAATGTACTCTTTGACATGCTCTCTACCTTGCAAGTACTTGTCGTACACTACTCCATTTCTAGTCCATGGAGAAGATGGGAAAAGCATCAGCTTGTATTTGCCGAACTGCTGCAAAGCTGGCTGCATTGCTTTGACGCCTCTGTCGCCAGATCTTGACGACTGCCCAGCATTAGCAAAGAAGATCTCGTCATAAGCAAGCGATACGCAGTTGTGAGATCGAATGTTGTTAGCAAGATACGTATGCGAAGAAGTAGTCATGTCTATCAGATCTTGCTCTCCGACATGTTCGACTTCAAGAACAGTCTTAGTGCTGTCAGCTGTACGAACTATGTCACCTTTAGACAGAGCTCCTGCTTCTTTCCAAGACCAGTCGTTCATCTGAACCTTATGGTCTATGGAGCAGACTAACGGCATATTGACATTCTTAGAGACATGCAGTCTTACGCATTCCTTCTTCGTCTTCCACATGTTCAGAACTACAGCTTCTGTCAATGAATACGGTTCATGCTCATGAAAAGCAAGTATTCTGCTTCCAGGATGAATAGTGCTAAGCTGAACCCAATGTCTTTGATAGTCAAGCACATACGAATCTGGAGATACGCAAGCTCTACCACGTATAGAATCGGAATCGGATGACACAGGCCTTGCTACAAATGATGAGATTGGCTTTTCAAGCGGCATTCCCTGACTTACTAGATCGATAGATTGCATTCTGTCATCGAACGTCTGAAATCTTATCTCGAACGGAGTAGCTCTTTCAATGTATTGCTTTAGCCATTTGCAATGCATTACTGCATTATAGTGAGCTGCGAACGTAGTCTCTTTAGCCTGGCCTTGCGTCTTAGCAATTACAAACGAATATGTAGAGTCATCTTTGTCTTCACCCTCGCCAGCATCATCTACAGTGACAGATGGTATGCCATCCCACATCAAAGTAGCATCTTGAAGGCATAGCTGAGCACCAGACATCATAGTCTTGGATGCTCGTCTTCCAAGAATCGGAATGATCGTATTGAACCACAAGTAGCCGTTCTTCTTCAGAATGGCTATTCTTTCATATATGTCCTCATTGACGCCTATCGTATACTGATCATTTGAGAAAGAAGCTCTCCATGAGTCAAGAGTCTTCTTCTCATAATCAGACAGGTCATCTAATTGCAGATTCCATAGCTTAAGCATCAGTCTCTGTCTAGGATACAGCTTCATATTGCAGAACTTGTCTGATTCGAAGAACTCCATAGGGTCGTCATTCCATGGAGAAGTGCTTCTCTTGAACGAGTTAGCTATTATAGATTCTGGTGTGACAGCATTCAGTAAAGAATCAAGCATCTTGCTTTTCATAGATTCATATTTCTTTCTAAACGTGAAAGCCTAGCAACAAGAATGTCATTCTGCAACTTGTATGCTTGCAATTGCTCATACGCCACAGCTAAATCAGAAGTAAGATTGGCGCATGCCTCTATAGCATCTCTTTTCAGAACGAATGGGCCATACGAATCAAAGCACTGGAATTTCGGAGTAAGTTTCATGTCGCCAATCTCTACAAGCACTACTTAATCACATCTTTTATCAGATCGATCAGCCATTGCTTTGGCATCCTGCTAGTTGAGACTGTTCCGTCTATCTCATCAAGCAAGTCGCCATTGCCGTCTTTCAGATCAAGCCTTTTAGCTTTTATGCTCATTATCTCTGGCGTAGATATGAGTGTGTCTCCTGCTTGAAGTATTCTGACATCTTCGCTCATGTCTTTCGCAAATGGCGAATCGAATGAATATGAGCCATTGTCATAGTCTAGCTTCCATAGCTCTCCAGGCTGTGGAATTCTGATGACGCTAGTATTGACAGCCATAAATGCTGTAACATAACCGCTAGCTACATTGACAGATCCAGACATAAGCTTAGTGTCAAACGACACTACTACTCCCCAAGACTTATTCATCTGACAGAGCCTTTCTGTTATTGAAGTCAGCATAAGCATCTTTCAGCACACAAGAGAATGCTAATACGTCTTCAGGATATAAGAATCGCATATCATTGACTTCGCCATTAGAATCTGCTACTACAAGGACATCATTACCATTGCTGTCTTCTTCAAAATGATAAGATAGAAGTGATGGCTTGCTTTCATCTTCAAATACTATCTCCGTGCTCATTTTCTGATGCCGAATCTATGCGAGTCTGTCATAGTCCTGTACTCTGCTCCAGCGACAGGATCGACATAAAGCAGAATGGTCAGATACTTGTAGATAGTGACAGCAGACACATTGAACGCTTTGCTAGCATCTGCAATAGTATGGCCTTCTTTTATGAATTCAGCGATTTCTGAAACCTTGTCGATAAGCTCTTGCATGTCTTCTTTATGGTACTTGCCGCCAATGCTCTTCTTATTGTCTTTGAAGATGTCATTAGCAGACAGATCATGCTTGAAAAGATACGCTTTTACGAATCGTCTTACATTGTATGGTGACTTGCCATATTGATTAGACGCATCTTTGAAGCTCTTTCCGTCATTGACGTCTTTTATTACAGACTCTACCATCTCATCGATCTGAGATGCTTTAGCGTCTAGCACTTGCTTGTTGAACTGAAGTTTACTTTTCAAATCTTGCATAATTGCTATCCAATTCTCTTAAATGCTTTGCAGCTAGCTCTACATCCTGCTTATACATAGACATGACTGTATCTGACTTGTTGCCAAGATTGAACTCTTGCTTGCAGAACAGGACTACATCTAAGCAATCTGCTGCTTTCACTAAATGCCACACTCTGCCATACTTGGATACTGAATAGTCGAACTTTTCTAGCTTGCTATTCAGTATCTTCTGCTCAGAATAGTCATATGCTTCAGAAAAATGCGGATTGTCTACATGAGTGTTGAATGGGATGTCAGCAAGCCATATCTCTGGCAAATCATGCGTCAAAGCACGTTTCAAAGCATTCAATTGCTCGAATTCTGGAACATCATAGACTTTGAATAGCAACAGCAGCAACTGAGCTACAGATCCATGATGCTCATAAAGATTCTGCCTATGCAAAGTTGGCTTTCCATTGTATCTGACTACATAAGCTTGTCCACTAATCTCATTCGCAGCATCGATTACTGAATCTACAATGTCTTCATCAGTCAACATTAGCAAGCACCAATCCTGTCAGGCTCTTTGCCATCTTTAAGATAAGAAGCAAGAGCTTCGCTTGAAAGGAAGATATGCTTCATAGATTGTGCAAGCATTAGATTGAATGGCACACCTTCTGGAAGCAATGGTGCAAAACCAAATGTTGGAATTCCTAAAGCAGAACCATAGCCGCATTCCCAGATAGTGCCAGAATCAAGTCCTTCTGTAGAAGCGATAAGAACATCTGAACTTCGCATAGCAGAAAGATTTGCATCGAAATTAGCTTGTCGTTCAGCTTCTGTTGGATTCTTTCCAATTTGTGGAGAATCAAAACGCGGATTGAATACTTCCACATCGAACTTCTTTAGAACATCGAAACCTAAATCAGAAGCTTTTGCTTTATTTTCATTGAACCACGAATTAGCAAAATATACTCTGATATTGCCTTCTGGCTTATCAATAGCTTGTCTGAATTCCTCTGAGACCTTCATATTATTCTCCATATTCATAATAAAACTATTTAATATAATTATATATTACTTATGCTGCTTTGTAAAACTAGATACGTACCACGAACTAGTTGCTGAAAACTGATTTTGATAATGCGACTTGCTAGTGCTTCCATACGGTTCAGAACTAGCTTCATCCATATAGTAGAAGCATATCTGTCCTATCTTCATCCCACAAGTGAGAAGTATTGGATACGATGCTTCATTCTTTATCTCAAGAGTGATATTGCCTTCAAAGCCAGGGTCAATGAAGCCAGCAGTTATATGCGTAGCTAGGCCGATGCGGCCAAGAGACGATTTGCCTTCGAATCTTGCTCCGATGTTATTGGGAATGCTTACTTTCTCAATAGTAGATGACAAGATGAATTCGTTTGGCATGAGCTTGTACTGATGCGTTACTAATTTAGTAGAATAGCATTTCCTTGTAAGACTTGCATCTCCAGGACATAATATTTCTGCATCTGTAACAATGAATACGTCGCTTAATGTCAAATCATATGACGCTGCTTGCAAATTGTCTTCATTGAATGGCTCAATAGCATTGATTCTTTTGATAGAAGTATCTGACAGAAGCAAGACTCAATCCTTAAGCTCTCGAACCTGGAAACGCTTAGATCCGTACTTGATTGTCCTGTAATTAGCAATATCCGGATCAGATTCTACAGCATTGTCAAAAAGTTGCTCATTCACATAGACTTGCTTGTTGGCATTGTCCTCAATAAGCTTCTTATTGACTTCTTGAAGCTCTGCCTTCAATCTGTCAGCTTCATCATCAAGCTTTTTGCGATCTGCTTTAAGCATTGGCTTGCCATTCTTGAATGTGACTTTTCTGTATACATCTAGATGGTCTTTCTTAAGAGCATCTAGATCATACTCTCTAGCTTTTTCTTTGCCACCTTCGACTGAGAATTTCAGACTATATTCATCAGATTCAAAAGTGCCAATTTGAATAGCGATATTCTTGATTTTGTCCAATGCAGCATTGAAATATGCTGCAAGCTTAGATGCATGAACATATGCATCAGAGTATGTCTTTACAGAAGCATCGCTTCTATCAGCTTTAACTACCGCTTTTTCGAATTTTTCTAGATTGTCATTGTATTCTGAAACTTCTTGAAGAACATCTTCTTTAGAAGCTTCTGATACCCAAGCTTTTATACTGCTGCTAGAAACCTCTGTAAACGGATGCCTTGGTACGATAGCTGTTTTCATTGCTTTTCCTTTCATTGATTGATTTATCTTTATATTTATATTATATACCATTTGATAAAGTTTGTAAAATACAGATGATATAATATAAAACTATTAAGAAAGTAGCTTATCAGCTTTGTTCATTTTTCGTTTTCCGATATGCTTCGTCTTCACATATTCTACATTGCAGTCTTTTACGTCTGGCAATGATGCAACGATACTGTATTTAGATTCGCCTATCTTTCTAAGAACAGCTATCGCTACGTCTATATCATCGATATCTTTGCATAAAGACAAAGCATTGTCTACTATGTACTTGAAAGCGACAGCTTGATTGTGTCTTCCTCTTATGTACGTCGTATCATTATCATATACTATGACACAGCCATATGAAGAAGCAATCTTAGCTATTTCCATTCTTAGGTCGGATGACATCGCAATGTCGAAAGCTATGTCTACTGATTTGTCTTCACTTACAATAGACAGTTTAGGAATAGTCTTAAGAAGTCTAGTCGCTAACTCTTTCTCTGTTTCAGATGCACCAGCATCATTCTGAAATGCTTCTAAGACTTTTCTTAAAGACTGCTTATCCATTTGTCTATATTGCCGTTCTTGTTGAAATCGTCTAAAATAGCTATCTGCTCTGAAGATACACTGTCAAGAAGACTTCTGTCATTCTTGAAGACACGCAATATGCTAGCAAATGATCTGTCATTCATGATGCTGTATATGAAGTTCATGCATTGATAGATAGCAAATCTGTTGGTTTGATATTCAGAAAGCTTTCGTTTGTTATAGAAGCAAAGATCTATCATTTTCAGAATTTGATGAATATAGCACCATAGAACTTCTACAGGAATGTTGTCTATGCCTTCATCAAACAAAATCTTCTGAACATCTAGCAATCTTGCAAATGGAGTAGATGCATCGAAAACATCTGATGAATTAGTGACGTTATGCAATGTATACTTGTAGATTGGTGTTGCAATTCTGTATACAGCATCAGCATCTAGCAAAGTATCATACGCAAAAGGTATGTCTACCCATCCAGCACCTTTAGCCTCTACAAAACTATGATTCTCTATAAATGCAGAAGAATAAAGAATAGACCAGATAGCATTATGATGATCTAACATCATAGGAATGTCTTTGTTCTTCAGAAGACCATCTTCATAGAAAGCTAATTCAGATTCTGGAATGCAAAACTCACTTTCTGGTGTCTGTCTCTTGTAATACGAGCACTTGATCATGTCATAGTAGCATGGCAAGTTGCTGACTTTTTGCAAGACTTTGTTTAGATTGACATAGTCTATTCTGTCATCTGCTTCTGCAAACATGACATAATCGAAATCGTCATACTTTATGCAATCAAGCAGAAAGTTCATTTCTGCTCCATAGCCAATGTTCTTATCGTGTCTGAAAACTGCTAGCTTGCTATTGCCTTCTATAGAAATTGGAATTCTTGACCCGTCATCTACTACGAATGTCTTAGCGTTGTTGACATGCATAGCATCATTGACGATATTGACAAGCGATGCTTCTGAGTCTTTCTCTGTAATCAGTATTGCTAGCTTCAAAGATTCACATCCTCAATGATCGGCTGTCCGCATTCAGAGCAGAATTTCGGGTTCTTGAATTCAGAATACTTTCCTATGAATGTAGCGATAGACTTGACATCTGAAAGCTTCTTCATTCTAGTCTCTGCAGACAATGAAGCTTTTATTGCATCAGATATAGTAGAAGCATCTGACAATTGCAATTCTTCTAGTACAGCTTTCTTAGCTTTAGAAGTCATACGAAAACCGGAAGACATGATATTGAAGAATACATTGATGTCTTCTATTCTATTTTCAGAAGCTAGATTAAGCGCATCAAAGACATTCTTGAATAACATGACGTATTCAATTTTTTCTGTTATAGACGAATTGTCTACTTCATCATCGTCATCGACCAATACTTCAATAGCTGTTTCTTCAAGTGGATTGACAAGAATAGGATTGCAATACACAGAATCTTTCTTGTCTGTTCCAATATAAAGATTGTAGCCTTGATTGAATGCACCGAACTTAGAAGTAGCAACTTCGTCTGCAAAATAAATCCACATTGAGATGTGCTTGTTGTCAATCTCTGGTTGAATGACATTGACTTCATTTGCATCAAACACTTCTGAAAGCTCTGAAATGATGCTGTCGACAGGACGAATGTTATCTGATTCAATGACTTCTGAAATCGCATTGCCTGAGATAGAGAATGTAAGATTGCCTTCGAAACGCATCAGGAAATACATGATGTTCATCGTACGCAAATCTGAAGGGATAGATTCTATATACTTGTTTGGCAAATGCAGAATAGCAGAAAGTTCTGATATTGCAACAGGCGAAATATCGTACAGATTTTCATCGTCTTTGAATTGCAGCTTGTCGTCAGTATATTTGCAATCTATTCCTCTATGAATTACTTTATCAAGATTGTCGTCTATAAATGCTTGCAGATCTTTTAACGTAGTTGACATTTGAGTCCTTTCTATTCAACTATATTTATATTATATATCATTATTGAACAATTGTAAAATCGAGTACAGATTAACGACGTTGTTCTCTAATGACTTAGAATTTTTGGTATATATAATTATATATATTTGATACTTGAAGTTCATAGAGATAAACGTCGTAATTCTGGTGATATACTGAATAGCTATCTAATGTCAAATATAATCAATAGCGTATTCTAAAGCAGTCTTAGCTGAGACTATCTTGACTATAGCTTCATTCTGACTTATGTCAGCGATGTCTTTAGTGCCAAGGTCTTTCGAATCCACTATCCTAAGGTCAGTAGCTGATAGCTTCTTGATTGCCTGCTTTATTCCCCATTGACCAGCACCATCACCATCGAACCATAGCAATACATCTCTGAACTTATTGATGAATGATGCTTGTGTACTTGATATCTTGCTTCCGAATGTCGCAATGCAATTAGTCATGCCATAGTCATAAGCTCGCATTACAGACATTGGTGACTCGAATACGATCAATGGCATAGATTCGTCTAAAGCAGATATCGAATAGACATGATCTGACTTGTCGAAGCCCTTGCTGTTCTTGTATCTTGGGAACTGAGAATCTCTTATTGCTCTGCTTTGATATCCTACGCACATTCCATCTTCATACACTGGTATGACTATTCTTTCATTGATGTCGTCATACCTTATGTCTGCAGCATCAAGAGTAGACTCTAGAAAGCCCCTATCTAGCATGTATTGATGATTGACTCGCTTGTATGGTCTTAAGTCAATGAAATGCTTGTCGTCATTCGATACTTTAGACTCCATAGCTTTCTTGAAGTCAGATGGCAGCTCTCTTCTTTCAGACTCGAAGTCATACTGCAGATGCATTATCTGCTTCAGCTTGTTGAATGACAAAGCATGAGCAGAATATGCAAAGCAAAGATAAGCACCAGATTGGCTATTCAGACCTGCAGATGGATTTCTGTCACCGTGATTGTGATGCGGATCTACCGTATCGATTATGCAAGAATGTCGTATCCAGCTTCCGCTTACTATGATTCTGCTGTCTGGACGATATCTTCTGATTATCTCTATAGCAGAAAGTCTTCCTAAGCTCATCGCAGAAGCTCTTTTACAGAATCTATCAAAGCTTGCTCTAGCTCTGCTCTGGAAGCATGATATTCTCTATCTACGCTAACATGCTGCTGGTCAAGCATGTACGACTGCAGTTCTGGATGATCATCGAACAGCTTGACTAAAGCTATCAGATCCTTGTCATTCTGATATCGCACTTCTTTATCGAACAAGTCATGCAGGCCATATTGCTCATCAACTAGCATCAAGCAATTAGCAGAATCATCTTCGTATATCCTATTTGAGAGTATGTCTTTTCCATAATCGTATCTTGGAAGAATGGAGTATCTAGCTTCAGACATGACGTCCACTACTTTGTCAGCATCAACTTTGTCAAGCACTTCAAACTCAACATAATCTAGAATGCTAGAAGATTCTTCCGAATCCATGTCATAGATAGCATCAGCTCCATAGAATTTGCATGAATATCCTGCTTTCGAAAGAGCATTGAAAGCATCTACTACTAATCTAAGTCTCTTGTTGCGAAGCATTCCAATGTAAGCGAAGTCTACAGGCTTAGCAGAAGTCATGAAACGTCTATCTGACTTCAGCATGACAGACATGCCTTTGATTCTGTTTGAGATGACGACATTATGATATCCAGCGTCTTTTAGCTTCTTGCTGTCTATCTTCATTCCTAGCACTGCCATCTTGTTGTCGAAAGAGGACATGTTCGTAGATGGCGATTCTGCTATCACTACATCATCTATAAGCGCTAGCACAGGCGCTTCAGATTGCTTGATGAAGTCATTCATCATTTTGAAGCCAGCATGCGTTCTTTCAGAAGCATACTTCTTCTGAATGTTCATGACGATCAGGTCATAACGTCTTTTAGACGCCTGCTTGAATGTAGTATTGAAATCTTTAGCATCTGGCTTCATGCTTACGCCATCAACCACAGAGCCCTTGAATACTTGCTTCAAAAACTCTATCTCCTTCATAGAATTGAACCATGTCAGACTTCCATTCAGATTGCCTTTATGCGTTACAAAAGCAATTCTAAGTCCTCTTCCAGAAACATACTGCATCACGATTCTCCCTCTTCACTTGCGTCTTCATCGTCAGTCATTTCTTTTATGACGTGGAAGTCTGTCTTATCTTGAAGATTTCGATATATTAGCCACGATCGCATACTTGTTCTTCTTGAACCCAAGATTTCTACGACCATTGTATTGTTGATTCTTTGCTCTTTTGTAGCACCAAGACCGATTATCAGATCAGAAGCATTCTCTATATTTGATGTAAGAGCTATATTTGTAAGCTTTCCTCTTCCATTTTCAGTAAAAGATGCAGCTCTATTCATCTGAGAAAGCAAGTAGACTGGAATCATGCTGTCTTCGTCTTCAGATACCGACATCTTAAGCTCATCGATTATTCTAGATGCGTTCTCTGTCTTTGATGTTCCAGGATTCGATGCTTCCATGAATGAAAGCTGATCTATGACTACTAACTCCGCATCAAAATCTCGTATTACTTTCATCATGTCTGGAACTGTTCTTTCACCTATTCGTGGCTTAGAAATCAGCACTTGTCCATATGAATCGTACGACTGCTGAATCTTTGACAGCTTTCCGACTTCTATAGAAGACAAAGTACCTGTAGAAAGCCTTGCATATGAGACACCTGATAGAATAGCGTCAAGTCTATCTTCTATATCTGCTACAGAAAGCTCAAGCGTGAAGAAGACTGCTCTCTTCTTAGCTTTCATAGCTTCTGCAACAATCTTTAGACCAATCCAAGTCTTACCAGTCTTAGTAGGTGCTGCTATTGTACATAGCTCTCCATTTGCAAGACCCATAGTGACTTGATCGATTTCAGGAAAACCAATAGATGCGCCCATTATGCCATTCTTAGACATTTCTGAGCGTTTATGATATCTTTCTTTTCGACTTTCTACAGTATCATACAGTTCTGAAACATTCTTTCTGTCTTTAGCTTGCTTCGAAATAGACCATAGCTGATTAGACAGAATTTCTAGTGCTTCTTTTGGATGCTCTTTCAAAGAGTCTGCTGAATCCAGCAAAGCTCTTTTCATCCTGTTTGATATAAGCCGTTTCTTAAGAGCTTCTACAATGTATGTTGCAGATACGTCTGTCGATTTCACATGAAGACTTGGGACTTCCTTTTCAAGCAGACTACAAGTAGGCGCTTTCTTAAGATTCGATCCTTGCCAGTATTCTACAGAGAATGCAAATGCTTTCTTGTTCTGAATCTCTTCGAAATAACTCTCTCTAAGACCAAGAGAGTACATTCTCTTCAATGAAGTCAGATCTGTCATCAAGTAGACAGCCATGTCTTCTAATTTAGTTGCTTCTTCCATAAGCTGTTGTTACATTCTTTCAAATGATGGGATGAATGATACCCTTAGCTGCATCTTCAAGCTTTCGCTTTCTTACATCTGGTCTGACATCGTATCCGTCAAAATCGAATGCATTAGAGGTCTCAGCTATCAGACTGAAAGCAGATCTTCCATACTCATTCATTATCTGACCTCTAGTCATGTTCGATGTAAGGAAAGTAGGTCTAGAAGCTTGCACTCTTTGTCTAAGAACATTATCGATAGCATTTACAGTCAACTTGTTAGCCATCTCTTTGCCTATGTCGTCTATAGCCAAGAAAGTAGACTTGATAATCTTGTCAGCATAAAGTCGTCTTGCATCTTCATCGTAAAACGAGCCACCAAGCATTTGAACTAGATTCGAATACGTTGTGAAGAAGCACTTAGCTCTTTGTCTTACCAAGTCTTTCAATAGCAATGACATTACAGTAGTCTTGCCTGTTCCATTATTGCCAAGAAGCATTAGTCCGACATTGTTCTCTTTGAAAGCTTTAGACTGACTTGCATATATCTGACAGAATTTCTTCACATCTTCAGGCCCATTGTAGTCTTTCCATGAAAGCCGTTGATATGTAAGACCTATGCCTGCATTTGCATAATGCTTGAACAATTGCCTTTGCAATTCATGATCGCAATTAGCGTCACTACCATTGCAAGTCGGGCACCATGACTTCTTTTTAGATTCAGGATATACAGAATAGACATAAAGAACATCTCTGTCTGAAAGAAAGTCATATCGCATTTCTTCATCAGACATAGAAGGTTCAGATTGCATTACTATAGTCTGATCCATCAGAATCCTTAGAATTGATATGCTCACTGTAATTAGAAGAAATTCTGTCCCAATTCTTATTCTGCTTGGACTTGATTCTTTCAAATAGCTCTTCAGGCGACATTTTCATTATGAGCATAAGGTTGACAAAGAATTGGAAAGAGTCTCGTAATTCTTCTTTTACGCCATCTTCATCTATGTCATCGCTATCAGACCAGTCTCTCCATGAAACGCATTGCAACATTTCATGAAGTTCTGATTCGCATGAGAAAGCCATGTCTTTTATCAGACGGCATTTGTCTTTGCCTTTAGCATTCAAATCTACACGATAAGCAGATTGCAATGCCATTTGCGAATTGAGGACATCTTCCCAATCAAATTGCGAAGCTTTCTTACTTAGAAAGTCTTTGTTGTTCTTACTCAAAATGAATCCTTTCTTTTTTGTATTTTATAATATTTTTATTATATATCAAATGATTGACAATGTACAATCATATGACAAAAACTAGAAACTACGCATAAGGCTCTCTATCTTTATCAAGATCTCGTCTTTCAGCCCAGTGCTCTCTATATTCATTACCCCAAATGCCATAAGGCTCGTCTTTGCCGACTTCCCTGCATTCTTCTTTAAGAGGACAAGTATCGCAAACATTCTTTACGACTCTTATGTCATCAACATCAGTAGGCGAAGACCATATCCAGTATCGTCTGTAGAAATAAGCAGATGGCAGATACTGACATGGAAGCAAAGCTTTTGTCTTTCTGAAATCATCGAACTTCTGCTCAGCTTCTTCTTTTGATACATCAGACTCACTCATCTTCTACAACTTTCAGTATCTTGTCTATCTGATCTTGCGAGCATACAGTCTTCATAGCACCAACCAATTGCCTGAACTTAGAAACCCAAAGCATGACATCGTCTTGAGAAGCCTTGTTCCCTTCGATGTCTATCAAAGTCTTGGCAGCTTGCATCCCAACAAATGCATTAGTGCTTTTAGGATTGTCAATAAGTGTCTGAGCTGCATCATTGAGAAGCATCTCTATGTAAGCGACTGGAGTAAGTCTGCTAGCAGTATCATCTGGCGATATGCCAGCTTCTTTAGCTCGTCTCTCTATTATCTCCTTGTACATGAACAGCTTAGCAGGAAGATGATCGATGTGCTTAGCTATAATAGAGCCATTGATCTCGATATTGAACATCTGGCTCGCAATATGTATGATTACAGTATTGGGCACTCCACAAGCTATAAGCTGCTCTAAGACTCGTCTTTCAGATACTTCTAGAGAGCATATCCTACATATGCTAGACTTTGCAAGTCTCTCTTTGTTAGACTGCGCAACAGCAGATACAAGCTCTAATGAATCTGTCACAGTTCATTCGTGCCTTCATCGAGAACATCGCAAGCTTTGTATATGATGTTTAGCTCATTTGAAGACAGCTTGTTGTCTGCAGCCATATTGTAGAGCGACTCAATGACTGCTGATATCTTGTTCTTGAATGCAGCTTCTTTGTTCTTGCGATTAGCATCTTTCTCTCGTATGCTTTTCACTTCGTCTAGACCAGTGACGAATCTGAAATCGTCCATTGACAGAACGACATAGTCGTATTTCTCATGTCTGTCTGGCGTAAGTTCGAAACGAACAGGGAGAAGGAAGATCTTGCCAGTCTTCACTGCACGAATTCTGTTCTCTTCCATGAAATGCACATCGATAGAATATTTGCTGAAGTGAGTTGACTTTCCATCTGCTTGGAATTGCACTTCTCTATCTAATGGGTGCTCTCTTGTCGTCACATCAGTCTTGTCATACCATACGGAACCAGAAGCTGTGGTCTGATCAGCTTGAATCATGTCAGATATGTCTTTTTCATGCTGATGCCAGTCTGGGAAGCTTTCATGAGAATTAGCCATTGTCGTCTCCAAGTCTATAATTATATTATATACTATAGGCAATCAAAAGTAAAATTTGTTATTCTTCGTCAGCATCATTGAATTCTGTGACAGCATTTCGTATGTCACCAGCCATCAATCTAGACTTCATGTCTTCATATAGCTGATTGTATACGCCTTCATCGTTCTTTATGTAGTTGACCATCTTGTCGTAGCCACGAATCTTGCCATCTGGGAAGTATCCTGATCGATACACTCCAGCAGCACCCTTTTCTACCTCTCCACATAGAGTCGCAAGATTGATGAGCTCTTCTATAGTGCCAAAGCCAGCTTTTCCATATCTGCAATCATTAGTGTAGAACCAGAACTCACAAGCTTGCTTAGACATGCCAATAGAATTCTTATGCAGTCTTGCAGCTACTTTGTATCCGCATATGTATTGTGAGTCTACTGTACCTGGTTCGATATCATATACGACATCTTTGTTCTTGCGCTTCAGTTCGATTCTCAAAGAGCATGCGTGCTGCCATCCAAGACCACCAGGAGTTATGTACTGATGATATCCGCTCATGTCTGCTCTGACCTGGTTGATTCCGATTGTCAGACATGTATACTTGTTTGACATGTTCTGAGCGAATTGCGAGAATCTAGTGATAGCTAATGCATTGCCACCTACATTTCCAGATGTAGCTGACTTCCAGTATGTCCTTTGAGATGGAGCTCCGCCTATGGAATCGAATACTGCAACCGCTATAGTGCCAGTTCGCAAAGCTTCTACGTACATGTCAGTCGCTTGCTCTGCCGTATCAGGCCAGACAAGAATGAGCTTGTTGAAGAACTCTTCTTTGATGAAATGAGACGCCCATTCCTTGTCGAATCTGCCTTCGACATCTAGATAGATAGCATTTCTCATGTCATTCTCTATGACAGACTGCTTCTCTTCATCTGTCAATGTCTCTGCATCTACAGCATCATTCTTCTCTTGCTCATTCCATACATGCAAGTCTGCTATCTGCTCATCATAGAATTTGTTGAACCAGTCTAATTCACCTTTTTCGAATTTTCCTTGAGATACTAGCTTCTCTACTTTTCGCTTGAAGCAAGCTCTGTAGAACTCCAATTCAAGAACATGCTCTATTATCGAAAATGAAAGCGAAGACTTTGATGAGCCTGGCATTCCACCTAGCTCTACTACAATGTTTCTTGGCACGCCCATACCATGCTTAGAACCGACCATGTAGTCTATTCCTAATGAGCCTGTAGAAACAACACCCTTGTTTGGTATCTCACTTGGAGACATAGCAGATATATCCCCAAATTGAGACTTAAGACTAGCTTTAAGCTTATCGATAGCTGTTACCATATTGTATTCTTTTGCCTTACAACGTGAATCTGAATCAGTTGAAAAATAATGAGAATGCCAATCTCTGACCATAGCTAATCAATTGAATATATAATACTATATTCATAATATTCTTATGATGCAGAGACTGGCATGAACTCATCTTATATGTTCGTGAATGAACCGAAATCTGAGAATGATCTAGATTCTACAGAACTTCTAGTCTTTCCACAGATCATTGATTGCTGCAGCGATATCTTGCTTGCTGTCTGTTTTAGATTCTGCATCATCTTCATCTGCTTTCGAAGCAACAGACTCTTCTGATGCAGCTTTGCTTTCAGAGTCTTGATTCAGATTGAATGCTTTGTTGTATCGCTTCTCAGATGCAAAGATATCGACATAGTCGTCGATAGTAGCAGAAGCAAGAACTGACGCTGTAAGAATGTCTGCATCTAGCTTAGCTTCCCTAGCTGGAATGACACTGTATGAAGTCTCTAGCTTCTCACCTTTGCGAGAGAAAGACAGCGGCGTAGACGTAATGTCTCCAAACTCTTCAAGAATGCCAGCTACCTCACCATCAACAGATTTTCCGACATTGATGAAGCCAATTCGATACAGATTCTTGAATGTGACTTTGCCATTGTAATCTGAATGCTCAAGATTCGGGAACTTTGAAAGCACCTTGTCAGCTTTCTCTTGAGTAGTGACAATGTCTTCAATCATTGGAGTCAAGTCTTTGCCGTCTCGATCAAGCTGCAGGACTCTACCTACATAACGAGGCTTAGGGTCTTCATGAAAATGATCGTGAATGAAATCTGGCTTGCCAAGGAATGACCGAGCAATGAAGTTTCGATTCTTGCCACCGTCAAACACTTTATGCCAGCGATAGAATGGAATAGCGAACAGCCCATTCTGAAGAAGCTGGATGTAGATCTTCGGATTTTCTTCCGTAACACCAATGAGATTGACGCTATTTCTGTAATTGTTCTCTACTTTTTTGCGATACTGTTCGAATAGATCTTGATAGTTAGACATATCGTATCCACTTTCTTAATGCTTAAACTATGCTAAATAATGCGTCTATACGCTAAATAATGCTAAATAATGCTAATATGTCTTATAGTATCTTCTTTCTAGTCTTCTTTCAATTTTATCGTAGCTCGCAAGAGATTCGAACTCTTATGTCACCAATTACTCTTTCAGCATTTTATAAGAATGAGGAGATAGCGAGCTGTTTATTAACTGATTAGTTCTAACAAACAATCCTTATTCATTTGTTTTTCTGTAATTATAAAGTATTCTATATTTTTTAAAGAATCTATTGCAGCAGATTCTTTAGCTAATACCTTATGATTATATCTATTATGACTATTCTTTACTTCTGCTATAAACCTTTTTCCATTATAATCAAATTCAAAATCTGGATAGTATCTATGCTTTTCTCCTTCATAAATGTAATTTATATGTCTATTACATCTATCAAAATTTTTTAACTGTAATTCTTCTGCTAAATTAACAAATTTAGCTTCCAAATCAGAATCGCATCTTATCATTTTATTTTCAAAATTAACTATGCTTTTATTTCCTCTTGCGCATTTATTAAATAAAATACTTCTTTCTTCATCTGATAAATTATATAGATATCGTTTTCTTCCAACAGAAATTCTTTCTTTTGCTATTTAGATAAATGAGTACCTTTCCTATGTTTATAACCTCTAGACATATATGTTTTATGTGCTTTTTCATGTGAAGCTTTGCTATTAATTGGAATACATCCATATCTTTCTAGACACGTTTTTCTTCTTTTAGCATTTGCTTCTTTAGTATTGGTTTTTCCTCTTATACGACGTCTTAATTTTTTCGTTTATATTCTTATCATGAATTACTGTTCTATGATAATGCATACCGCCTTTTGTATCAAAACTTCTATCACAAATATCACAAACGAACATAAATATCATCTAACCTTCTGAGCTAACAGCATATATTGGTATGTGCTGGTAGAAAAGAGAGTTAAACTACCAGCATTACATAATCACCTTTCTACATTTTTTGTGCGTGCCTTTGGCGAGACTCGGACTCGCAACATCCCGTTTAGAAGACGGGCATTCTATCCAGTTGAATTACAAAGGCAATGTCTGGCATTGCACCAGACTGTATGCTATAGCATTCAGCTCGTTAGTGGTCACATATAACCATGATGACTTTCGTCATGCTGCTAACTCATAGCCTACTGAAACTGCGTAGGTAACTGATGAATCGAACATCAGCAATATACAGAACACTCTACATACAGTACCATATTACCCAAAATGCAATATTTGAATTGCAAAGATTAAAGTTGCATGCACCATTAAGATGCATGCAACAATTAACGAAACGATCAAGGTCTGAAAGGAATCTAACTAGCCTCAACCGTTTCAAGGCAACCGCATTATGATTGGATTAAACCTTATAGTTTTATTATAATACACTCTTTTACGTTTGTAAAATCGATGATGAAAATAAGTCAGATTTCTTTTAGAATAGGGAATCCATCGTAAAGCTTCTCATGCTCTTTAGTCTTCAACCACATATTGAGCGATTCTCTTTGTGCAATAGCTGCAAGCTTGCAATCTTTGCATATTTGCTCTTTGCTGTCTCCAAGCTTGTCATTATACGATTGCAACTGAGCTTGCATTATCTCGAATGTCGCTCTTACATCATACTTAGCATCATGATTTGGCTTGCTTGGCACTTCATAGAAGTCTGCTACATCTACAAGACGCCTTGACATTCCGTTAGTATTGCGTCTGTATTCTTTGTCAATGACATACGCATCATATACTAAAGCAATATTGAACAGCTTGCTTAAAGCAGTCTTGTTGACGTTAAGCTCTCTTGCAGCATTGTTGAAAAGCATCGTGAAGTCAAACGATACATTGTATCCGCAAATCACAAAGTCGTTTGATATAGCAGAGACTATTGCATTCAAAGCATTCTTAAGCGCTTCGTTGTAGTCGTCGAATGGCGAATCTTTCTTCAAGCTATCAAGATCGAATCCAGTCTTCTCAATTGCGGCATCAGACAATTGCTTAGTTGCTGGCAGCTTGAACTGGAATTCCTTTATCTTGCAATCACTAAAATGCATTGCAGCAAATTGAGTAATCTGGTCTGAATCGAAATCAAGGCCAGTAGTCTCCAAATCAAAAGTCAAAACATTCATGACAGCTCAGCTTCCTTTATCTTCTTGATGCTAGGCTTCCACATCTTGCCAGCAATGCTCAATCCAGAAGACTCTTCATAATGAAGATTCTTGCCTTCTTCTGTAGAAAGAACACCTTTCTCTTCTATGTTCTTCTGCCAGTTACGTCTTTCATCAACGTCAGCGTCCCATTCTAGAACATCTTCTCTTTTGAAGTACTTGTCAATGTCATACTTGTCAAAACGATCGAATGGACCTCGTATATGCTCTACTTGCTGTATTCTAGGCGTATCATGCTCTATATCAGACCAGCTGGAAAACTTGTTGACATTCGCACCAGGTGTCCATGACTTAAGCCAGTACAGATCATCATTAAGCCATGGATCATACATCTTCATGCTAGGAAGAAGTTTGCTGACTTCAAAGCCCATATTCTCAATGTAGATCTTGCCGTCTGATATGTCTTTAGCATCGTCAAGCCACCATTCAGAAATATTGACGACTATGCCATATTTGAATGCGAACATGATAGCATCTGAAAACATCGTTATGTCATTGGTCAGATGGTAGTCATTAAGACATTTGCTTCCATCGACGATCTGCATTCCAGTATCAAGATTCGTTGTGACGAATCCGTCTTCTTTGTATTTTGGATTGTCTTTTTTGCGTCTACCCAAAACATATCCTTTCGTTTTTCATTTTTTATGATTTAATTATATAACATCAATTGCAGAAAGTAAAATCAGATCAGTTTTGGAAGATTGCATAGCTTGCTACTTTCTGCGCTGCATAGCTTCTTTCTTCTTCCTTCTTCGACTACGGCAAGCGGATGATATCTTGCAAGCTCTTTGCATGCTCCCTTGTATCTGTCTTTGAACTTCTTAGTAGCATAAGTAGCATCCCAGCCATTTTGCGTTCTTGAGCATTCTAACAGATACGATTCAGCTATCTTCTTGAAGACTCTTCCATGGCTAAACTTCTTAGTCACAGCTCTTCCGCTATTCATGTACTCTATATGAGCAGCTGTATGCGCTAAAGAAGCAGCTTTAGCATAAGGGTCAAGCATCTTCCATTGATAGCTGAAAGAAAGAAGATCGTACATAAGCCCTGTTCGCAAGTCTTTGCATTTGTCTTTGAAGAATGCTGGCATGATGTTCTTGTCGTAGTCGTCTCTATGTATGTATCTGTCATAGTCGAACGAGAAGACTACATCTGGCAAAGCATGCTCTTTCTTGAATTCGCCCCATAGCCATTGGGTGCCGTTATAGAGACATGTCTGTCCAGCATCATACTGCGCACTATCAATGTCTTTCCATCTGTCATAGTGGAAGCTAGTCTTATGAAAGTTAAGAGCACCTATGGAATCGAACCTGTCTCCGCATTCATCACAGTAGTAGTACGCATCATCTGAGCTGAAATTAGCTGAGACTGGAACATTCTCAGGCATAAACTCTATGCTAGACAATGCATCAGACGAATTCATTCTCGAAGTCTTTCTTAGCCTTGTTCAGTTGCCACCTATCAAAGAAAGCATACAACGCTTCTCTGTCTATGTCTTTTATGTTACGTATGTCATGAGCTTCTATACTGACCTGCTCTTCTGCAATAGAGCCGTCTAAGATCGTAAGCTGGTAGTTCTCAAGAATAGTCTTCGAATATGGCTTAAGCTTGTCATCGTTAGCTACAGCATTCCAAAGATCGCCATACTTGTACAGCATCTTCTTAGCTTTTCCATAGCCAAAGCCCTTCAGACCATACACTCCATCACCAGGATCTCCAACTATCGCAGCAATCTCTGGCCATCTATGAATGTCAAGACCTAGCTCTTCTGTCGCCTTCTTTTCTGTTATGAGCTCGATATTGCCTTTTAGCTCCTTGATGAGCACTACGTTGTCTCTAAGCAATTGTCTCCAGTCATGGTCTGCAGACCACAGTTTGATGTAGTACTTGCTAGCATACTTGCTTACTATTGCTGCTGCAAGGTCGTCTGCTTCTGTATTAGCAAGGCAATATGGATTGAATCCAAGTAGGCTAGCGAACTCCTTGCAAGCTTCGAACTGCTTTATCTTCGAATCTGACTTCTTGCCTCTGTTGCCTTTGTATTCTGCTCTGATGTTAGTCCTGTACTTTGATCGTCCATTGTCAAACAATGGAACAAAGTAGTCTGGCATATCTTGCCAAATGATATTCAGTACCTTGCTGACATAGCCATAGACTATTCCAGACTCTTCTCCTGACTCAAGGCTAAGATTTCTAAAGACTGCTGCCGACTTCATCATAAGCAGATTAGAATCTAGAACGAATACTTGCTTTCGCTTTCTATATGGCATGTCAATCATTTGCTTGAACCTCGAAAACTGTCTTTGTATGATATCTTAGCAGACTTTATCAAAGTCCTTGCTGAACCAAGATGTGCTATAGACTGCGTAAGCAGGTCAGATTCAATGACTGTAAGATTGTCATTTGTAGTCAGTACTTCACATACAGAATGCAAAGCATTGTCGATATCTTTCTCTATGCCATTAAGAATAGCCATTTTCGATGTTTTCCTTTATTAGATTGATATCTGATATTTCACCAGATTAACGACGTTTATCTCTGTGAATACCTAGTATACTATATATATAATTATATATACTTAAAAATTCGTATCAACAGAGAATAACGTCGTTAATCTATTTGTCTTGCTGAATAGACTTGTTGAACACATAATTGCATATGAATGATGGTGCGCCATTGAAATCCGAGCTTCTTTTGCACATTATCGATACTAAATCTCCAGTAGAAAGATAGTCTTTGAATCTAGAATACGAATTTGCAAATACTGTTATCTTGACTTCTTCTTGAGACACAAGCTTAAGCGTAACCCATGCCATCAAGCCATTCTTAGCATTCTTAGTCTTCGTAGATGTTATCTTGCCAGCAATCTTAGTAGATTCACCTACATCAGTCTTCATAAGACCAGCCATTGATTGAGGAGATTCTGATGACAGCCAGTCTTTGTTATCTAGAACATCGTCATATGACAATGATACACCTAGAAGTTCTTGCTCGATCTTAGCAATTATTCTGTCAGATTCGAAATTCTTCTTATATGGTTTTTCTAGTCCTTTAGATTCTGCAAATGCACACATCAGGTCATATCTACTTCTTTCATCTACTCCATCAAAAGCGCCTATTGATATAAGACTTTGAAGAACATTCTTCTTTCGACCACCTCTTCCAGTAGTCTTGTCTAGAAAGTCATCATATGATGAATATGGACCATTATTGAGAATCTCTTCAACAGCTTTTCCACCAACACCTTTTATAGACCACATTGGCATGTATATAGTATTGTTGTCTACTACATATTTGTCTGTTGATTTGTTGACATTGGGAGTTTTGACATTATAACCACGAACTATAGCATACTTCAGAAACTCTATCTGACCTGGATCTGTATTCAAAGATGCGCATATGAACTGCAATGGCCATCTGACCTTCATATATTGTTCGTATGCTGTTATCATGCCGTATGACATTGAATTGTGCGATACGATGCCATTTGCTATGAAGTTTGCTGGATAATGGTCATCCATCTCAATGTCATATGTCATTCCATATGTCTTATGCCATCTTCCAGGAAGAGGCTTCTTTTCAATAGAAACGACTTTGATGCCATTCGATACGTGATCTCCCATAAGCATAGCATCAATCTTATATTTCCAGTCGTTTGGATACAAAACTAAGAATGGCAAATCATCTCCATACTTCTTATTCTTAAAGAAGTCATCGCCTCTGTACAGACCATCAGCTTCTATATAGACGCCATTTGCATAAAAATCACAGAATACATGCTTATGGTCGCCTTGCCCTCTGAGTTGTTTATGAAGACTAAACTTTACACCTCTGTCAATCAAATACTCACCAATCTTAGCTTCAAACATAGAATCGCAAAGCCTTCCATCTGACAAAAATGTCTTCTTGCCGAAGTTGACACATCCATGCTCAAGCTTAGTATTCCTAATTTTATCCGTTATCTCTTGCCACTGATCGTCTGTCTTTTTAGCTAATGTAGCTTTCATCTTTTTGGCCCGAGACTGTTCGAATATCATGAGTTCTTCTTTAGACATTGTCTGCCAAAAAGTGAACCCAGTCCATTTTCTTGCATGCTTTTTATCGTCTATGCCATTCCAATACTTTTGAATACCAATCGATGTATTCTTATTATGTCTTTTAGACCACTCTTCATCTTCCCTAAGTCTCATCAATGATTTTTGCCCAGCAATATACCCATTCTTGCATCTATCTGGATGAATCTTCTGAACATTTTGCTGATGCTTGCATCTTTGCTCATGAGTAATTCTTGACTGTGTATCTTTCATAGCTTTTGACAATGAAGTATGTGCATATCTATGCTTACTATCGAATATAAGCTCCTCATCATCGCGAAAGTCTTTCACAGCGACATAACCTCTAGTAGTCAAGAACCTATGCTCTGGAGTTGCTCGAATAAGTGCTCCATTTGCAAGAGTTATCGTAAGCAACTCTTTGATTCCAGACTTCATTACTTCATGAATTTTTGCAGAAGCTATCTTTCCATCTGGCATCATAGACATTATCTTCAGCTCTTCACCAGATTCATATCTTTTGAATAACTCAGACATATATATGCATTCACCAGTATCTAGCTTTACTAAAGTGTGACCATCAAGGCAATGCGATTTGTTGAATGAATATTCTGCTGTTCTTGATATTCCAACCCATAGATCGTCAAGACATTCTTTAGGAGATGAATACTTCACAGGAACACTGTCTATGAAGTTCTTGTCATTAAGACATACATCATAAAGCAACTTCTTCATTGCAGGCACTTTAGTGACTTGCTTCTTAGAGAAAACTTTCCTTACATTGTCTGCTTCCTCCATATTCATGTTGCATAGCCTAGAGTAGATCTTCATGATCTGCTCCTGATATACGACAAAGCCAGAAGTCTCTTCAAGAATAGAATCTGTGAATGGATGGTAGCTTGGACATCCCTCTTCGCCTTTTCTGACCTTGTAGAAGTCTTTGATTAGTCCACTTCGTACTAGACCTGGTCGATCAACAGCTGTAATCATGCCTGCATCAGATACTGAATTGACTATAGCATTCGTTGCAGTAGTCTTGCCTAATGGAGTATCTAGCTGGAATATGCCCAAGACATCTCCATCCCATGTCGGCTTCCATATAGCAGCGCCATCGAATAGCTTGTCATTCTGCATATCGGCATATATCGATTCGGGATCAAGTTTGCCGTGTACATTCTCATATACTTCGCGTATTGTCCCAAGTGAAGAAAGCTTGAGAACATCATACTTTATGAATCCCATGCTTGCAACCTGATCATGAGAGAATTGAGTCACTAAAATGCCTTGTGCAACACGAAGCGGCATCTTGCCAAGCAATGACTTCTTAGATATCACATAGCCTGATGCATGCACGCCATATGTCCTGATTCTTCCACCGAAATTCCATGCCTCTTTGAAGTATTCTGTCTCATCTACTATCTTCTTGAGGTCTTCATCTTTAGATATGCATTCTATGAAATCTTCATAAGTCTGAAGCTCCATGTATTCACCAGTATCCCAGCCTGTTGCAGCAATCTTCCGATTCAGATTGAATATGTCTGAAGAAGAGTATCCATGGATAGCGAATACATCGTGGACCGAAGTCGATATCTTGCCTTGTAGTTCAGTACCGATTCTGCATACATTCCATTCGCCCCAGCGTTTCTTAAGATATGCATCTACTTGTGGAATGACTGAAGCTTCAAAATCGAGATCGATATCTGGGCAGTCTTTGAAGTCGAAGCTTGAATCTATCTCTTTCCCATATTCTGTATCATCTTCTTCATACAAAAGCTTCCATGCATCTTTACTTGTGCCATCAGATAGAGATATCTTTTCAGATGGTGAGAATTTCTTCCATCCATCTTCAAACTTGATGTTGACAGACGATACAACACGTCCTGCTGTAAGAAAACGTTCGAAATACAGACTGTTCTTTATCGGATCAATATTCGTAATTCTCAAGAAGTAGCATACTACTGAAGCTCCACTTGAACCACGTGCTACACCTAGCAACGAAGCTTTCTTGCCTACAATTCCATACTTAGAGCCATCTTCATCATCTGACAAGACAAAGTTGACATAATCCCAGACAATAAGGAAGTATCCTGACAAGTCTGTCTTCTCTATAAGCTCAAGCTCTTTCTTAAGCTCTGCCATATATTCTTGAGCTTGATCTACAGAAGGAATTCTTTCCCTAGCACCCTCTAAGACAAGCTTTTCAAGCAACCTGTCATCGTCTTCCTTAGAGTCACCATATCGCGGTGGAACCATGCCGAACTTGATTTTCGCATTGCAATGATCTGCAACCCATTGAGTATTGTCTATAGCTGTCTGAATGTCTTCATCATCAAGACCATGCTTCTTTAGCCAATAGAAGCATTCATCTTCAGACATGACCCAAGCAGCTGTCTCTCCACGTCCACTAGTCTTGTCATCATTCAGATCGCTACCTTTTCCTGTAGTTGACTGCCATACAAGCTCATGCCAACGATAATCTTCTCTTTTTGCATAATGAGCATCATTGACTGCTATAGTTCTAAGACCAAGCTCTTTAGCAATCTCAATCTTGACTTTATTAGTCTTCGTCATTATGCTATTTAGATTGAACTGCTCTTCAGTCTTTGGATCGCAGAACTGCCATGTATGAATCTCTACAAGAACATTTTCTTTGCCAACAGCATCAATAAGCTTCTTCTCCCATGCAATAGCACCTTTGATATCATCATTAGCTATGCATCTTGACACCCTAGAAAGCATGCAGCCATCTGATACGAACAAGCCTTCGCCATACGTCTTAAGCATATTGAAGTCAATACGTGGCTTTCTGTAGAACCCTTCTGTATACGAAAGAGTTGACACAGTCCAAAGATTCTCCAAGCCCTTGTCATTCTGAGCCCATAAGCAACAATGATTGAAGTCTGAAGCTCTTTGCTTCTCTAATTCAGGTTCGCCAGTCTCTTTATTGTATTTGACCTTTCCAGCTCTAGTATGAGCTATCCTGTCTGTCATGATATCATGAACATCGTCTACAAGATATGACTCCATACCGAATATCGGCTTGATCGTAAGATTGTCATCTGACTGCTTAGCACATTCTTGCGCAAACTTGACATGAATTGCACAAGTTCCATGATCTGTTATAGCTACAGCATTCATGCCAAGACTTTTTGCTCTTGATACAAGTTCTTGACGAGTCTGAAAACCATCCAAACATGAAGAATCAAGATGCTGATGAAGTCCAATGTATGACATCTACAAATCCCTTTCTTTTCTATTCTTAAGCAATTCGTCTACAATGAAATCGGTAGAATGCAAAGAAGTATCATATTCAAAAACAAATGGCATGAAAGACTTGAACACGCCATAATAGAAGTCGTAAAGCTCTAATTGCTTGCTAGAATCAACTTTGACTTTATTCATGAAACTGTCTTCTGCATCAGTTTTGTCAAATTCTTCATCTACTCTATTTTGAAGAATTGGTGCGCTAGAATGCACATAGATGATTTCGTAATGCTGTTTTGCAGATTCAAGAAAAGCTAGTCTTTCATCAAGAACATCTTCATTAGTTCTATTGAAATAAGCATCAAGAACAACGCTATCTGCAATGCCTCTGTCTTGAATGAACTCAAAAGAGAATTTGTCTTTTTCAAGACGTTTTCTGAAACAATTGAGTATAGTTGACTTTCCAGACCTGTCTGGACCAATCAGTTCAATGTATGGAATCATTCGCGATTCTTTCTTTTTTGTAGAAGTTATTCTAAGGAATCTTCTTAATCCTTATATTTATAATTATATAACCACTTTGTTCTTTTGTACAATTTTAGTCCGATGTGTTATGTCTTTGAAGCAATATGCTGCAGCTTCATCTCTAGTCAAAGGCATTGCTACGCCGGAGTCAGCTAAATATGATGACGCTCCCTGAACAAATCCCATTGGTATAAGATGGTAAGCATTCACTTCATCAAAAGCATATCGCCATACTGTATCTGTTGTGTAAGCAGGACGAGAATTATACTCTTCAAGAAGCTTGCTTGCTCCAGCTCTGGAAACTTCATAAGCTGTCGTATACCAAGCATTATGCTTTCCATCAATTTTAGAAAACCAGAACGAAGTGTTCTTAGCGAATCTATTCGCATCAGATTGTGCAGATGTTACTGCTCCACCCCACACTAAAATGTCTGCATCTGGGATGTCAATTTCTTGATTCATGAAATTTCTAGCACGCGCATCGTCTTCAAGAATCATAAGCTTATTCAACGAAGTGCTAAGAAAAGCTTGCAAGATCTTTCTAGATGTCTGAGACAGGCTTTCCTGCGCAGCATACTGTTCAGGTGTCCAGACTGAATTAGCGTGAACGCTGCCACTCTTTCGCTTCTTGAAACGATCGGCACTTATCTTCTTGTACTGCTCTGAACATTTGAAGTAGCCTTTTTCATCGTAGCTTTCAGCTGATTCGATTAGCCGCATCTTCGCATCTACGCCAGCTGAACGCATGTCATCGAAATGAACAGGCTCTACTCTTGTAAGACTTCTGAATGCATTGCCAAAATCATGTTCTATAGAGGCTCGTCTTTCTTTGGCTGCATCTAGATTGATGTAGACTGCGTCGATTGTCTTGAAGTAGTCTCTTGGCTTCATAACAACCATGAAATTGTTCTTTCTAATTTGCGCTTGCTTGCAATTTTGCTTTATGCTCAATTACATTTTTGAAATCATATGTCTTTGCTTCATCTCTAGTCAATGGCATTCTGATGCCTTCTCTAGCTAGATACGATGAATCGCCCTGAACGAAGCCCATTGGCGATAGACGATATGCAGTAGCTCTGTCTAATGTGTATCTGATAATAGTGTCTGTCGTATAAGCTGGAACAGAATTGAAGTCTTCAAGAAGCTTAGCTGCACCAGTTCTTGCGAATTCATAAGCAGTGCAGTACCATGCTGTGCGCTTGCCACTTACTCTAAGAAAGTGAAAAGGCTGCTCGTTCATAAAATGCCTAGCATCTGTCTGAACTGAAGATGTAGCGCCTCCCCATGCTAAAATCTCTGCATCGTCAGGAATGTCTATTTCTTGATTCATGAAATCTCTAGCACGCGCATCGTCTTCGAAAATCATGATACGTTCTAGTTTGCTAGCTAGAAAGTCTTCTAGTATCTTCTTATATGTCTGAGACAGGCTTTCCTGTGCAGCATACTGTTCAGGTGTCCAGACTTCATTGACGAATCTGCAGTCATTCTTTCTATTCTTGAAGTCTTCGATGTCTTCGATCTTATACTGATTCGAACGCTTGAAGTAGCCTTTTTCATCATAGTTCTGCAGAGCATCCATAAGCCGCAACTTAGTATCTACACCAACAGCAAACTTGTCTTTGAAGTCTATTGGAACAACCCTTGTTAGACTTCTGAAAGTGTTCGAAAAAGAATTCTCTATAGCTTCTCGTCTTTCTGCAGCTGCATCTAGATTGATGTAGACTGCGTCTAGATTCTTGAAGTAGTCTCTTGGCGTAGCTTTAGTCACCCGAATACTTCCTCTCATCAATTGCATAAGCGAAAGAAAGCATCTTCCATGTATTCTCAGAGAAATTCCTTTTGCCAACAATTTTGCGAATGAAGTATTCTGCTTGATGCAATCCACGAATCTCTAACAGACCTTCTTCATCGTAGCAATAAATTGCATTCTCTAAATAGTCGTGAATCGCAAACTCTAACGATTCTTTAGGATTTTCTACTGCAGACTTCTGAAACCTTCGATTGTCAAAATCTTTCATAATTGTATCGAAAGCTGAATATTTTGCTTCATAAAGCTCTTCGTTAGTTCTTGGCTTCTTAATCAAAGCCTTATCGAAGTCTTTCATTGCATTGAAGTCATCTACTCGGAATACTTTGTCTTTGTTGCTGATGCTCAATGCTTTGCTTACGCTTAGCATGTCAATCTCTTCCGAGATATAGATGCTGTTGTCTACTACGATGTCTTTCAGATTCGACCTAGAATACTCTTCCTTGACATCACTGACAAGCTTCTGAGCATCTGCTAAAGGCCATACGTTGAAAAGTCTGTACATCTTAGGAATGACTGCGTCATCAAGCTTTGCATAAGTCTCACTATCAAACCCAGCATAATCTATGATGTCATTTACATCCCAGTCATCTATAGACTGAATGCTGAATAATGACATGTCGCAGACTTTGTCTTTTCTTTTCATTGCGATTCCTTTTGTTGTTGTTTTTGATATTAAAGTGCTATGCCATCGCAAAAGCAGTGGCCATTTGCTCGTATCATGAAGCATACTGGACACACATCGTCTGGTGCTTCATCATATACTGAAAGCCTGGAAGAATCAAAGCCTACAACTTTTGCGTCATTCTCTTTGATATTGACTTTTCGTATTCCACCACGTCTAGTAGTCTTAGTGTTCTTAAGAACTAGAATGACTGGGAGATACTCAAAATACGACTTACCAATGCTATTGTCTGACATGTATTGCTTACAGAATGGAATGTCTTCTTTGAACATCCTATTGACATCAACATCGCCAGCAGATATGACTCTTTGAAAGCAACTTATGCCGTTCTCTTCTTTGTATAGCAAAGAATTAGTAAGACCATCTTTCAAGACAGTCCATCTGTCAGTTTTAAGACGATCTTTCTCTTTAGAGATGGAGATGTCGATATCGAAAATTTTCGAGTCTTTGCCAAAATCTTCAAAAGACATGCTCTTATCGTTTACGAATATGCCTGAGTCTGCCATAACTAAGAACCTTTCCTTAATAGGTTGATTAGTTATATTATATACCATATTTTTAGCAATGTAAAATCAACCGATAGAATTGACTCTTTCTTCAGACTTGAAGAGCTGCTCATACCTATTTCTTTCGAATCTGTCATCAGAGCAGATAAGCCAATAGAAGCATTTTCTTTTCTGGCCGATCCTGTGTATTCTCTTCTTTGCTTGTATGTAAGCATCAGATGGTATTGGAGAAGTGAATATCATCTTGTTTGCTTTCTGAAGATTCAGCCCTTTTGCACCAGACTGCCATTGGACTAGCATCACAGAATTGTCATACTTGTCAAAAGCAGACATGTTCTTCACGGATCCATTCCATTCCGATACTTTTCGATTAGCTTTCTTGCAAATTCTCTTAAGTGCGTCTAATTCATCTACAAGCGAATACATTATGACAAAACGATCTGAAGACTTGCTTAGAAGCGCTTCGATAGCATCAAGCTTGTTCTTGTTGTCTGCGCAAGAATTCATATGCTTTATCTTAGCGAGCATGCCTCTTTTTTCATTGTCATCAATAGTGCTCTGCAGCTTGTAGAATGCACCTTCATACTTCACTGCTTTCCTGTCTAATGCTACATATACGCTAGATATGACTGTCTCAGGCAAGTCTATGCAGTCTTCTGTCTTAAGATACACAGCTCCAGATTCAGAAGACTTCTTAAGCATCAAATCGATGTTCTTATATCCAATAATTCTTTCGTCTTTGATTTTAGTGTATCCATATCTAGTCCTTACAGATTTGACACTAGGAATCTTTATAGTGAACATGCCTTCAAATTGCTCTTTAGAGCCAGTAAAGCCCTGAATAGTGAAGACTGGATAGAATTGCTCTAGTTTGCCGCCGTAGAAAGAGCCTGAAAGCATCTGAACATCAAAAGCATTCTTAGCTAGCTCTATAGACTTCTGCGTTCTCTTAGCTTCTATATGTCCTAGACAAGAAACTTCTTCGAGTATAAGAAAGTAGCGATTCTTCTTCAATTCTGAAAGATACGCTTTGCAAGAATCTCGAAATATCTTGTCGTAATTTATGATTCTTACTCTGTCTTCTAGGTCTGGAGCAAACTTATGTATTTCGCTCTTCCACTGGGACATCAGGCCTTTTTCGCATATGATCTGTATTGGATACTTCTGCTTCTGTATAGCAATATGAGCAAGAGATGAAGCAGTCTTTCCTGTGCCCATCTCCATGCCAAGATATGAGCGTCTGCTATTCTTCAGTGTTTTGACTACATCTTGCTGATGCTGATACAAAGGCAAAGCAAGCACGTTCTTATACTTGTGTTCTGTGTCATGCTTGATCGGAAATTTTATGCTCTTCTCCTGAGAAGAATACATAGAATCAAAATCGATAGCATTCGCTTCTGATATGCATGACTTCGGAACCCAAGACTCTGTTGCAATGCCTTTCAGAAGCACTGCCTTAGGCGTCTCTTTCATAGCATACAGCACTTCATCATCATCAGAGAAAAGCTCTAAAAACTTATGCGAAAGACATGCTTTCTTAACCTTGTCATATGCCATGATAGAGACTCCAAACAGCTAGATCAGCGATAGTCCTCATCGAAAACCCATGGATAATCTGCTTCTGCTTGCTTTCTGATTGCTAGCAATTCATCTTTATACTTATTCAGCAACTTGATGAATGTCTTCTGACCTGGGATATGCAGAGGATCTGCATCGAATTTGAATTCAATGTCATCATTCTCAAACTTGTCATTTTGCGGAAGTGGCTTGAAGAATCTAGAAGCAAAATTAGTCGTAGTCTCTTTGACATAGTACCAGTTAGTGTCATCAAAATCGATAAGAGTTGCAAGCAAGGGCCATTTCTTGCACATAGCGACTGCAAGCTGAAGAGCAAAGACATTATCTGAACGCGGCTGGATCTGGGTGTCAATTCTTTGCGTGATCAGCCCCAATGCATTGCCTAAAGTCATACGAAGCATTACGAACTGATGGATGCCTCTTGGCAAGATAAGTCTTGCATCTTGCACGCTCATGCCAGAATTGATTGCTTTAGCATACAGATCCATTTGAAGTGTAGCAAGTGCTTCATACTCATGCGATAAGCCAAGCTCATTATAGGCTTCTGGCATAGAAACATCATTGCGATTCTTGTAATTGTCTCCTGTGCATTCTACTGCGAAAGAAGCATTCCTGTTTCGAAGTGTGTGCGAAAGATCGTGTGCTGTCATTCCATCGACAGAAAACACTACGTTAACGAATTCTAGATATTGAGGCAGGAACTTCTTTCGTAGTGCTCTATACATAAGAGCATCTTTCTGATGCTCAGTGAAGTCATACTCATCTGACTTAGCAGCCCATGTTGACATGATAGCATCTGGAAGAAAAGCTTTAGCTTCTTCCCATGTCGGCATGTATCTTAGATTGACATCAATAGCGGTCAAATCATTGACGACATTGCTTCTATTCTTGATATGCTCATTCGGAAAGCGAGAGTCATTCACTTCGAATTTCTTAGAGCGAGACTTAACGGTCATAATATGTCATTCCCTCCTGTTCATTTTTCAATGTATTTATATTATATAACAACTATTAACGAAAGTAAAATCAGCATCTCGCTGACTGCATATCATCTATATTTGTATATTACATATTGACCATGTATATCATCAGATTAATGAGGTTTATCTCTGTGAACTTATAGTATAAAAGATATATAATTATATATACTCTATATCTCAAGTTCACAGAAAACAACGTCGTTACTTCTAGAATAGCACGCTTGTCTTGTCTACATCATCAGTCCAAGTATTGCCATTCTTGAGCTTTCCAACTTTTCCATCGACATACCCATGCTGACATTGCCACTGGAGTTTGTCGTAGTCTGTCTCTTGCTTAGCTTTCTTAGCATCGTATCTGCCAAGAAGACTGACTTTGGGAGTCCACATCATAGTGCCATCAGAATACATAGTCCAGTTGTCTTCATCTTTTATATTAGAAGATACGAAGCACTGATATCCAAGGCTGTTGATTCTGCTTATCAATCTTTCTGCAAAATGCTTTGCAGAGCTTTCGATAGCATTTGCAGAATCAGCTGCATCAAATGAAGACTTCGTCTGATAGCTGTTTGATTCTGCAGCAATAGCATTCTTTATGTCAAGTCGTTCTGACGGCATGAGATTGACTTTAGAATCTGATACGAACAATCCGTCTATATTCTGCATTTTCTTATCTTTCTTCTTTCACGCGATTTCTAGCGGTTTCAGAGCTTTTATCTGAGATATCGCTTCTTCTGTAAGTGTGCAATACAGTATCTTGATGCCAGCATTCTCTGCATCATTGACTTTTCGCATTGTCGGATTAGAGCCGCAGACAAGGAAATCTGTCTGCTTGCCGACTTCAGAAGTCACATCGATGCCATTAGAATTCATTCTAGACCTCGTTTTAGACCTGCCCAAATCTAGCTTGCCTGTAACGCATACGCTTGCGATGACAGACTTCTTAACTTCTATGTCTTCGTTCCAGTCTTTAGCGTCTTCGCCGAATGTGTCTATGAATCTTGAGAATATGTCTCTTACATCTTGATACGAATCTGAGAATGTCTTAGCAAGACTGCCTCCAATGCCATCGATAGATATAGCAAAGCTATACGGATCTACCAAGTCTATGAAGAACTGGCTTTGGCTTACACCTTTCAGTCTTGCTTCTTCAGCTGCTTTCTTTGCAATATTGACGCATCTTGACCATGAGAACCCATCGATTCCGACGCTGTCAAGCAAGTCAAGAGCATTCTTCGTCTTGAGCTCAGAGACAGCTTCTCTAAGCTTCTCTATCCTTCTAGCGCCATAAGACTTAGCTTTGAAATTGCTATCCATGCATATCTTGTATATGTCGAAGATAGTCGTAGCTTCATATTCATCTACACAAAGATCTACGATGCCACCAGATACTCCCTTGCCAAAAAGCTGGCTTGACTGAGAATACAGTATCTTCTTCCATCTTTCGCTGTCAAAGCCGTAGAGATGCTGTCCTTGAACAAATGTCTTCTTGCCATTCCACCATTCTGGAGCTTCTATCTTGTTCTTGCCACCACCGAGATTCTTGACTACTTGCGGTATGACCATATTCGCTTTCTTGACCACTATCTTGTCTCCATAGTGAAGATCTAGCGACTTGAAAAGCTCTAATGAGCCAAGCGAAGCTCTTGTCACTTCAGCATCTATGAACACCATATCGAACTTAGCTACTGGCGTAAGCTTTCCAGTCTTGCCAATCTGCCAGTTGACATCGCGTATTCTAGTCTCTACCTGCTTGTCAGCAAACTTGTAAGCCATAGCATAGTTCATGCCTCTAAGCTCTTCATGAGAATCATCATCATAGTCTTTGACTACGACGCCATCGCATGGGTATGCTTCTGAATTGAACATAGCTTCTGCTTTTTCGAAGCTGTCGAATGTTATGTCATCGTTGACATATTGCCACTTGCTGCCATCATCGAAAACGATGTCATATGGAATGAATGTCAAGAACTTGGCATATGATGGATCATTACGATTTGCTATGCCTGAAGATGCAGACCTTTGAGATATGAACTCGTTTCCAAGGACAGACATGTCTTCTTTGCTTACTATAAGCTCTCCACGAACAGCGCATCTATGATACTTGAATGTAGATGGAATCTTGTTAAGAGCTATCATAGCTATGACTAGCTTCGTTCTGTTGTCGCCATAGACATAATCGCCTCGTGATGCAGCATAATCAAAATTGCCATTGAAGTCATAATGCACTTCAAGCGAAGAGCCATCGAGCTTCAGCTGATATATTCTGTGACCATTGACTTCCTGCAAAGCGTCTTTGCTTTTGACTTTGGGCAATGATGTCATTGGCTGGTAGTGCTTTATCTTGTCTGATACGATCACAGACTCTGTCTTTATCTGATCAATCTGATACTGTAGAAGACCAGAGCTTTCGACCATCTCATCGTATTCTTCATCTGTCATCAGCGGATGGCCTGCATAGTAAGCTCTATTAGCTTCTCGTATCTTGTCTTCTGTCTCAGAAAGCATCTTAGATTCCATTCTTTACGATTTTTTATACGTTAATATAATTATATATCAAATAGTTAATAATGTAAAATCTAGAAATTCGTGTTGACTACTGTATTGACATTGAGATAAGAACCAAGAAAAGCACCAGACCTCAGCGCTATAAGAGTCTTGTTAGACAAGAATGAACCTGCACCAGCACCATAGTATCCACCACC